CACAAGAGGCTAAACTAATTAGTAAACCTAAAGCACCTATCAGACGCATTTTAGATTTTTGGTTGTTATTAAATTGCATATCTCTATAAATTAATTGTTGAACATAACAAAAATAGTTAGTTTTGTCGAACTATTTCATTATTTTATTTTCTTTATTTTTTACCAAATATTTATAAGGTCTTATATTTTATTATAAATAGATGTCCTAGACGTAAAAAATTATTTCCCTTTCAAAATATTAGATACACTCAATATTCCTTGAGAACCTGATACTGTTATACCTCTAGCACTTAATGCATCCCCTACAAAGTGAACGTTTGGGTATTGGGTTAAACTGAGATCTTTGTAATTGACAATAGGTTCAGAAGAAAGATATTTAACCTCGGGAATATAAATCCCATAATTATTTTTAAGTGTTGGAAATATCTTTTTAAGGCCCTCAATAAAATCTTCTATGTATTGAAAATAACCTTGAAATATTTCTTTAACATTTTCCAACCCAATTTCATTTATTTCAAAAGATGTTACATAATTTCCTTCACTTGTTCGGCTTGGCCTTATTTTAGGTGAGTTTGGAGAATAAAATAAACCACATTTACCACTACCCAAAGCATGGTCTCCTGATTCTTCTACTCTTTTTTGTGTTTTTTTAACTAATTCTCTACACCATTCAAAAGGTTTATCAATACCTTGAATTTCCATTAAAATCCCAAAATTAGTCATTCCGTTTTCAAATTTTTTATCTTTCTTAGCATGACCATTATATGAAATATCACCATAAGTTTTTTCAACAGCAACATAAGCAGCTGTATTGTTTGTACAAAATGTTCTTAATGATACTCCTTTATCTTCAAATTTTTTATATAATTTAAAGTCATAAGCTAAATCTATTAATTTTTGGAAATGGTGGGAAGGAGCTTCAAATCTTACTCCTATTTGAACTGGTTTAGGTTCTGTAGGTAATTCGTAGTTTTCAATTAATCCTTTTGAAAAATCAATTCCTGATTTACCTACACAAAATATAAGAGTATCATATGTAAAGGAAGGGAAATAACCTGGGGTATCAGGAGTTGGTTCTACATTACACATAACTTTTTGGTCTTTAAAGTCTATTAATTTTACTCTAGTTTTCCAAATAAAATTCACCCCTTTCTCAACTAAATAATCATACCAAGCCTTATTTATTTCAAATAGATAATCAGTACCTATATGCCAAACCGGAAATAATCTTAAACCAAAATGGGGTTTTATAAAATCGGGTTCTTCAATAGGATTTGAACATTGTATTTGTTCAGGGTGAGGGTGGAATCTTCTAAAATTATTTATAACTTCATCCATTAAAGACATTGCTTTTTCTTCTCCACAGTACTTTGATAATTGTCCTCCTATTGAAGTGTGATAAGTTAATTTACCATCTGACCAACCTCCTGCACCTAAGAATCCTTCCATTACTTCTTCAGGTTTTCTTTCATAAGGAGATTTACCCATATCAATTATAGTAATTAATTCTCCCGGATAATCATTATCAACTAATTTAGTTGCAGCATTTACTCCTGCAACTCCTGATCCTACTATTAATATTTTTTTATTATACTCCATATTTTATAATTCTTATTTTCAAATTATATTTTTTAGCTAAATCAATCATATGTTTAGTTCCTTTACTTTTACCATCCCAAAATGCAATTAAAGAATCAGCATATTTTGCCATTTCTTCATTTCTTATAAAACCTGCTGCTTTTCCATGCTTATCCCAATCAGCAGGAAATTGTTTTAATTTATAACTATTTTTTATAGCATAAAGTTCACCTAATTTATCAGCACCATTAGCCGTTCCACTTACTATTTCTATATTTTCTGAAGAATTTAATATATTATCACATTTTTTACTTAAAAAATTAAATAAGTTAAAATCTCTTCCTCCAGCCACAATAACTTTCATACACGTAATATACGAAAAAAAAGCCATGGCTCCAAATAATGGTGCCACAGCTACCTAATTTTTTTATAAAATCGAACTGGCTATGAATCAGTTCTATAATTTAACAATCACAACAAGGACAATCACAGGATGTGCCACAGTTGCATGTTTTACAATTACATTTATTCATTTTATTTAATTATAAATATTGAAAATTTTTTAATGTTATGAATCTAGTATCTATTTTTTTATACATGAGAACTTAACCCACTACCTCCTGCAGGGTCTAAATCTCCATCATCAAACATATCTTCTCCTTCATGTTCATCTCTCTGTAGATCTTCTATCCAATCTTCATTATCTTCTAACCAATAACTAAATGAATCATTATATTCATAAAAAGGGTCAATGAATTCTTCAACTATAGTTTTAATATTTTCAGGTTTTGATATTCCTATCCCTTTTAAGATTTCAATTACATTTTTTGGAATTGTAATTGTAATTTGAAGAGATTCCTCTTCATTAATAAATTTGTTAAATTCTTCTTGATATTGTTCCATTATATTTTATCTACTAAAAAGTTCATCATTATTTTTATTTGATATTTATAAAATCCTTCTTGTAACCAATCCCCACCTTGAATTTGAATTAAATCTCTTAATAATTTAAAGTCTCTTATATTGGCCAAATCATCCATATTATTTAATAGTTCTGCTTTATCTCCTGCTGATTTCCATTCTCCATAGTTTTCTTCTTCAGAATCATTATAATCTTCTGTAATATTATAGTTAATAGCATGTTTTAATTTCATTATTACTTCATCCGGATGAAGAACAACTTCATCTCCCTCTAAGAAATTTTCCCATTCTTCAGTGTAAAATAAAATAGCATTAGAACCATCATCAAAATCTAACTCATGATAGCCACTTTCTTTTAACTCTACTCTATCAATCTTTACTTCTCTTTCACTTCCACCACCATGGTAATAATAGCTACCAAGGCCATCAGATATATCTGTAATTATTACTGTTTGATCTTTTAATAAATCAGTTATAGTAGTTACATCATTTTTTATTTCATCATCAAAGCTTACACCTCCTGTGTAGTCTTGGGTTTCATAAAGTTTGCCTTCGCTAATATATTTTTTTAAATTGAAGTTTTTCATAATTATATTATCTTTTTAAGCTTCATTAATTTTGTATCATTCTCTCCTAAATCAAGCATTCCACGAGAATATAATCTTCTTGCTTCTTTAATAAGTTTTATAAATTCCTTTTTAGGTAAAACTCCTAAACTTTCAATTAAGGGGATTTTACTATTTATTAAATTTTTAAGATTATTAGATAATATCGGTTCTATCCATTCCTCTTTTAAGATTGGATAATTTTTTTCACATTTATTACATCCACATTTACACATATTAAACAAATAATTTTTTAAAATCTCCATAAATTGAACTTTGGTTAACTCCAAAGTCACTTAATAAAGATTCACTATCTTTTATTTTTTCTAGATTAAAGTTTTTCATAATTCTATATCATCTATTTCGGAGTTGGTAGAAATATCTAAAGGTTCTTCACTTCCATCTATATCTGCTCCCCCTTCACTTGAATTGGTTTCTGATTTTCCCCCATACTGTAAAATACGAGCAATGGAAACAATTGCTCTTTGTTCTTCATCTAAATTGAGTAAAAAATATTTTTTACCTTCAACTTGAGCTATCCAACTATTTTCATTATAAGTTAATATAAAACTTTGACCATTTAATAAATTAATTCTAAATGTTGTGGGTTTAGGTGCTACCCAATCTATACTTTCCAAAAATTTATCAAAATCAGTAGTTAATAAATCAACAATAACTACTTTAAGTTCTGGAAAATTTGTTAATTCATCATAAGCTAAAGAAGCATCATCAACTTTGAACTTATCAGCCCAAACATTTAATACTAATCTTTTTATTTTATCTTTTAAATCTGCTTTAGTCATTTTTTATTAAGAATGTAGGCCTTTAAATCTTCACTTATTATATAAATATCATCTTGCAATTGTTCTAAATCTTCATGAGATAAAGCAACAACTAATTTTTTGTAAGGGTTTTGATATAAACCTTTACCTTTATATTCTTTATTAAATATATAAACTCCTGGAATTATATTTTGACCATTATGTTGGACATAACTATCTGACCTAAATCTTTTAGGGTATTTGGGGGAATTTTCTTTACCTAATTTACCTGCTAGATTTGAGAATTTGTCTTCCTTTAAATTGCTTATCATTTCATCTAAAGATAAAGTAATACCTGCTTTTTTGGCTGCTTGATTAAGTGGTTTTTTTAATTTAGGTTTATCTTTATAGTTTGCTCTTTTATACTGGTCTAAAATATTTAAATATTGTTTTCTATCAGAATCTTCATCTTCTTTAATATTTCCCCTTTTTTTTAATTCTCCTTTCATTATAGAAGATCTCAGTTTTGCAGAACGACCATAACCTTTATAATCTGTTGAATCTATTTTACTTATTTCTCCCTTTAATTCTTCATCTGACATATTTTTTATTTCATCTCCATCAGAAGTTTTGTTTTTTAATCCCCCATGGAAGGATGTTAAATCATATATTCCAGATTCTTTTAAATTTACAGACTTTTTAAGATTTTCTCTCCACTTATTACCATAAAGCTTCTTCATTAAACTTACTAACACTTTAGTATTTATTTTCTCTCCATCTGCTGAATATAACTTATCATTTTTTTGAATTATATGACCATCTTTTTTAATATAGTCTTGTAATTGTTGTTGTAATTTAGTTAAATTTTTATTATCTTCTTCATTAACTTTTTTACCTTTTTCTGAATCTGTGATTTTTTTTAACATTTCTTCAGCAGTATCATTTATATTACCATACATTGGAGAATTTGGTAGTGAAACATTTATAATATCTCCAAAATTTTGCATTTCATAACTTCCTGCTCCACCTTCTTTATCAGGTAAATCTAAACTAAAAATATTTTTCTCTAAAGAGTCTTTATTTAAAGTAACTTTAACATTTAAATATTTAGACATTGCTTGAGCTAAAGTATTAGCAGGATTAATTGTAGATTTTAGATCTTCATCATTAACTTTTTTACCTTTTTCTAAATCTGTGATTTTTTTTAACATTTCTTCAGCAGAATCATTTATATTACCATACATTGGAGAATTTGGTAGTGAAATATTTATAATATCTCCAAAATTTTGCATTTCATAACTTCCTGCTCCACCTTCTTCATCAGGTAAATCTAAACTAAAAATATTTTTCTCTAAAGAGTCTTTATTTAAAGTAACTTTAACATTTAAATGTTTAGACATTGCTTGAGCTAAAGTATTAGCAGGATTAATTGTAGATTTTAGATCTTCATCAATAGTTTCATCTACTTCTATTCTATCTTTATAAAAATCTCTTTGAGCTTTTCCTTCTCTATTAAAAGCATCTGCAATTAATTCTTTTAATTTTTCAAATTCTTTAGGAGATAATTCTATTGGTGTATAATTACCATCTTTAAAATAACTGGATATTCCTACATATCTTGTATCTAATTTGTCTCTAAATCCTAATTTTGATAATTCTGATGTGTCAATTCTATCTTGAGATGTTATTATTCTAACAATAAAATTTTCATTTTCTTTTTTGAATTGAATAGTACTATGATCACTATAATTTATATTCTTATAGTCTCTATAACCCTCTTTTTCTTCTCCCCATTCTTCATTCAATTCCTTAACAGGTTCAGGGTATTTCTTTTGTAATTGTTTTTTGGGGGAGTGTGTAGATGATGTTTCATCCTCATTCATATTATATCCTTTTTTATTGGATAATTTTAAACCCCTTTTTACAGCATATTTTATAGCATCATCAGGTGAATCAAACGTCATATCAATTTGAGCTGAACCATCAGGTTTTTCTAAAATATAGTGATGTTTTTTATCACCCTCACGTTTTCCTGCTCTTGAAATCATTACTTCATCTCCTTTATTTCCCATATAACCTTCATTAGTATCTTCTTCAATTTGTTCACCAATTGGAATATAACCTAATTTAGTATCATATTTTCCAATTTTTTCTTCTAATTTAAATATTAAATTTGAAATAGATGTTAAGGCTCTTTGCCAAGTAATATCAGAAGTTTTTGCTAATAATTCCTCAATTTTTTCAGAAAGAGCTTCAGTATGAGTTCCAACCTCATCCCAAATATATGCTTCTCTATCTTTAACATTATCTTCTTCTGTTAAAGGGGGGTTTTGTAATACTTTTCTTACTAGTTCTTTAAGATTATTTTTATTCATCTCTTCTATTTTTTTTCTACCTTGTTTTGTAGCAATTCCATACATAACCTTCTCAGCATCAGCTCCATATTTCTTAACTAGAGCACTTTTATTTTGTTTAAGACCTTGAATAGCACGTTCCCGTGCCTCTACTTCATTATCACTAAGTTTACTTTCATTAAGCATCATTTAGTATTTATTCATCCCCAAAAGGAGTATAACCTTCTGAATCTCTTCTATATTCACTAGGATTTCTTAATTTATTTCCCATTCTATTATAAAAATATTCTCCATCCCAATATTCATAACTATCTGAAGGAGAGTAATATTCTTTTTCTAAATCAGAAATATCAATTCTTTCATATTCTTCATCTAAATCCCTTAACCCATCCTCTGAAATTTTATCAAATAAAGAACCTTGCCCCATTTCTCTTCTATTTTTAGCATCAATAAAAGATATAGTACTATTTCCTTTTGTAACTATTTCTCCTTTATGAAGTCTATCCATTTCAGATTTAGTAAGATTAAAAGTACCATCCTCTGTTGAAACAACAATAGGATCGTCATCTTCATTTTCTTTTAAAGATTCATAATTAATTTCTCCTTGGTCATCATAATCATCATAAGTATCAAAGTCTTCTTCATATTCTCGTTCTTGAGTATCTCCATCATTATTAAAAACTCCTTCAAATCTAACACTAATATCTAAGGAATCAAATAATTGAGATAAATCTCCTTCTAATGCATCATAATTTTCCATTTTTTCAGGGAAAAACCAATAATTTTCTATTGAATTCCATTCTCCAAAAAACGCTGAATCCTCTAGTGCACCACTAATTAAATCATTATCTGATTGGGTACTTCCAATTACAATTAATCCTTGTTCCTCTTCATCAAATCCTTCATCTAAAGATTCATAATTTATTTTACCTTTTTCATTGTAATGAATTCTACCTTCACTAATAAATTTTTTTATATTAAAGTCTTTCATAATTTTTTAATATTTACTTCTTCTTAATCCACTATGTTCATCTTCTTCTTCACTATCACCAATATCTTTCCATTTAGGTTTTCTTTTTAATTTCACATCTGAATCAGGAATACCACCTTTTGTGTAATCTTTAAACACATCATATTCTTTTGCAAAAAAATCACCATCTACATCATCTTCAGCTACTTGATTACCTCCTACAATATGAGTACGAGTAAACATTGTAATAGTATTACCTATTTGTTTTGCTAATTTATCATCTGCAATCTGAAGTGCATTATCATAAGCCAATTTTAAAGCATCTTGAATTTGTTTTTCATCTTTTGTTAAACCTTCTTCAGGTGAGAATTGTATTTCTTCATCTCCACCTTCATCAGGAATATCATCTATAACCGGTTCATCCACAACATCTTCTCCATCTCCTAAGTCAATATCATCTAAATTGATATCTTCAACATCATCCTTTTCATCTTCTTCATCCTTTTTCTTATCTTTTTCATTAAGATTAAATAATATTTCTTCTCTTATTTTAAATTTTAATTCAGAAATTTTAATTTTAGTAGGTACTGATTCTTCAATTTCATTATCAGAATTAGAATCAACTACTTTATATCTTGGTTTAGTAGATTTTAATTCAGTTAGTAATTTGCTTTTTTTTTCATCATATTTAAATAAGACTTTGCTTTTTAAATAGGCTTTATAATCGAAATTATCCATGTGTTTTTAGTTATAAATATTATTTTTTCTTCTAGATTTATTTTTAACAATATTAGGTGTTATTTATGTTTTTTTTCTTACTTTAATTTTATTAACTTACATCCATACTATCATCCCAAGTTGCTTCTATTTCTAAAGAGGTTAACTTATCAACAATGTCATTTAAAAGAGAAATACCATTAAAATCTGATATTTTTGGTAATTTTAGGTTAATTCCTAAATAATTAAGTAAACTATTTGTATCATCACCCCCAATTTTAATAGTTTCACCACCTTTAACTAATATAGTTTTATAAAATCTTCCTCTATCTGTATAATTAATATCTATTTTTTCAATAGATTTATAACCACTTTCAGTAAGTGAACCTAATCCATGGTTTTGTAACCCAAAATAAAAACTGGTTGCTGTTGGAAATTCTTGCTGAAAAATAGACATTCTTAATCCTGATTTTTTTGATGGTGATTCTAAATAATTCTTTAACCAATTCCATATTTTAAAGGAATCTTGAGGAGAAATATTAGCATCATTATTATTTTCTTCAAATTCTCTAAGTCTTTGCTTGTATGACCAAGTCTTTATATTAAAATTATCTGGCATTTTTTTTAGGTTTTATTTTTTCATCATATAAATAAGTACCAATAAGTGTACCTAATGAAATTGCTTTATCACTTAACTCACTAATTTGTTCTTCATTTAATTTTTTAGTTTTATGAACATAATCAATGCCAAAAGTTCCTATAAAATCTCCTTCTATAGTTTTAAGAGCAAAGATATAAGAAGATTTAGTTTTTAAACCTTCAGCAAATGTTTTTAACCCAAATGTTGGGGAATTTTTTGAAGTAAAAGATGGAATTATTATTTGATTATTTTTATATAATTCCATTAAAGGTTTGTTAAATAATGAAACTGGTATTGATGTAAAGGTACTCATTTTACTTTCAACTCCCAATTTTATATGTTCAAACATTACTGAAAATTTAGTAATTGCTTTCCCGGTTGGGAAAAAATGACCACCATTGTGAAATTGTGATAACCAAACTCTGTCTGATTTAAAGTCCTCTTGTATTTTTTCTAGCATTTCATCCACAACCATGTTGGATTTAATTATGCAATATATAGGGTCTTCTTTTGGTTTTTTAGATTCCAAGTAAGATTTATACCTAATATTAATCATAGGTCCTATTATTGCAGTAATAAGAACCAATATTATAGCTATGTCCAATTCTAACACTATTTTTTAAGTTTTAACAAATATTTTATTACTTCTTGTTTATAAATATTGACCCTTTCTTCGTCTAATTGCCCTACCCATTTTTCCATTTGGCCTCCTTCAGATATAAATGACTCATTATCTTCTCCTTTTTTCTCTTCAATCCATAATTTAAATTCTTTTATTTTATTATTAATTTCATCATTGTGAATCTTAATTTCATATTCTTTCCACTTTCCTTCTTTTTTAATTTCTATTTCCATATCAATAACACAATTGTAACACTTTTTATGAATTCTATAAAAATCTTTATCATTTCTATTTTTCATAATTTTGGTACATTTAGGACAAAATAGTGGAAGTTTATATAATTTTTTAGCATTATCTAATTTAGTAACATTTTGTTTTATTCCATCTTTAATCGTCCATTCCCTATCATCCTCTACCCAAATATCTCCTTCTTTATAAATTTCACGTTTTTTAGAATACCCTATAACTGTTTTAGTTTTATCTCCATATTTACCTTGTATGAGATTTCTTAAACGTTGTACATCGTTTCTATTAAACTGTTTCTTTAAAACTGATTCTTTCATTAACTATATTTTTTAGGTCTGATATGGTTTGTTGTGTATTTTTGTAAAAAATTCCTGTTCCTCCTGCTTTATTCCAAGTATCTATTGTTCTTTGTTTATCATCAACAAGGATATCATATTTGGTTAATTTGGGTTTTATTGTATGTTTTTCTTTTGAGAATTTGAAATTAATTTTAGGTATGGAAGGGAAGACGTCTCCTACATGATTTTTAACCCATAATCTTTTACCTAATTTTGATTGGTCTTTTAATGATGGAGAAGTTAAAATTTCATAGTCATAATCTTTTGCAAAATCAACTAATTCTTTTGCTCCATCCATTACAGGAATTCCTACCCAAAATTTTACTTTATTTTTTTCATCTATAAAATCCCAAAATTCATTTCTTCCATATTTATCTTCAAAGTCTCCAGGTGACATCCCTGATAGGTCTCTAAAACGTTGATCAAAATCTGCTAAAACTCCATCTTGGTCTAAATAAATTTTATATTCTTGTTCTTTTGCAAGTTCTTTTATAAATTCTACTAAACCAAAAGGGTCATTTTCATTTATTTGTTCTATATTTTTAACTAGTACTATTTCATCCCCCTCTAGGTCCATTATCCAACCCTTAGGTAAATTCTTTTTTATATAAGCTTTATATAAGTTAAATCTTCTAGTATCATCCTTAAAATTTTTGGTTGGATCAATCAATATAAATTCCACATCTTTATTTTCAGATATAAATTCTTCTATAATACTTGTTATAGTAGACATTACTCTAAATATTTCTCCTTTATTTATAGTTCTTATAAAAGTATCATCTTTATCAAAATCCTCTAAAGTAAAAAACTCAATACTAGCTCTCTCATCCGCTATATGAATTTTTACTTCATATTGTGTATCTTTATCAGTTACAAATTTATAAGATTTAACAAAATATGAATCTTCGTCTTGGAAATAAGCATATGACTTAGCAGAACCATCTCCTATTTCATTAATTTCTTTTAATGGGGAATTAAAAATTTGATCTTCTTTATAACCTAATAATTGGCCTATTCTATATATGTCTTTTTGTAAATTTTCTACATTTTCAGCATTATAATGACTAACATCTTCTAAATTACAAGGCTCGCATGCTGGGAGATAACCTCCATATTTTTCTACTAATGCTAATAATTCTTTTGCTTGTTCTATAAAACCCTCCCTATAAATTATAATTCCATTATTAGGACTTGAAGGAGCTTTTAAGGTTTTTATATCACTATATTTAGGTAAATCTTTAATAAAATCAGGTTCAATATACCATGCCGCCCACATCACATTTCTTTTTTTATCTAATAAAGTTTGAAATGCATCATCATCCTCATATGCTTCTGAAGGATCAATTTCTTCGTTCAATTTATTACCTGTTTGTTTATCAGTCCAACTTCTAAACATAATATTTCCTTTCTCATATGCTTCACTTTCAAGTTTAGTAAGATATGCGTCTGTATTTATATCAGTAGTGTGAGATGCTTGATTTAAACGGTCTTCTACGTTTTGATACACATGAATAAGCTCATGACAGTAACTACGTAATATATCTTTGGGATGGCGGTTAAAAGTGTATAAGACAATAATATTAGTATTGGGGTCATAATGAGCAGTTTTACCTAATATACCTTTACTATTTTTTACATCATCTTCAATAAATTGAACTTTTGGGTAAGGCTTTAAATTTATACCTTTTTCTTCCATGTGTTTAACAATAGAGGTAAGGTAAGGTTTTAATTCATTCTCTATGTTTGGGATTTGTTCTTGTAGAGATTCTTTATTATCAATCTTATCTACAGATAAAATATAATCTTTAATATTTTCTATATACCCTTTAGGTGTAATAATAACTTCTTCATCTTCATCTTGAGTTTGGGGATTATTTGGAATATTATAGTCTCTCCTCCAATAATCATTAGGTAATATTTTGTAATTATTAGATAATTTATCCCCATCTAGTACTATTTGAACTTCATTATCATCGTATTTAAAATTTTTGTTTCTTGTAGTTGAAACCCCTGTTGTTTCTTCTCCATGAATGTTAATATAAGAACCTTTTAATTTATTTTGACTTAAAATATTCTTTAAATTTGGAAGAGAGGTATAATGATAAATTATTCCTACTTGTTTACCTTCTTCCAAACCTACCTTTCCCAACTTTGAATAATATTGAGGGTCTTCATAAATATTATCCATTGCTATTTCAAAAGCAATATCTATGTTATCAGTATGTTCTAATTCTTCTTGTGAACCTATTGTAATTTGATTTATTATATCTCTTAAATCAACCTTATGCATGTCTGCTAAATCTTCAAGAGTTGAACTTTTGGCAATTCCTCCTGAAATAATATTCTCATGAAGGGTTGAAGATAAAATTCCGTAAACTTCTTGTTGTTCTTCATCATTTAATTCATTAGGTAAAAATGGTATTAATTTTTCTAAGGATACTTCAGCGGCATTACGAGCAGCAGTTCCACTTACTCCTTCTTGAGTAACAATTGTTCTTAAATCTATGTTAGGATATTTATTTATTGAAGTTGTTCTTGAGGAAATATCTTTAAAATCTTCCTCATTTCCTTCCCTGGCTCCTATTACCCATAATATTTTTTTATCAGGGTTGTTTTTAGAATAACGATAAATATCTCGAATTGGTTCTACACTTGAAGGAACAAATTTAACTTTATTAGGTAAATATTTGTTATAAATTTCCCATATTAAAAGTGATTGGTCTTGAGTAACTCCTTCTCTTTCTTTTTTACCAATAAAAACTATAAATTCATCTATTTCAGGGTTTTCTTTTAAAGCTTGTTTAATTACTTCAAAATGTCCTCTTGTTGCAGGTTTAAATCCCCCACCATATACAGCAATTATTTTTGTAGGTTCTTGATCTTCAGGTATAAGATCTTTTATCATATGTTTAACTAAAAAATTCATTTTATTTTAAGAACATTGACAAGTTCCGTAAGGATTTTCATCACTTATATTTCTTGGTTCATCACAACTTTTACACCATGAAGAATCATATTCTTCATCTTCTTGTTCATTTACAGGTTGTTCAGACATTCCATAATTTTTCAAAAAATTAAAAAAAGATGAGTATTTATCTAAATATTCAGATATAAATCTTAATTCTTTATACTTATCATCAGAAAGAGTATTTAATAAAATTAAAGGATTCATTTCGTCTTTCAAATCTACATACCCTTCCATTATTTCTTCTAAATTTTCTAAATTATGAAGTATCCCTAAAGCTTTATCCCAAACTGTTTCTAGTTGATTTTTTAAATCCTGTGAGTTATCTAAATCTCTATCTTCTTTTAAATATTCTTGAAATGCTTTTTTATAATCTTCCATTTTTTAATTTAAAAATTGTTTTATTTTATTTTGTGCTTCTTCTTTCGAAACTGAATTATCTACTATATTTTGTACTACTTTATTATTTAATAAAGATTTAACTGATAGAGTTAATTGTTCTTTTGATTTATTTGACCTTGCCTGTGCTTTATCATCTTTTGGTATTGTGTTTTTAGCTTTGAAAGGGTCTAAATATTGTTTTGTTAAAGATTCTAAATCTCTTAATTCCTCATCTTCTAAAGTATTAGCAACACTTATAAAATTATTCCCAAATAATTCTCTATAAGGATTATAATTTTGTGTTACACTATTCCAAGTACGTAATACTAAAGAAGGAGCAATGCTTCTATCTTCACCACCACTTTTTTCAAATCTATCCTGATTTTGAATTAAAGAACGTTCTAAACTGGTATAAACATATAACATAAATACCTCATATTCTGCTTCTTCTAACTTATTTTTTAATAATGATGTTTGCTTAAATGAAGCAGCAGTACCATCTAATACAAATGATTCTTTGTTTAAAATAGAGTTTGGTATTTGTTGTTTTTTTAATTGTTGAGTAGCCTGTACCATCGCTTGGGCAGATTTACTTCTATCATCAGCACTTGCTCTTTTTAAATCTAAAGAAACATTAGCTTGTTTTAACAATTTGATATAATTATCATCAAGATTAAAGACTTTTAATCCACCTAAATCCAAACCTTTTAAAACAAATCCTTTACCTGAGCCTGGAGCTCCTGCAAGGATTATTGCTTTAGGGGATTGTAATACTTCTTTAAGAATTTCTATTAAACTTATCACTTCATAGATTTATCATAAATATTGATTGGTAATTATTTAATTAATTTTAGTGCTTCTTGTAATCCTTTTTCTAATGCTTCTTCGTAAGTATTAAATTCAAACCCTGCTTTTAAATTAATTTTTAATTTTTTGATATTACTTACTTTATATTTATAAAACATAAAATCTTCTGCTCTTAAAGATATAACTTCAATATTATGTTTTTCTCTTAACCACTTTTGAAGTAATGATTGTGTTGGACAAGATATAAAATCACTACCATTCCAATCCATAGGTAAATTATATTTGCCTGATTTTATAACATTATATTCTGTAATTCCATTTACAGTTAATAAATCAAATCCTTTCTTTTTAGCTAATTTAGCTGTATTAAAGGATATTAATTGATCTTTCATAACTTTTATTAATTTATATACCATAAATATACGAAGGCTTCCTGTGGAAGCCTAGTTTTTTAGTGGATATTGTTAATTAATTTCTATCTGAATTTGGGAGTTTTAATTTTTCTATTTCTAACCATATCTTTTCATCTAATATAGTTCCATACATCTTTGCAATATTGTTTTGTTCTTTTCCACATAATATTATTATTTATTGTTAAATTTATTTTTATCTATTAATATTTAGAAGCAATATTGATCTCATCAATAGCACTTTGCACTTCACTTAAACTAGTTGGTAATAATAAATCCAACCCAGCTTTAAATATTTTTTCTTTTATACCCTCTTTAAATATTATAATAGTGGGTGGCATTCTTACTTCATATTTTTTCTTAGCTATTGGAGCTTGCGCGAGATCAACTCTATAATAAATTGCGTTTTCAATTTTATCCCAATCGGCAAAACAGTTTTTAGCGTTAAAGGAAGCCCAAAACTCCACAACAATAGGTAATTTATTATCATCTCCAAATATATTAGACCCTTTAATTTTTTCTTCGAAGTTTGAATCTTCAATCCAAAATCTTTCGGGGACTGTAACTTGCGCATATACTATTAAACTTAGAAGTGATATTAAAATAAATAATATTGTTTTCATTTGATTTTATATTTGTTTTAGTGATATTTCATATAGTCTTTCGTCTAGTTTCTCTAACTTCTCTAAAATGCTTTCTATATCTTTTTGAGTTTCTATTATTGTTTGACGTATTAATTCATCTTTTAAATCATATTCAATTCTTTCTATAGAAGGTTTAGGTAATTCTTTGGCTTCTTGTATGTCAGCTTGTAAAGTAAACCACATACCCACCATTACTATTAAACCACCAATTACTAACCCTATGGTTTTAAGATTAATCGTTATTTTTGTATTTTCCCCAATTTCTTTTGCCATACCTTTTATTTATAAATATTAAGATTTTCTCTGAATTATAATTGGAAAACTTTCAGTAAAGGGCTTATGTTTAGGGTTTTCTAAATCAAATATTTTTCTTACTGCTTTGTATATTTCAAGATTATCTTCTTGACTACGAGAAGATTCATGAATTATCCATCTTTTACCTTGGATTTTTTTACCTGTATTATCATGGCCTCTTGATTTTGATTTTAACCACATTATTCCTATTCTATCTATTTTTTTACCAAAACATTCTTCATAACATTTAGCATAAAGAGCAACTTGTAATTCATGGGTTGTTTGAATTTGATTAGAGGTCTTAAAATCAATTACCCATCTTTCCACATTACCGTTTAATTTAATTTCACATACCAAATCACAAGTGCCTGCTATTTTCAATTCATCTGAAAATAAATGAATTTCTGTTTCAATTAATGTAGGTTTATAAGTTTCCCAAAAATCAACAAATTTTAAAAACATTTGCCAAACATGGGGTCCCATTTTAGGATTACCAAATCCATCTAAATATTCTAATTCAACTCCTTTAAGATAATATTCAATTAAGCTATGAACTTTAGTACCTTCTTCAGATGCTTTTTTTACAATCCAATCAGCACTATGTCCAACTTTTTTTAACCAATCTTCAAAATGTTTTCCTTTAGGGTAAGAAGATAAAACATAAGTAACTGAAGGGTAATATTCTCCATGTCTTCTATAATACCTTGAATCAGGTAAAGTTACCATTTTATGGTCTTCTGAAATTTTTAAAATACGGTTGTATGATTTTTTCATATATTAAGTTTTCTCTCTATTAGATTCCTATAAGTTAATGGGAAAGTTTGTTGTATTAGGTTAGTAAATTTTTCAAAACCTAAGTCACTGGGATCTTTGTCTTGCATCTCAACAAGATAAACTTCTTTACCTTCGTTCATTAATGTTTCACAGAACTGTAAAGCTTGTTTTATTGCGTCCTTATCCAATGCAATATAAATTTTAGATACTTTTGAAGTAACTAATTTTTTCATTAAAGATTTTTGTATATTTTTCCCTAATAAAGGAATAACATTTCGTTTTATAGCAAGAGCATCAAATAATCCTTCACATAAAATAATTGGTAAATTCCAATTAATTAAATGTTCGTTAGGTATAATATCTCTTGAATATGAAGGATTTTTATATTTAAAATATTCATCTTTTTCATAAGCACGGGAAATGAAATAATTTAATTTTCCTTCTTTATCATAAGTGGGTATAATAACTCTTTTAGAATATTTACCATATTCACAATACCCTATATTATATTTAATTATATCTTCTTTTGTTACCTTTCTTCTTTTCAAATAACTTAAAGCATGTCTACCTATTATATCAGTGGTTTTAATATCTAAGAGGGATTTGAATTCTTTGGGTAACTGTAAGATAGTAGTATTTGTAGGAGGTATGTTAACAGGTGGAGATGAAGAAGTAGTTAAAGAATATAATTCTTTAATTTTTTGTTGGGATATTTTTGCTTTATAAAATAAATCTATTAATCTTTTACCTTTAAATCCTTTATCTTCTCCACTACATATCCAACATTGGAATTGATGAGTTGTTAAATTTATTTCTAATTTATGTTTAGTAGGATGACATTTGTTAGGACAAAAAAAAGCATAATTATTCCTTGCAGTTTTATGACATTCTCCTAAAACTTCTTGCAAAAGATTTAAGACTAATAAATCATTCTCCATATTACCATATAAATTTATATAATGTTTTTTTGGTCGTTTCTACAACACTCACTTATATTAATACTAAGTGGGGTTTTGAATTTATATAAAAATTAAGTGATTAATCATATACATTAATGTACAATCAATATGTTAAGATTCCAAAAAATCTTTAGTAAAAAACTTTCCAAGAATATTTACGTTAAAATATTTTTCTGGTTTTTCTAATATTTCGTATTTGAATAAATATTTTGTTTCGAGATAAGTTAAATGTTTTTTATTATGAGCTAATTCTAATATTTCACGTTTAAAATTATTTTTACCCTCTTTTTTTATGAATTCTTTTAAAGGTTTATTAGAACTCCAATAATTTAACCAATTAGATTCTTTTACTACTAATTTTTTAGAAGGAGCTCTTCCACGCATTTTTAAACGTTTTCGTTCTTCTTTTAATTTTATTAACTCTTTTTTACCTAATTTAATATTTTGCCGTGTTGCTAAATTTTTCCGACCTATATATTTTTTATTAGTAGATAATTGAGTAATTAAATATACAAAACCAAAACATTGTAAAGGATACATAATTTTATCTAAATCTTTTAAACTTTCTATAACTTTATTTTTATATAACCATTTTTCCATTGTTTTTATTTTTATGATATACAACCACTAAAAGAACCTAAAAGACCATTAGAATCTATTTGATAAACTACGAGAGCACTTATTTTATACCATTTATTTCCACCATTAAATTTATTTGAAGGGGTTCCAGGATCTCCTGTGTATAATGTATCACCCCCTTCAGGAAGAATATAATCTCCATCATGATACCTAGTCCAATTTAATACTCCTGAACTACAGGCATTAGGACCAGTAGTATCTCCATGTCGATCCATTGAAAAAGAGGTTACTGATAATGATTGAGTTTCTATAAATGATGCTGCTATTATTCCATTCATAATTATGATGGTGTTAATTCTCCAAATACTCTATATTCTGTGGCTGTCATTTTTTGTATTGCTACTCTACTATATTGTCCATCCATTACAAGAGTTGCACTACTATTAACTTTTAAAGTAGCATTCCCTTCATAAATAGTTATAGTACCTGAACCATAATTCTCTATTTCTGAGGTATCACCTATATTAGATAATGAACTACTATTTACTGTTACGTTAAAAGTTCCACCACTTATTTTTCTAATAGTTGTAGAATCTGTAGGAGTAACTGTAAAAGCAGTAGAGGCACTAACTATACTTCTTCTTAAGTCATTATTAAATATACCTAATGGAATTGAACTAATCACTTGTCTACTTTCAACATTTGAATTATTTGCAATTAACCAATCAGTCCCTACCAATGCATCACCTAATGGTAATCCTGAGAATTCTAAACTAATTGTTTGTACGTGATCTCCACTTGTAGTATTTAAAGTACCATCAAGTCCTGTACTAGTAGTAATATTAACTTGAGTTATATCACCAGTATTTGATGTCCAACTTAAATTGTTATTGAAGAAACCTAATTGAATTTCACTTGCAGCTTTCCTACTTTCGGTTGAACCGTTTTGAATAATAAATTCAGTTGTACCAGCAATATCGCCAGTCATATCTGTAAGGGTTGAAAATTCAAGATCTATAGTTTGAGTATGGTCACCTGAAGTTGTGTCTTGATCACCTGTTAGGCCTATTCCTGCCGTAATGTTGACTCTTGTGATGTTGCCAACCGGTAAACCCGTTAAACCTGAGCCGTCTCCTTCAAAACTTCCTGAAAATGAGCCACTTCTAATAATATTATAATTATTGTAAAATATTTGACCTGTTGAAGTATCAAAAGCAAGGAAATTTTCCTGAGTAACTGTAAGAAGTTTATTAGGATCCAAATATAAAGAACCTGTTAAAGTTAAAGAACCTGATAAGATTATATCATATTCTTCAGTTCCCGAAAAAGCATCTATTGATTGTGTTACATCCCAAGAATTAATTGTTTGACCTTGGGTTATGTTGGTTTTATCTAAATTTCTAGCCATTTGTTTTTTTATATATTATAAATATAATATTATCTATCGATATTTATTAAAATGTTAGTATCTACAAAATTATTTTTAGGTAAGGGTTTGGCTAATTTACCTAAAGCTAATAATTCAAATTTTTCATTATATAAACCTATTGTTGTAATATAAGGTTCAAAATAAGAACTTGTAACATAATCGTATACATCTCCTTCACTTCCCTTTAAAATTGTTGGGTTTAAACTATAATTAAATTCATCGGAATTTATTTCACATTTATATTGAGTTTCATAAAATTTATAAGAACTTGAAAATGAACAAGTTATATTACTTTCATCTATATAAGTAGAAATAAAATTACTATATATAACACCTTCTCCTCCATAACTTCCTGTTCCATACTCTGATTCTCCATAAGATTCAAGAATTTCTTCAACAATAATCTCATCTTTACATATTATTATTAAACCATGTTGATATATTATATTACCTATAAAATTATCCTTATATTTTAATCTTCCTTCCCCATCATCTGTTATACTTCCACTTATAGGACTTATAAGTTCAAATGAATTAGGTTGTATAAAATCCCCAAATAATTTAGAAGGAATAGAAATTACTCCTATTATATCACCACTTGAGGTTGGGAAATTTTTTTGAGGGTTTAAATCTGTTTGTTCATAATTATAAAATGAAGTTTGATATGTACTTCCCTCTATAGTTCCATCATTATTATAACTTGCCGTACTTGCTTCAGAAATTTCACCCTCACTTCCTGATAAATAATTATTATAATAAAGTTGCTTTATCGAATCATATATTAATACTTCAGATTGGGGGTTAAAATCTCCTGTTAATGTTTTATTATCCAGGTAAGAATCTACTAATCCAGTATATCTATTTATTTGAACATCAGACGCAGAAAATTCAGTTTCTCCTTTGAAAGTAAAGCTTTTATTTACTTCAAAAGGAGATATTATTATATCTTGAGAATTGAATTGTTTGTAAGCCCCCATTTTACATTAAAGGTTTGATTTTATCTATTATAATTTCAGGTTTATTATAAATATCACTTTCCCAAAATCTTAACAAATTATATCCTTTATTTTTAGCAAACTTATTTTTAAATTTATCATTTTTCTTAACTTCTTCTAATTTATAAAAATATTTATCTAAACTAGGACCTCCATGCCAATAATCACCATCAATTTCTAATAATAAATTTGTGTTTTTAATTCTAAAATCATATGATTTACAAACTTTATTATTAGAAATTCATTAGTAAAAATTAAATCAAAAATCTAACTTTATTCTTATAAGTATTTCTTTTGTAAAATCTTTATTTAAAGGTCTTGACATTTTTGCTACAGCTACTAATTCATTAGCATCATTATACAAACCAATTGTTGTTGGGTAAACTTGAGGATTATCTATAAAATAAGTGAATATAACTTCTCCGGTAGTACCTGAAATAAAACTAGGATTTTCAGAATAATTAAATTCAGAATTCCGTGCTCTAACGAATATATAATCTGAAGTAATAGTTTCTTCAGCATTTAATTTAAATACATCATCTCCAGATGAACCCGATAAATGAATATATAATTTTTCAGGATTTTTAGCAGATCCTGATGTTCTATCAGTATTCAGATTAATTCCCCCACCATCTAAAGTATTATCATCAAGTGCAGCCCCATTTAGTAAAATTGTTGAAATATCGGGAAGAAATAAACCATACGAACCTGAATTAGGAGTATGACCTGTTCCTTCGTCATATGAAGTTCCATCTGAACCACTTATGATTTGATATGCTCTTTGTGTTCCATAATATATAGGCAATGATACCATTCCTGAATCATCTGTTAAGTGGATTTTTTCATAATTTATATTACTACTACTTAAAATTAAATTAAAAGAACCAGGTAAAAGTTTTTCTTTATATCTTGCTCTTTCAATATTTATAGCATAAAAATAACTTCCTGTAAAACTTGTACCAAACATAAATTGAGAATTTTCATCTTCTAATATTAAAGTTCTATACTGACCATAAATTGTTTTGGTAGGAGAAACTCCGGGTACTGAAGAATCAAAATCTGTACCTCCACCTCCTGTATCATCTCCATATGCAATTGAAAATTGTACTTGTGCAGTACTATCTTCTGATGCGGTTTGGTATGTATTTAAATAATATGGTCCTGAACTTCCTTCTTTCTGTGTTGAAGAAGTATAATAAGTATTTAATGATAATGAATTGTTTGACCAAACTGTAGAAGTTACTGTATTTGAACTTACTAAAAAATCTTCGGCATCTAATTTTTTGAAACCCATAATATTATGTTAATTGGTTTTTAGTTATTGTTATAGGAATAGCTACACGTGCCCCACTATCCAAACCTACAACGGTAAGAGTAGTTCTTATCTGAGTATTATCACCAAATAAAGTGTTGATAGTTGTTGCTGTTAAATTAAATTGTGTTCCTATTACTGTTTTAGAAACATTTGTTCCTATTGTTGTAGTTGAATTAATATTTTGATTTATTGATGATTTATTATTAATCCCTACCCCATTAAATTGACTTAATAATCTTATATCTCCAATTGTAACACTATAACCATTTGATTCAAATGTTTGAGTATTACCTAAATAATTTAGAGTTTGAGGGGTAATTGCTAATTTAGCTCCTTGTTTAAGAGTAATAGCAGCAAAACCTAAATCTAATACAGGTAATTTAGCTGTTCCTCTTGGTAAAGTTACTAATTTAAATTTCATTATTTGTTGTTCATCTGGGAAGGCTTCTAGTAAAGGCATATTATCTATTGCTTCCCCATAATAAGCAGAACCTGATGGATGAATTGGGTTATACAAAGTATAATCTATTTCATCATCTGCTAATGCAAATTGTGTAATTCTAAAAGAACCATCACCTTTGGCTATTAGTTCTCTTCCTTTTTTTGTTAATATTGCGTCTACAGTAATAACACTATTGTTAAGATAACCCACTGAATTTTTTGTTTTTTAATTAATGTATGAAAAGGTATGTCCTTTTCTTATTTTTTTATTATTTCCTATTAATATTGATATAATTGTTCTTTTCTTTATATATTTTTTTAAATTAAAATTATTCATTTTATTATAAATATGTTATTTTATTACTCCTTTACCTATTAAATTGGTAATTATTTCGGAAGCATTTTCTTGTAATGAAATTACAGGGAATTCTGGAAATAAAAGTCCTGATGTTGATGATTCTTTTGGGGGATTTGAATAAGGATAAGTTAATCCTAATAATATACTATTGGCATTATCAATATATCTTCTTACTAAAAAGAAATCTTTATTTATAGATGTTGGTACTTCCTTGTCTAACTCTATTTTTAATCTACCTTTTCCATCACTTTCAATATTTTGTTGTGGTGGAGTTATTTTTTTAATTTTATAAGTATAATTTTCATTATTACCAAATCTTATTTCATCTCCTTCTTCAAAATTTATTGGGTAAATAATAGTATCAAATCTTGTACCTTCAGGTTCTTCTCCTCCAGGATGGTATTCTGAAGGTCCTACTTCATAATTTAATTCTCCTTGATAATGAGAACCTCCGTATGCTTCATTTATATTAGATGAAGACATTATTAATATTCTTTGATCTAAAATATCATTTCCACCTCCTGCTGAACCTGTAAATACCCAAAATGGGGCTGAACCTGTATTATCTCCTGATAATAAATGGGATTTAGAACCAAAGTTTGTAATTTTGGTTGGAAGTTTTTTTCCCTCATATCCTTCAGGGTAAAATACACTTTGAATTTTTCCTTTACTTTTATTTATTTCCCCATTTATTTCCCATTTAATAATATCATTTCTATTAAATATGTAATTTCCTGAATTAGCTTTTATACCCCATTCTAAAGCTACGATATCTCCTTTATCTTCTATACCTCCATCTCCAGATTTATATAATCCTTTTTGTTTTAAGAAAGTTTTAATAGCACGATTTAATAATACTATTTCTATTTGAGAACTTGAATTTAAACCTATTGCATGAGTTGAATTTTTACTTAACCTTTTATTAAAATGGGTAAATTTATTAACAGAATTGATCTTAATAAATCTTACAATATCATTATTTTTTCCTATAACAGAACCTACATTAAAACTTTTCCCTCCTTTTTTATGAACTATTAAAAATATATCTTCTAATTCAAAAGGAATATTATTGCTTCCACTTAATAAACTTAATTTTACATTTAATTCTGCTCCATTACTATTATATAACCAGTTTGTAGTAAAAGAAGTTTCTAAAAATATATGTTGAGTATCTCCTAAATTATCACCAATTCCAGGGTCTCCACCAGGGAAAGTAATAATACCTAATGAATAAGGATTAGTAGCATAACTTTTAACTTCTATTTCTTCAGTAGGGTCTAAAACTTTATATATTGTCTTTGAAGGGAGACCATCTAATGAAGAAGAACCTAGAGCTGAAAAACTATAATCATCAAAAGCATTCTCATCATCATTATCATATAGACTTATACGACCTGACCCAGTTAAAGGGATATCCCTTGAATAACCAATACTTGAAGTTTGAGTATATAATATAGGGGTTATTAATTTTCCTACTAAATGTGTTGGGTATAAACTATTTAATTCTTTTAATTCTTTACTTCCTGAATTAATAGAAATACTTGCTAACCCTCCTTCTGGGAAAGATTGGATTAAAGTTGTTAATCCTGTTCCTTGTAAACTAGGTGGAATTGCATTTCCTTCTTCATCTATTAAATAAGTTAAATTTATATTAACAGTATCATTAAGGTTAGGATAGACATCTCTAATTGAATCAAAATATCCAAAGAAAGCTGTTCTTAATTCTATAGTAGGTAATTTACCATAAGTTCCTGTATCTTTGGGAGTCCAAACATTTAATCTTTCACTTGTTGATTTTGAACCAATATATCTAGAAGTAATAATACTTAAAGAAGAATAATTTGAATCAGGTACTTTTGCGGGGGTTGCAGTTCCTTCAAATATAGATGCTGAATTAATAGGATTATAGATATCTGTTGTATAATCTACTTCCATTAACCAAGTATTATCTCTTGAATTTACATAATTATTTAATAATGGTTGGCAATCTAAAGCTAAATTAAAAGGTAAAACTCCTGACCCAAAGAAGGTTGGGAGTATAACTGCTGAACTTGTTGGTTCATTAAAATTTCCATATTCATAAGGTTCATCAAGTGGGGATAAAACTGAATCATTAGGATGAATACTCATAGTATATTCACTAATAGTTAAACCCCCATTAAGACTTTTATTAACATGGATTGCCATTCTAAAGGCATCATCATAATCAAAATTTCCTTGGAAAGAACCAGATATTGTAACTCTATCTTTTGAACTACTATCAGGAACAATAAAATCCTCTGATAGTATAATATCACCCTCCTCTATATTAGAATCATTTTTATTTCCTTGATATACTCTTAAAGAACCTGTAAGCCTAAAAGTTTCTTCAGTACCTACCTTAATAGATTGAGTTATATATAATTTAGGATAATCATTATCTTTTTGGAAACCAACCTTAATACTTGAAGTTATATTAGTAAATTCATATTGTACATAATACATACTTTCAGTAAGATTAGAGTGAGGAGTTGTTCCTGATATAGGACTATCAGTAAAATTGTAATAACCTGAACTACTTATGATTTGGGAGGATAAGGTATCTGATGAAGTAATTTCGTAATCTCCAGCAGATGAAGTATTTTTTAATATTACTCTAATGTCAGCCGTTCCTTCATTATTTCCACTTGTTAAATTAAGATTCATCAATGCTGGTTGCAATAGAGTTCCTTGAGATTGGATAAAAGAATCCCCACTATTGTTTCCACTCTCATCATTATACTCATAAGCACATTGCCAATTATCTATTATATATTCAAAATCAGTATCAGTTTGAACTTCCATTCTAAAGTAGAAAGGACGAGAATCATTTCCTAATCTTGAAACAAACCATGCTTTGTTAAGAATATAATAAAAAGCCGCTTGACCTGCAACTATTGGGTTTGATTCTATTGGAGTCCAACCCCCTGAAAGAGATGAAGTTGTTCTAGAATAAGTTAATCCTAATCTCTTTCCACCCTCTCCATCTATATCTAAATAAAATTTGAGTTGCAAAGATGTTACCGAATTGGTTTCTAAGAAAGAATCTGCATCAAATTCCCATCTTCCATCTTCATGTTCTTTATTAAATACTCCGTTACCCCCAGGTTCTCCTCCACCACTTTCATATCCTTCAAAATCAAGATTTAATAAATTCCACCCACTTCCTGAAAAGGGGTAATAAAAAGATTTATCTGCTCCCATATCTGTAACAGTTCCTATATTTAAATCATCAAAATGAAAATCAAAACTTGCTGAACCTGAAGATAATATCATAGGATGTCCTGAAGAAGTAGCCCCTGCATTATCATAAGACCAAATATTACCTTCTAAGTTTGAGTCCCATTCTGATACTGAAAAATAATTTTCTTCTAAATCTACAATTTTTGTTCCGGGATTAAATGAAGAGGTTTGTCCCTCTGTAAAGTTAATTGTTTTTGCAGTACTACTTCCTGAATGGTATATCCCTAAAGTATTAAAGAAAGAACCTGTAGCCCCATTATCTGAAGCACTATAATAAATAGAAGCAGATATTATCCAAGGTATATTAGAAGTTCTTTGGGGATTGTATGTTCCTTTATCAAAATTATCATTTGTAAATAAATTGCTTGAAGTAAAATTAACTGAGCCCGTATCCATAAAGTTTTGGTCATCATTAAGAGTACCATTCCAATATTGAAAATATTGTAATTGGATAGGTGTCGCTCTTTTTAATTCTCCTTGTGATTGATTATCTGTATCTTGTGATGATGAGAAATTACCATCTACATATAAACTCCAATTTTCTGAACCTTTATTTTCGGTTAAATCTTCAGTAGAATAATCTCCTTGAGATTGGTCTATTGTTAATAATATATTAGAAGAATTCACTTGGAACCCATTTATAAAATACTTCTTACTACCCTCTGGGAATGTAAAGGTAATAAAATTTAAATCATATGTTATAAAATCTGAGATTTGATTACCATTAATATCAACATTAGATAATTTAATATGAGTAACTTCATATTCATTTAGATCAGCATTAAACAGAGTTAAAAACCATGCATATCCATTTATTGGAGAGTTTTTAGGATTTGAAAAATCTGAAGAATTAACTGTTCCCCCAATATGAGAACCTATATCAACATTAAAAAATATTGGATTAAAATTTAAAGGAGTATCTATAACTTGTATGTAAGGATTACAATCAGGGTTTAAATCTTGTTGTGTTGCTATTATACAAGAACCACTAAATACCCCATCATAAAATTCAGCTTGGTCCCAAACTTCTACAGTTTCTTGACCTAATTTTCCTTTTTTAGTTTCAAACCAACTTTGAGTTATTTCAAACCTATTTGTTAAACCATAAGCAGAAGCAGAGGGTGACGTATATAATCCATTAAATATTTCAAATGTTCCCCCTGTTCCTCCTTTAAATCTATAAATAGAAGAACCACTATTATATTCATATTGCCCTGTATCTCCTGAACCTGTATTATAATTTCGTGATTGGGGTTTAATAGTTCCTAAATATTGTTGATCTTCAGTTGAGATTTGTGCTGGCCTTTGTCTATTTCTTTCTAAAATATGTTGTTTAACTACAACCCCTGATGATAAACTCATTCTTGCAGGAATAAAATCTTTAATCATATTAAATAAAGAATTATCAAAAAATTTCATTAATCTTATAAAATCTCTCACATCATAACTTTTAATATATTTATTAAAATATGAATCTCTTAATATATCTAAATCTGTATAACTTCTATCTGATGATGAAATTTGTCTTGGGTCACCTATATATTCTCCTATATTAAAATATCCTAATTGGGCATTAATATCATCATTTATTTCATCTTGTGGGGAGAAAACAACCTCTAAATAATTTATATCAGGACCATAACTTCCACTATTTACAGAAGTTTGTTCTAAACTTATAAAAGGAGAAAGTTGATTATCCGAAGGTTGATTACTATTTTTTATTTGTATTTTATCTGTAACTCTATTTTTTATACCTGCTGGTACTTGATCTTGAAATATGTTTTCTACATTAGTAACCCATTTTTCACCAGAGATAAAAAATTCACTACCAACATCAAATGATGATGTTATTTGTGATGCTGATCCGGTTACTCTAGGATGTATTGATGTTCTACTACCTGTATCTAATTGAGTACCTAAAGCTGCTCTAAAATATAATTGGTCGGGGGTACCATTAATACCATTTCCTTCTGTAGAGTATGGATTAACAGTATAATCATAAAAATTATTTTGAGATGGAGATTGTGTCCAATACCTTAGTTCTTGAAAAGAACCGGAAAAAGGTTGGTAAACCCCCAAACCTGAAGGGGTTACATCTACACCTTTATTTAAATAACCAATTGAAGCATCACCCCAAAAAGAACCATCAAACCCTGTATTAGATGAAGATTCATTAAAACCAACTTTCCCATCTATTTCATTTGCGACATATAAAGATGCAGTATTAGAATTTACATTTATTTGTACTGCCCACCAATCTTCGTTAAAGAAGGGTAAATAAACACTAGCTGAAAGAGAAGGGTCATCATCTGCTGCAGGTATAAATTTAAGTCTTCCGTAAGTATCATAAGGACTAGCAACTGAGCCTGAATATGAGCCTGATACAAAACCATAACCTGTATATTCTAGTACTACATTACCACCATCATCCGTTGAGAATAAAGATTGAGAATATCTAATACTAGTGCTAGCTATGTTATTGGTAGGTGAAGGTATACTTGGAGATTTAAATCTAAATTGAACAGATGCAGGGGAAGAATCACCACTTGGAAATTTAGGATTTGAATCCCAAGATGATGAAATAAAATTATTTGCATCTTCACCAGTGTCAAATGCATAGTTAAATACATCTTGTTCTAAATCCCAAGCTTGGGTATTATTTTTATCTTTTCCTCCAAATTCATTTATTCTTAAAACAGTATTAGGAATTCCATATGACGTAATTAATGCCCTTAAACCTGCTTTTGTTCCTTTTGTTTTAAGTAAATAAGGAATGTTATGGTATATACGTTTATATAAACGCTTATTAGCATCATCTAACGGTATTATATCATTTGACGCTGATACGCGTGTATCTATGTATTCAAACCCATTATTCACGGGAATTGTGCTACTTATATTATTAACAGGGAATGTATCAAAAGTTGATGTAAATCCTAGAAAAGCATTATATAAATCATCAACATTAAATTTATTAGAATATAATTTAATTCCAAATTCTTTAATAGCATCAGAAACTAAATCTTTTGATATCCCATATTCTAATCTATTGTCATTATTAAATTTATTAGTAATATCTTTTGTATAAACCCAAATATTATCAAAATGTTGCCCCACCATATCCATAAACAACTCATATTGTCTATTTTCAGAATCTTCTTTTAAATATTCTGGAATGGTAAAATATAACCAATCATTATTATTTTCATCATATAAAGAGGCTGTTAAAGTAATATTATCTACCCAATTTATAACTTCACTACTTCCTGTTGGGTATAAAACATAAGGAACTTTTGAACTTGATTTAGGCCACGAATAATTTGAACCACTATCATAATATAAGAAATATTCATAACCATCAAAATTTTTTATTATATTATCAATTTGTGAAGTTAATATTGTTTTACTAGATATATATGGTAAAGTATTAGTTGTGTCTCCTGTAATATTATCTAAAGTATTACCTAATTCAATATTTATATCTTCTATTAATTTTACTTTAAAATAAAAATTTTCTAATCTTGTTTTTGCAGAAGAAAAATTAATAAATTCACTAAAATTTTCATAATTAATATTAATATTTATTTCTTTTTTGTTTAGTAATGATTGGAGTTGGTTAAGAGAACTAGTTAAAGAAGTATCAACTAAATCTTGGTAACAATATTCTATATCTGAACTCCCTTTTTCTTTTTTAATATTTAAATTAAAATTAGGACCCGAAATATATTCAAAATCTTGTATTATAATTTCCTCTTCAATAAAAGATACTGAATATAATTGTGGTTCTGATATAATTTCTATTATCCATAATTCAGATTTAATATCAAACTCTGAAGGTAATGGTTCATATAATTTAATTAATAAAGTATCATTATCATCAACTTTTAAATTATTAGATATTATAGTTTTGTTATTACCAAAATTTAAATAAAAATCTACAAAATATAAGGACTTATCTCTATATTCTATAAAATCCAAACTTGAAGAAATAAGTGATTCTTTATCCTCAATATTAATATCTAATCTAACTTCAGTTCTATCTGAACTTATTTCTTTTATAAAAAATTTATTATTAAGATTTGAATTAGCAACATTTCTATAAAAATTATAAAATATATTATATGTTCCTAAATCAAAATTATAACTTTTTAAGTCTTCTATTGGATTTAATAATATGTCTCCTCCTTTAATATTAAAAGAAGTTAATATTGTTGTTGTGGAGGGAAAGATTAAATTTTGATTTTCATCATATATATAAAATTCTATATAATCTGTAGATGATATAAAAGAGGTATCTAAATTAAAAGAAGATATTAGTCTTTCATCTGATTCTATATAATTTTGGAATTCAAATGTAGTTGGATTTAATTGAGTTATTTTTGTCGTAGGGTTCATCCAATAATTTTATCAAGCTCTTCATCAACATTAATATTAAGTTGATTTAATTGTCCAGTTTTTATTTTTTTACCTGTAGTTAATTCTAAATTTTTGATTTGTTCATTTAATAAATTTTGGCGTAAATTAGATATTTCTAACCTTAAAGCTTCTATTTCTATATTATTATCTTCAAATTTATTATATTCACTACTTGTTTTAATTAAAAATTCATGAGAATTGGTTTCACCCAAAGCCGGTATATCATAAAAAAGAGTATTATAATCCCCAAAGAATTTATCAACACTAATTTCTTCTTCTATTTCTTCATTTATAGTTTTTACACCTAATTCTTGAAATAAAGTATCTATTGTATTAGAATATTGAGATTTATTAAAAACCTCTTTATTTAAATCTACTTGTTTTTCTGTATTCATTATCCATTTATGATTTTAAAATAATAACTATCATCCAAAATTAAAGTATTATCATTTATTAAGGTTTTAATTAAAATTTTATAATATCTTTCCGGTTGTAACCCATTCATATAAATATCAAAATAGCTTCCTTCGGAATCAGAACTTATTTTTGTAAAATCATTATCAAAATTTATTAAAAATTCATTAGTATCTAAATCTTTAATGGCATAATAAGAATTTTGTGGTAATACATAATTTTGTGTATAAATAGAAGAGGTTTGGAAAACTCTTACAGGATATTTAGGTCTTACATTTAATCTAAATCTATTAACACTTTCATTAAAAAATATGCCAGGATTTTCATTTAATCCTACAAATAGTTGTGGGGTGTCTATTACAGAAAGACTACCTGTTACATATGAAGAATCATCCCATTTTATCTCTAATACTGGAGGGTAAATTGTATGGGTATCTGTAGAATAATATTGCATTACCGGTTGGGTTGAAGGTGAAGAATTAAATTCTAAAATATCTTCCCACTTTATTAAAAACCCTTCATTTATTATATTAGTATTTTCCCCGATATCATTTGAACTAGAATACCAAACATTAACAATATCTGTTACATTAACATTTAAATCCTTTTCACTTCTTAAACTAAAGGATTGGGTTACTTTAATATTAATATTTAAAATATCTGATGAACCTGTAAACCAATTTCCTCCTCCAATACTCTCAGAATAATAAGCATTTACATAGGATGGTAAAGAACCTGTAGGTAACCAAGCATTACCATCTTCAAATGTTCTCCAAGTCCAACTTGCACCATTTGTAGAAGCAGGAGAATCTAAATATGTTCCTGAACCATTATCCCAAGAACCTGAAATAGGATATATTTCTAATTCAGATTCCATAATAATTCCTTGGGCTTCTGCTATAAAAACTCTTAAAGTACTCTCAAAATTTGAACCACTTACTTTATTATTAATAACATCTTCTAATTCATCATTATCAAATTTAATTAAAAATCTTGATGTTTGAGCAATAGGATTATAATGTACATTTATATTAAGAGTTTCAATTATAGGGTCTATCCCAGTATTCATTGAAGGATAAAATGAATATAAAGTTGTATCTTGTGATGGAAAAAGTTTGTAATTCGCCATTATTTATTTTATTAAGTAATCATATATTTCATCTAAATTAGGGTCTCCAGGACTTAAACTATCATCATAATCATATAATTGATTTGCAATATCTATTGAAATATCTATATCAATAATAGCCATTTCATCTCCTCTCCAAAAATCAAAGTTTGTAAAGTTTTTTAATGTATCTCTAGTTGACCACTCGTTAGGTGTATTTTTTAAGTTAGTAATTTTATCTAATATTTCTTGTTTAACTTCTTCATCAGACATCATATCCTATTCATTTTCATTTATAAATTTTTTAAATGCTTCTATATAATCTTTCATAATTTTTATATTGATACTACTTTACCTTTTATATCTTGGTTTAAAAATTTTATTTCAAAAATACTTGGGTCCAATGAAGGATAAACTACATCGTTTTGTGTTGCACTTTCAATATCATAAGCATATTTTGAATAATTTAAGGTTGTTCCTGTTTTATTTTTTATTTTTACTTGTTTTACTGTTTGTACCCCATTAATATTATCTAATAATACTGTTATATCTCTTATTATAATAGGTTGATTAATTTGCCATTTATCAATAATAAAATAGTTTTGAAGAACTAAGATACAACTATTTAATACTTCTTTATTATTAAAATTAGGTAAAGTTATAATTTCAAAATTACATGAAATGTTAATTATAAATCCATCTCTTATATTAATAGAATCCCCAACCATTTTATATTGATTGAGGTAGGTTTTTAAATTTTGTTTTAAGGTAGTAGAAGCTGTAGTTAAATTTTTATTTATATCATAAGTTAAAACATATAAATCTAAAGTATTTCCTTCATCTTTAATTAAAGGTTTTTGAATATGGGCTTTAGATATAACACCAAATTTTGAAGGCATACTTAAACTTCTAATTAAATAATCATCCGCTGTAACATTTCTCAATTGGGTAGAGAATGAAGATAAGGAATTTTGTCTTATTTCTTCAATATTATCCCCCCCTTTTCCCCCACTTGCTGCTAATTCATTATTAACTGCTAATGAATTAAAAACATATTGAGATGTTGAATCATTTAAATTAGAATTAATAAAAAAAGTATTTGAAGTATTTAAACTTGTTAAACTATTAGATGGTACATTTGATTCAACTCCCCCCCCTGTTATATATCTTACTGTTAATGTTATATTTGAAGGAGCAATTCCATAAGTGTTTGTAAACAGAAAATTTGTTGGTGAATATGCAGTAGTTAATTTATTTTTTTCAAAGGGTAAACCTAATCCCACGTTATTAGGGTTGGGAATAATTTCTTCATCATTATTGATAGAATTTCCGGCTCCAAATTGTATTTGTAAAGTATCTTCACTTAAAAATCTTGTAACAAATCTTCTTTGAATTTTTTTAGTTTTTAAAATATAAGGAGAATCATTACTATTTATATAATTATTTGGGTCATTTATGTTAGTATTTTTTAAACTATCATAAATTAATTCTTGGGCTAAATAATCTACTTCATACCAAATGTTCCCATCAGAATCTACAATATCTAAAATTTCAGCTATATTAGAAACATTAATTTCAACGGTTGGGAATTCTTGATAATTACCAAAAGTAAAATTTATAGTATTTATATTACCTGAATTTGATTTTCTAGTTTTTTTTAGTAAATAATATTGTGGTTGTCCATCTGCAATTTGAGCAATACTAACTTCTGTAGGGTCTAAAGAATTAGAAATACTAAAATCTATTGAATCTTCAATTATAAAATTAACACCAGAATTACTTATTGGAGAAATAATGGTATTTGCTTGTATGAAAAGAGAATAATCAAAATCTGGTATTACTTGGCTCCCCATAACCTTAGAAGGAACTAATTGGAAAAAATCTAAATCTACATTTGATAAACCTGTTACTTTAGGTTTATAATGCATCATATAAGCTAATTCATATAAATTATTGGTTTGTTTGGCATGTTGTAAAAATACTTCTTGTATTTGATTATCAAAATAAAAAGATAATACATCTCCAACATAAGAAGCCATTTCCATAAACATCATACCTGGAGATGAAGGGCTGAAATCTGTGTAAGTGGTTGGGAAATAGGTTTTAGAAAAATTGATTAATTGGCTTCTAAAATCATCAAAGTCCTTGTTTAAATATTTTATTGTTCTATTAATACCCATTATCTAAAATTTAACTTTATTTGGTCATTTATATTAGTGTTTCGTATACTATAATTTATAACTACATTAATTTCATTAAAATCAGGATTAGTTTTTATTTCTATTTTATTTAATAAAATTTGGGGAAAATTATTTACAATTTTCATTTGTAAATCTTCTTTTAAAAAATCTAGATTATTATCACTAATTTGGTTAAATATAAATTTTCTTATTCCTGATCCAAATGAAGGATTACCAACTCTTTCTCCAGGATTAGTTAGGAAATAATTAATTAAATTATTTCTAAGAGCATCTTTAGTTTGAAAATTTTGAGTAAATACTCCTTTACCATTAAAAGGAATACCTACCCCTATGGCAACACTTGCTCTTAAATCATTAGGATGTATTTGTTTTATTCCAAAAGCCATTATTATACTTTACCTAAATTTAAAATTGTATCTAAAGATACTTCTCCAGGAGGTAAAGTACCATTTTCATTATCTATAGGGGTACCCTTTGGTTGAAATTCACCATGGAATTGGGAAGTATTAAAATTTGCAGTTTCATTTATAACATTTTTATATGCTTCTCTCATTTCTAATTTATTCATCTCAGGACCATTAGGAGATGGAATTGGGTTAAAACTAGTAGAGTTTGAGTTTAAACCTTCTTGAAGTGGAACTATTTTAAAATTTTCTCTATTACTTTTAACAGATTCTAATATAATTTCTTTAAGGTCTTCTTTAAATGCAGTTTTAACTTCTTCTCTAACTACTTTTCTTAAAAGTTCAGTTAATTCTTTTATTTTCATTTTAAATAAGTTTATTATAAATATGTAATTAAAAAGGTTTTAAATTATTAGACTTAATGTAAAATACTAATTCATCAATTAAAATTTGTTCACTTGAACTAAAAGACACTTCGCCTTCTAATAAAATTACCCCTGATTTATTTTTTGCCACAGCATGTTTTCTTTTTATATTACCAATTAATTTATCATCAAACACAGTACTTATTTCAAAACCATTTATAAAAGCAACTTTTGGGGAGTTGGGTTCATTTTGTTTTATTAATAATTCTTGTAATTCGGGATTAATTATTTCTAATTCTGGTAGTTCTATGGATTCTTCAATATTTCCATAACAACTAACTAATAATTTATCAATTTGGTTTAATAATATTAATATGAATATAATAGAAGCAATTAAAAATACTAAAGACATTAAAATTTGTTTATTTAATTTTTTATTATCTTCTTCTAGTTCCTCAAAAATATCTTCTAAATTTATTAATTTAGATACAATAGGATAAGCAACCCCAACACCTACAGGAGCACCTAAAGGTAAAATTATATTAGAAATTATAATTTTTCCACTTTTAAATAATTTTGATAAGGCAATAAAACCACCTGCAATAACAATATTTAATATTAAAGATTTGTAAAATTTATTTAATTGTTTTACAACATTATTTCTTTTATTTATTATTTTTTTAGAAGTACCAATACTGGGGCATACTTTTTGAGAAATTTGACTTATTTTTGTAATCCCAAATTCTACTAATAACCCTAAGACAATTGGTAATAGTCCAGTTTGTATTTGAGTTATAATTTTAGATATTGATTTTTTTCTTTCTATTATAACTCTTTCGGGTATGGATAAAATTATAGAATTTAATTTACTTATTTTATCATCTATTTGATTTTGAACTGAAATTAATTCAGCTTCAGCGGCTTTTTTTATATTTAATAAATTTAAAGTTGGAAGCGATTGTTTTATTTCTCTATTTAAAGTCAATAATTCTTGAATACCTGGAAGAAATCCTTCTTTACTATAATATAATAAGGGTTTACTTAAAATTATACTAGATAAAATTGGAACTTTGATTTTTATTTCAAAATTACCATTAACATCTGTTTTAGTTTTTTTTGCTTTAGCTAATATTGCTTTAATATTAACTCCTTCTAAAGGTTGTACTGTTAACTTATCATAAATTTTTCCCCTTATAGTATATTCTTCAATGGTTGGGATTTTTTCAGCAATTTCCTTAATATCTTCCTTAACATCCTCAAATTTTTCTAATAATGCTTTACCTTCATCTGTTTGTAGGAAAAAATTTGCTATTTGTAATAATTGTTTTTCTTCCATTTTTTAAGACAATTTTACTTTATTAGATAAAAAAGTATCCATATTATTATTTATTGAAGATAATAAATTTTTAAAAGAAGCAGCATATATGGAAGTAGGACCTAAATAAGGTTCATTTTCAAGAGAGGTACATAAATTTTTTAAAGCCTGAATTAATCCTTTGAAATTATTAATAAAATTATCCCCCAATACTGCAGATTGGGTAGAATTTACTTGTCCTAAATTAATTATATTTCCTATTAAATTTATATTTTTATTGGAAGATATTCCTATATCATCCACTGATGATAAAATTATATTCTTACCTGATGTAAATATTATATTGTCTTTTTTTGAATTTAAAAATATCCTATCAGTATTAAATATTATTTGTGGTTTACTATATGATGAGGGTGATTGAGGTGTTTGATTTTTTGAAACAATATTACCAAAAGGAGCTTGACCTTTTTTAACCCCTACAATATCTAAAGGTAATTTTTGGTTAGAAGTTAAATAAATTGAGGATAAATCTTTATTTATATTCTCTATTCTTGGAACCCATCCCCTAGAATCTAGATCAGGATTTTGACCATTACTTATTATTGTAATAGGATTACCATTATCTCCAGTAGTTGACCAAGGATTTTTATCTTTGTTAGTTGAACCTAATCTTACAGCATTACCAAATCTTCCCTCAATAATAACATCCCCTGCAAAGTTAAATAATGGGTGAATATCAGACTTTTCTTTGAAGGTTCCCCCTATTCTTGGACTATTTAAATTAATACCCTCATTTTGATTTGAAACTTTTTCAGAAGAACCATCTTCTATGTCATTATAAGATTTAACCTTAGAATTAGAATTAATTTGGAAAGAATTAGGATAAGCATTATGATGGGGATGATTCCATAAATTTATAGTACTTAAATAATAATAACTTGTGTTTGAAGTTCCAATTCCTATTTGATTATTAGATAATTCAATTATTAAAACTAACTCATTTACTAAAGGAAACTGTTTTATATTTGATAATAAGGGTTTAGCAATAGGTTTAGATTTTGTATTCCCAACTTGAAAATTTACTATCTCAAATTCTATATAACCAATACTTTGCCATCCTCCTAAATTACCAAATAAGGGGTGAGAATCATCTAAAACTATATCTTTAACTCTAGCTGAGATAAATGTTGATGATAAGTTTTGAAGTTGATTTTGATTTGAATTACCTAAAGTTTTAAGATTACTAAATCCATATTTAAGTTTCATCGTTTATAGAATTATTTAATTTATTTAATTCTTCCATTAATTCAGTTTTTTCTTGTTCAGTTAAACCCAAACTATTTCCTTGTGTAGTATTATTATTCATTATTTTTTGGATAAGATTTGCCATTTTTATTAAATGGTCATCATTTTTTATACCTATTTCTAAATAATCTTTTATAAGAGGAACAACAATTGTAGCATCTCCTACATCATTAATTAAAAGTTTTAACTCATTTATTAATACATTAACTTGATTTTTTACCCTATGTTGGTTGGTATATATTTCTTTAATAATATCAGAATATTTTTTATTACCAAATATTTTTTTATCTAGTTCTTTCATAGTATTTTATTATAAATATAAAAAATTTAGGGTTTGAAATTCACCCAATTATGTTCTAAATAAAAATCATAATTTTTTTTAAATATATCTCCTAATCTATCAGCTATTTTAGTAATTTTGGGGGTTTTCACTTTAAGACCACTTAATGACATTGTTTCTCTTATATTTATATATAATGCTTTTTTATTAAATATCTCTAAATATTCTTTTTTTCTAAATAATTCTAGAATAGCATCAGCAACTTGGGCGTCATTTTTTTTAGGAAATAATGATAGAAGATTTTCATCACAATATTTAATATAATATTCTAAAAAAATCTCAAGGTCTTTTTTTTTATTCTCGTTAATAGTATAAAAATGTTTTGTGTTTTCTTTAAATAATTCTGATATATCTATTTTTTGAATTCTTTTTTTATAAATTTCCTCAGTGTATAACATTAACCAACGTTTAACTATTGTCCCAAAATAAGAATAGGCTTTTGGAGGTGTTAGTTTTTTTAATTTTTTCATACATTCCTCTGAAACTTTTATATTTTTAATAAAATCGTTTATTTGTTGTTGAGTAACAATATCAGCTTTACCTATGTATTTTACAAAGTCTCCATCATAACTTTCTTCAAATTCTTTAGTAATTATTTTTATTAATCTTTTTTGGATATTTTGTTTATGACTATATAAATGAATTTTACTTAAAAGAAATACAATAATTTCATGTTGGAGATCTTCTAAATTATCTACCTCTGTATAATAAAATTTGTATGTATGAATTATATTTTCGGTTAACTTGAAAAAAGCATAATGTATATCTTTTTCATATATATTACTTCTTATTTTTGAATCAGAAGTTTTATTATATAAAATTATAGAATTTTCAGTATTCTTTGTGAAATAATTTTTAGATTTTTTCTTTCTCTTTGGAGGAGGTGTTTGGGGTGTTATCATTTATAGGTTTAAATTGTGAGAGTAACTCATCAATGTATTTTATTTGTTTAAAAAACCAACCTATTTCGTCATCACTTTCAAATGAACCTTTTGTATCAATTTCCTTTAATTTTATTGATGAGAAGGTAATTGTTTCTTGAATTTTTTCTATAAATTCTTCTTGATATAAAATAATATCTTCTTGTTTTTCATTTTTATTTAATAAATTAAAAGTAGTATATACTAAAATTAATACTATTACTATTAAAATTATTATAGAAGTTTCCATTATATTTTATTTAACATATCTTTTAATCCTTGACTTTTTATTGAACTAAGTGAAAGGTTAGATATAGTTGAGTTGGTTTTATCCTTTAATATAAAACCTTTTTTTGGAGATTCCACATTATTTTTAAATTCTCCTGAATATTCTGTTTCAAATTCAATTCTTGATGCTAACATATCTGCTTGATGCAAAATATATGGTAAAGAAGACCTGAATTTAGTTTCAGGCATAAATGATTTTAAATATACTTCATTTCCTGGATCATATAAACCATCATGAGTTTGTATAGCAATATATTCATTTTCACTTACTAAAATCCTATTTTTTTGAAGAATATATAATCCTCTGTCGGGAACTTTCATAAATTGGATTTTGGTATTAAAACTATAATTTTCCCCTAAATTTTTCTTTCTCCAAGCATCTTTGGAGGGCAAATGAATATATTCCCCATCATCATTTCCCATTTTTCCTAAATCATGATTTATTGCTGAAAACATTAATTCTTCTTTTGTAAAAGTAGAAGAATCCATTCCCATTTTCTTCCAAAGAATATAAAGACTTTGAGAAACACTAATTACTCTATTAACATGGTCTATATAACCACCTGGAATAGCATTATGGTATGCCCTTTTATGTGAAGCAGGCATTAACATTAATTCCTCTTCATGTTTTTTATAAAAATTTAGTAATTGTTTTCTTCTTGGTTCTGATATATTAGTTTTAATATTATTTAAAAATTCATTCCAATTTTCTAACATTTTTTCAGCTGATATGTTATTCATAACTTTTATTTATTTAATTATTAATTTCTTTTTCTTGAAAATTCATTTGGGGAAAAAGGTTCTGCTTCTATCATACTTTTTAATTCTGCAATTATTTCTGATGTTGCTTCAATTTCTTTTCTATAAGCTGAAAGTGGTTCATTCATTGCTGGTATTCTTTCTAATCTTACCATTTTAATTTCTAATTGCTCTAATCTTTTACTTATTAAGTTTCTATTTCTCATAACATTGTTATTATTTATAATTTGAAGTTATATAATTTATTTGGGGTCTCCAAATTATTTTAAAAATTCTTTACCTTTTTTTATGATTTTTAATAAAAAATTGCATTTTTCATATTCTTCTTCTGTTTCAAAAAATTCAATAGCTAAATTGAAATTTTGAATTACTTCTTCATCTTCAAAACATTGATTTAAGGCATTTAAATGAGTAATATCATACAAATCAAAATTTTTAATATAAAAATATGAACGATTAAAATTTTTAAAACCCACGGATTTTATAGATTCATCAACGTTAGTATAATATTGGTCTTTATTATGTAATAATTTTTTTAATTTATTACAAAAGGCAAAATGGTTATTTATAATTTTTGAAAATGTATATATGTTGGTTGCCATTTCATCTTCCTTACCAAATAGAACATCAAATTCTTCTTTCTCTACTTCTTCATCAAAAACTATAAATATCTTATTTTTATCCATCATTAATAAATATGGAGAATAATACCCCTAAAAAAGGGGTATTAAATTTGTATAAATAATTAGGCAACATATTCCAAAGCTAAAGTAAATAACTCTGAATTAACTTTCATATCTTGTTTAAAATTTTTAATTTTACGTGCTTTTCTTAATTTAACACCATTTGAATATTCAAAACCACCACCAATAATTTTTTCTTGTACTCTATTAAATACTTTCCAAAGATCATTTCCTTTATCAGCTGTTCTTATTGGGAAAACTAAATCTTCAATATCAACAACAATATTATTTAATTCATCTGGTGTAAAACGACATTCAAGAGCTTTTGAAGCAAATTCTAAAATTTGGTTTTCTGATAACTCTGTTTCTCTCATTTTATTCATTGAATCAACAGTTAAAGGTAATTGTTCTACTAAAGCTTTAATTTGTTCTTGCAATACTTCAAATTCATATCCCATATGAACTATTTTAATATCTGCAAATTCTTCAGTAGAAATAACAATCCCATTTTCACAAATCATTCTAAAAAGACCTGCTGTGAAATGGAAAGCATTTTTTCCATCATGTGAATTTGTACATAAAATTTGTGGAAAAATTTGGTCATAACCTTCATCTTTTATGAATTGACCTTTTGAATTTCTATAACCTGTTGGAGAAGTAGAATCTTTAACAACTCCTTTAGGTAAATCATTAATTACAACATCAGGATTTCTAAATACTACTAAATGTTTTTGGAAACCTCTTGTTCCTTCTGTTCTTGCAACAACTTCTTTTACATCAACAACATTCCAACCTAATAATTCCATATCTTTTATAACACGATCAGTTGGAATATGTGTATATTTATCTGTAACCTCAGAAGAAGGTTCAGTTGTAAAAATACTTGGGGCTAAATCTCTAATTTTAGCCATACTTAAAAAATCATTTTTACTTAAATCTAACATAACTTTTATTTATTTAATTATTAATCTATCTTACGTCCCGTAAGATACGAAAGCTTCCTGTGGACTCCAAGTCTTTTTGCATAAGTTTTCAATTATTTTTGTACTAAACCAAAGGCGCTTGAGATTTCATTTATAAATTCATCCAATTCTTCATCATTTAAGTGTTTAAAGGTAGTGGCTCTTAATCTATCGATTACTTTACGGGCTTCTTTATAACCTTTCCCGGCATTTATATTGTTAAAAGTTGAATTTCCCATTTTATTTATAAATATTAAATATCTTTTTTACAAATTGAACATTTACCATTTTTTACTAATGTCATGGTGCAACATTTTTTACAAAATTTAAATTTGCTCATAATTTATTAAATTTGTTCGTAACTATAAAATACACTATCTTGATAAAATGAAAAACACAACTTAAAATCTTTATCACAATCTCTATTTTTACTAAATTGTAATGTTCTTTCTGTTTTATCTTTATTTACTTCCACGTGACACATTGCATCGGTCATATGTTTTAATCTATTTGAACCTGAAAATTCCCCACCTTTTGTGACTTGTTGAATGTTAATAAAAGTAGTATAATAATCTCCTTTATTTTTTCCACCTTTAACTTTATCTTGAAGGCTTAAAAACCAAGATTCTGCAACTCCCATTGGTACTTTGTAAGTATCTTTATACATTCCTAAAACTTCGGCAATGCTATCAATTACTATTACATCATAACCATCATTAAAAATATATTCAATTACTTCTTTTACATTTTCTCTATGATGTTTTAAAAATAAGGTTTCAACACATTTAAATTTGGGCATTCTTTTACAATATTTGTAAAAACCAATTTCATCCATCTCTCCACTTACAAATAAACATTTGTAACCTTTTTTAGTTAATGAAGAAACAATATCTAATGCAATTGTAGTTTTCCCACTTCCCGGACCACCTACTAATAACATATTTGTGGCAGGCATTAATCCACCTTCTGTAGACAAAATAATATCAATCTCTCTACTTGTTTTAAGAGGGATAAATATACTTTTATCAAATGATAATTCTGATGCTCTTATTAGTTTAATTGAAGAAGGGTTAAATTTTTTAGTAATAATTACTTTTTTTGGGCGACCTCTACCTCTTTTTTTAACTATTGACATAACCTTTATTGTATTTTAATTATTAATATAACGTGAATATACGCAATATATTTCAGGTATCCTAGTTTTTCCGCATAAGTTTTTAAAAATTATTTGGAATATTTATATATTAATTGTATATTATGTCATATGAAATTATTTCAATGTTTCAAACGAAAAAAAATAGAATGGATTAAACCTGTCCCATTAATAATACCTTTTGAAGTAACTGAAGATACATTGTATTTAATAGATTTAATAAATGAATATAGAAATGAAAATAATTTAAATGTTTTACCTTTAAATAATTATTTAATGTCTTTATCTAAACATAGAACAAATTATTATTTAGAAAAAAACATAAAAGATGGAAACTTACATGCAGGTTTATTAGCCCATACGGAAAAATATTTGGAATCCCAGTTTAGTAAAATAGGGGAAATTACTATGTATAAATACAGTGATGCTTTTAATAAATTTATGCAAAGCAAACCTCACAATAAATCAATATTGGGAAATTGGGATGAAATAGGGGGTTCTATCCAATTTAATAAATATAATCACCCCTATTATAATATAACATTTGGTAAAATATAAAAAATGGAAGAATTAACATTAATTGAACAAGCTTTAGATAAAGCCACATTAAAGGGATCGTATAATTTAAAAGAAGCCACACTTGTGGGAAATAATTTTTATGGAATTATAAATTTATTTGAAACAATGAAACAGGATGATTTAGATAAAACCGAAAAAATCATCTCATTAGAAAATAAACTTAAAAAAAAATCATAGAAAATGTTAAAAAAAATAGGAAGTATTGAGAACCTACAACACTCATATAGAGTAATTTGATAAATCAACTGATGGAATCCTCCCTAATGGAGATTTTCAAGACGAGGTGTTTAAAATAAAAGAGAATATTTGTATAAAAGAGGTTATATGAAATATGCATTTTTAGTTCCAATATACAACCATATTAGTGGTAGGTTATTCAAACGTTTTTTGAATTTACAAGAATGGTGCCCACAATTAGATGGTAAAATTTATACCGTAGTAGGTAGAACACATGTAGATGCACGAAATTGGTTATGTACTAATGGGGGAGGTTTTTATAATCCTCTAAGTTTAATCAATAAAGTAGATTATTTAATATGGATTGATGCAGATCAAGACTTTAATTATACTGAGTTAAATACATTATTAAAATATGATTCACAATTTTGTGCAGGATGGTATGTAAAAGATTTAAGTGGTATTGGGATGATAGCAGATTGGGATGAACATAATTTTAAGAAAACGGGCACAATGAAATTTTGGCATAGTGATGATATAGTTAAACAAAAAAAACCATTTAAAGTAGATTATTGTGGGTTTGGTTTTACTAAAGTATCTACTAATATATTAAAAGAAATGGAATATCCATATTTTAGACAGAGAGTAGTTGAAATAGGAAAATATAAAGAAAATGTATCAGAAGATGCTACATTTTGTTTAGACGTAAAAGATAAATTAGGTATAAAACCAACAATATTACCAGAATTAAGAATTAGACATTTAAAGGAATTATATGTTTAATATATAGAAACTATGGAAGTGTGGTAAGAATAAATAAAATATGGTAGTAAAAGAGATCAATTAAGTTTTGATTATATGGTTTGGAAGAGTAATTTTAAATTTAAATATATATAATTATTAAAAATTAATAACATGAAAAAATTTTATAGAAGTAGTAAAAATTCAAAAATAGGTGGGGTTTGTGAAGGATTAGCTAAACTCACAAACACAGATCCTATTTTTTGGAGGGTAGTTTTTATTGCCTTCTTATTTACAATTATTCCTGCATTTTTAATTTATATATTATTATGGATTGCTATTCCTTTAAAAATAGATGAAAATGAAGAAATACCCATAATCTTAAAAGATATAAAAGAAGAAAATATAAAATTTGAAATAGAAGAACTTCAATATAAGTTAGATAATGATTATAATGCAATTGAAGTAATTAATGAATTAAAATCTCAAATAAGGGCATTAAATAAAAAATTATGAAATGCCCTCATTCAATCTTAACAAAGATAAATCATTGGTGGTTTAACCTTAAATGTGGGGGCTGCAATAAAAGATTTAGAAAACTCCCCAAAGGAAATTGGGGAACAATGGAATTAATTAAAAAAGAAACTAAACGAAAATAAGTTAGAAACATTAATATGTATATAATTTGTATTTCCATCACACACCCCACCAAAAATAATCCGTATATATAGGTTAGGTATGATAATATATATTTAAATAATAAGTTAAAATTCACATATGAAAACTAAAATACTAACCGCTGAATATAAATTAATTAGAGAAGGGGAACATACAAAAATGGAGATAATAAAACCCTTATTAAATGTAGTTGAAGATTTTATAAAAGATTTACCATCTTCAGACAATGTTACCCAAATAACAGTACATAATGATCAATGTTTAATATTATATAAAAAACGATTAATACAGACCGGATTTTTGAGAAAATGAGATATATCTTTCTTTAATGAATTTAAATCTTAACATTATGAAAAATTCAACAACAAAATTACATTTAGAAGAACTTGCAATGCTAGAAAATGCACACAATACTATCACTAATCTATTTGATATGGGATACTCTTATGATTCATCTATTGACATCATTGCAGACCTTGAAACAGACATTGAGGATCTGTATTTCACTATCTACTTTTAAATTAAATAATAAATGAATTTAAATTTTAATGTTATGAAAAATTCAACAACAAAATTATGTGTATATGAATCACCCCAAGGTTGGTACTTTGCAGAATCATTCTGGGACTACTGGGCAGAAGAATTTGCACCTGAAGTAGAGCATGAATTAACAGACTGTATTTACTATTCTACAAAAAAGTTAGCTTTACTTGCTTTAAAATTATTTAAGCAACAAAATATAAGTCTTATCGACGAATCAGACTTACCTTTTTAATCTTAAAGGGGACTTTGTCCCCTTTTTAATTAAACAATAAATGAATTTAAATTTTAATGTTATGAAAAATTCAACAACAAAATTTAGTGTATTGAAAACAATCGATGAACCCATTAAAGAAGGTGATTGGTATTTATACAACTCTAATAATGATTCTAAAAAAACTAAATGGGTATTACTTAAAGCTAAAAAAGTACTTAATGATGGGTTATATGAATATATTGATACCCATGTACATATTTGGTGTAAAAAAATACTAACAACTAATAAATCTTAATGTTATGGAAAATTTAAAAAATTTAAAAGCTCATAAATTATTACAAATGATTAAAGATTCTCTTAATTCTCTAAAATATGGTGATAATTTAATTATAATAGTTACACAATCCGGTGGTACGATAGATGTAAATGGGGATTGGGTTGTGACTCCTTCGATTGAATATAATGCCGAATTTGAAATTCAATGTATTAGACCTGAGGGTTAAAAACAGTTTACTATTAATACTAAAAAACAAGCTTTACTTGCTTTAAAAATATTTACTAATCAATCTTCTCCTTATTGGTTGGGAGAACAGGAAATAATATATAAATATATAGATGTATATTACAAAAGAATCTTCCGAATTTCTTCTTTCAATATTACCTGAATGGACCACAAAAGATGTTAAAGGGGTAAGTAATACTTTTTATGGGACTGGTAGTCAAGAAGGGGATAATTAATAGAAATTAATGAAATATTTTATGGAAAATCAAGATGAAAAGAATTTTTTAAAAGGAATGATTTTAATTTTATTAATAATATTTGGGTGGTGGATAATACATGAATTATTTTCATTGTTTGTTTAAGATTATGATATAAGTATATAGGGGGGGGGAGGGTCGTAAAGATCGTTTTTGATTCACTAATTGGTACACATCTTTTTTTTCATATATCCACTGTATATGGATACCAACGCACATGGGATATAGTACATAATGACATAGTTATATATACGGGCGTATATCGCATGAAGTATACGGGTTGGACATAATTACTTGGGTTTACCATCCAACCAAAATCTATATTCTTTATAACACTCTTTTATTCCACACATACCTTTATTTATTTGATTTTAATTAACCAACCCCATTTTATACCATTTGTTACTCTGTTTTTAATAGTAGAATAATCCTGGATCTCTTCACAGTATTTAAAATCACTTAATATTTGTTCTTGCCTTTGAATATTAAGATTCCACTCATCTTTTATTACAATTTGATAGGTTACACCTCCATATTCGTAAGTAGTCATATATTTATTTGTTAATTAATGTATAAATTAAATAAATCTCTATGTAATTTCTAAAGTAAACATTCCAGTGCCTCTTAAATATAATGTTGTGCCGGCTATAGATGTGGATGGTGTGTAGGTAAAGGAACTATCACCTTTAGGTACAACTACACTAGAGATATAAGATGAGGTAATTAAACTCATTGAAGATGGAACTATATAAGTACCTGCACAGTTAGTAGGAGAGTTACTATCATAAAAACCACTTGATGTTCTGACTGTTTCCATTGTGAAATAAGAAGAACCTGAGGGATTAGTGAAAGTAAAGGTTTTGGAGCCATTTAAATTTTCACTTATAGAACCTGATCCGTATAGTTGGGTTGATGTATATGTTGCCATTTATTTTTTATTGTTCCGCTTCTCCATTCATTAAAAATAATAATCATCTGATACTATATCAATATGGTCTCTTATCATAGCATCTAAATATAAATTAACATCACTAGCAGACATTGCTTTTATCATAGATGTAATAATATAATCATCATCATCAATAGCATCTCTAAGTCTATCTAATTTATCCCATGCTTTTTCATCTAATGTTTCACCCATTATTTTCTTTTGCTTAACTGCAGGTCCTGATCCACAACTTTCTTCAACATCTAACGGAAAAGTGTCTGGATCGAGTAAAATATTGGGTTGATTGCGAATAACACCACCTCCCACTATTTCTTCAATAACATTAGCTAATTCATCACCACCTATATTGCCGTTTCTGTATTGGTCTAAGTGCATTTTTATTTCATCTGCATTAACTTCTACAAATTCATCTTCTTCATTTAATAAACTGCCTTCTGTTAAATACTTTCTTAAATCGAAATTGTTCATTTTATTATGTTTCAGTTGTTGCATATAAATATACGATCTCCTTCTAAGATTTAACAATAACAAATATAACTATAAACTCGTGCGGGAGGGGGACTCGAACCCCCGACCTAGAGCTTATGAGGCTCTCGAGATACCATCTTCTCCACCCCGCATATTCAATTACATATTTTTTCTTGAAATTCTTTATTATCAAGTAATAGTTTCCATACATCACTATAAGCTCGGGCTTGGGCTAACTTACAAATTCTATCATATAAATTTTCCTCAATTTTAGGCATTTCATCATGCTCCTTGAGAAATTTTACAGCCCTATTCATTATTATTTCATGAATTGTTTCTAATTCAGACATATTTTTATTTTATTAATTAATTTTATAATAATCCTTTACTTCTCGTAATTCTTTTTCTAAATCTTTAGTATTTTTATCCCTGTTTTTTTTATAAATTATAATCTCTCTTAATGTATTAATATATAAATTAATGTGGTATTTACTTGCTTTAGGTTTAAATTTTGGTTTCACAATATTTTAATTCTACTTGAAGGCAATCCTTAACATTGAAGGTGGAGCACTAATTATTGTTTTTCCGTTTTGGACCTTAATTTTTTTATTATTTATTTTAATGACATTAAATACTTGACCATTATTATACTTTTTATGATCAATAGTAACCATATCCCCTACAGTAAAATCACTTATAGTTGGTAAGTTTTTTCCAAATTCTGCAGCTCCTTCACGGGCTGTGATTTTTACTCGAAATCCTTCATCATCATACGTAATTGCTCCCAAAGACATATTAATTCCATGTTTGTTCTCTAGTGCCTGTACAGCTTCAGTGAAATCTTTTCTAAATTCTGTAAAACCTTGTTGGTTGTAATTCATAAGACCTTTATTTATTTTAATTATACCGTCAATATACGAAGGCTCCCTTAGGGAGCCTAGCCTCTTCGCATAAATCTTTAATTTATTTTATAAATCCAAATTAACTTCCAGTTGACTAATCATATCTACACATTTTATGCAAATGAGTTTTGAATCATGATTACAATACTCGGAAAAAGATTTTTTATCTTCCGTATACTTCTCATTAACTGTTTTCATACAACATCCGCATACTATATATTTTGTTTTCATTTTATTTTAATTATACCGTCAATATACGAAGGGTATCTTGGGTAGCCTAGCCTCTTCGCATAAATCTTTAATTTATTTTATAAGCACTATAAACACTTCGGGTTAATCTTATTGAATCCCTTGGATCTCCCATTATCTCTCCATCCACTATTGCAAAGGCATGCCCTTTAACTGTAATAAGATAATTACCCTCAGAAAATATTTTAATAAAATCTTTAACTTTATAAGAAACTTGTATTTTACGTTTACATTTACAAAACTTTTTCTTTTTCTCACTCCAAATCGTAATTTTACTATTTTGTGTGCGTGTTAATACTTTAGTACCATAATTTCCCTTTTTACCTAATTGTTTAATTTTTTTACCAAATGCTTGTTGAATGTGAGGTAAACGAAGTTGAATCCATGTCCCACAATATTTTTCCCTATTTAATTTAATTCTACAAAAATTATGTGCCTTATTATAATTTACACCAAAAGCTGCCGATACAGCTCTAACTACACAATCATTTGTTTCTCCCTCTTTTAAATAATCATTTTCTGACATATAACCTTTATTTAATTATGCCGTCAATATACGCATTTTTCCGGTGGACTCCTAGTTTTTTGTGCGGTATTATTTAATATTTATTGAATTCTCAGTAAAATGTGGTAAATTTGTGAATAATACATAAGTCAGGAGAGGTAGTTTATATAAAATTGTGAATTCCGCAATTCTTCATATATATTTTGGAGTATTAAAAAATAGGTTGGGTGGGTGGGGGAAGGGGTTATCACCAACTCTACCCTAACCTTATCTTAATTTACCATACGCCCTAACACTTTGCGCTATATTTTAAAGTTTTTGTGGGTTGGCTACACTTTATCAAGGTTGCCTCACCATATATAAATTAATACAAACATACATATACACATTGAGTTCTGATAATTCTATCATCTTAATATTTTTTATTTATTTACCTTTGTTATTATTTCATACCAAGGACTAAACCAATCAAGTATTTCTCTTTGACTTCCATATACCTTTAATAAATTTCTTTTCTTAATTAATATATTAATATCTAATCTTTTTTTATGTTTATCAAATTGCCATAATATGTCTGGTCTTAAATGGTTTAATATTTCGTGAAGTGCTCGATGTCGTGGATGTCCATATTCACCTACCTTATTATGTGTAACTATTTTTACCCAATCTCGTTCTCGTAATACTCTCAATAATTCATAGATAAGTTTCTCTCTATTATAATCTTCTCTATCTTTATAACCTGTCCAATGTTCATATTCTTTTATTCCTATAAACTTCATAGATGCTTTAAATTCTTTTCTTCTAATCTTATTATGGTACTCATCTACTACTATAACTTTATATTCATCTGAATGTGTCAACAGTTCAGCACCACCAAATAGTGCTTCATCATCCGGGTGTGATGTAATCATTAATTTGTCAATCACAATAGAATATCTTTATATTATCATGTCTTTGTAATATTGATGCAGGAACATCTTCAGTTACTTCACCATGCATAGCCACATTTAATATATTCCATTTATGGGCTCCATTAGCAATTAATACTATCTTCTTTGATTCCATTATAGTTTCTAATCCCATAGTAATTGCTTGTTTAGGTACATCATCGATTACATCAAAAAACCTTGAGTTATCTTTAATAGTTTGTTCAGATAAATCCACTACTCTTGTTCTTGATTTAAATGAAGAACCTGGCTCGTTAAATGCTATATGACCATTAGTACCTATTCCTAATATACATAAATCAATTCCCTTATTTCCAGGGTATTCTTTTATCTTATCTTCAAACGCTTCAGTAGGGCGGAATGGAAAATGGCAATGGTCAGGATAGATATTAATTTTATCAAATAAATTCTCTCTCATATAACTTTGATAACTTTGTGGGTGATCTATATTCATAAGATAAACATCAAGATTAAATGTTATAACAGATTTCCAATCTAATTCTCTATTGACAAGTTCTTCATATATGCCAAGTGGTGTATCACCAGTTGGGAGAGCTAGTTTAGATTGGGGATATTCTTTGATTTGAGACTCAATTATATCAGCTACAGTTAAGCTTAGTTCTTTATAACCTTTATCTAATACATTGACCTTCATTACTATAACCTTTATTTATATATACATCAAATTAAATCATTAAAATAGAAATTCTTCTTTGTTTTATATATGTTCTAAGCAGGTAGGACAAAGACCTACATCTTCAACTTCTCCTGTTATTTCATCACCACAGCAAGTGTATTCTAATTCTTCTACTTCTTTAAATAAGCGACGCTTAGCCGTAGGTCCAAATTCATTTTCTTCATACTTAATAGCTTCTTCTCCTACTAAATATTCTCCATTGTCTGCAATAGTGTATTTTTCTTTTTCTTTCATAACAAAGTGCATCATTCATCAGAATATTTCATAACTAATTCGTCATTTAATCTTATAATTGGTTCTTGAAAACTATCTAAATATCCATCTAAATAAGCACCGAATAATACCCTTATTGTTTGAATTGATGTTTCTTTTCCAAATCTATCTTCTAATTCTTGATAACTTATATCTAAATTTTTAGGGAAAAAATCAGTTACGATAGGCATAAGTTTAGCTTTTATTGATGGATCTCCTGCTTTATCATCAAATAGACTTTTCATATTTACATATTTACCTACAATTGATTTAGGAATACCCCTACCTGACTCTTCTTCTTTAAATAAGCGACGCTTAGCCGTAGGTCCTACTTTGTTTTCATTTATATATTTATTGAATTCTTTTTCGTAATCTTCCATGGTGTAAATTGTTTTAGTTTATTTTTGTTATAGTTAAGTGGTTATTTGTTATTATGATTTTTTGTCTTTCTCCTCCAAAATTTGTGGTGTTGCCCAATCATCATCTCCATAGGCATTTATTTCTATTTTTGGGTGGGGAGAATGTTTTTTGATACAAATAAAACCTTGTTTCTTCCAACAAATGTTCCTTAAATATTTTTTTATGTAATAAAATGTTATCATTATAATTCTTTTACAGACTCCCTACATACCTTAAAAGGATTTATTACGACGTTGTCCCCTCCATTTAACCCCTTTGGTATTTCCTAAACCTTTTAATTTTTTAACCCTCCGGTTATAATCATTTCGTTCGGTATCTATTTGATTATTTTTCATCTTAATTTCTATTTTATTATTTTCTGTTTTTAAACGTATTAGTAATCTAATTATATCATCTCATGATTAGGATTTTACCTAATAAATTATACGTTAATATACGTAAAATTTTGGGGGTATTCTAATATTTTTTAATATATCTTGTACGAGGAAGGGGTTGTTTTTTAAACGTTTTTAACCATTCCTTTAATTGTAAATACATTTGTTTACTTGAATTTTTACTCATTTTTTAATCAATAATTAATTTTAGTTTTAGTTATTTTAATTTCAGACCATCCACTACCTATCATTTTTAGCTTTTATTAATATTTTTTATTTTAAATCCAAAATTTTCTATTTTAAATCCTAAATATTGTCCTAAACTGCCTCCAATAAAATAGGCTACAATAGGCTGCCACAACAAATTCATTATTGCATCTATTCCTAAAAATATAGATGCTAACCAACATACTCCAATTATATTACCTGTTAAGATTGAAGCTAATACCTTTTTTTCAGCAGTATAAATTACATTTATAGTTCTAAATAATATAAATACCATTTGTAATATAAAAATAATTATAGCTGATGTCCAAGGGTTAATTATTAAATCATTCATTATAATACTAATTATCATTATTTAAACCTAGTCTTAGAGCCGTTGTGCTATACACACCTTCTTTTAGACTAATATGTTCACTTATTTTTTTTACTATATTTTCTACCTTTACGACTTTTACCTTTTAAAGCCCCTGGTATATCACCAATCTGGTTACCAACTTCTTTTATAGCTTTTGCTACATCATTTAATTCAGTGACTGTTAATTTATATCTTTTTTGTATTTCTTTTACTGTAGCAATTGCTTTTTCGTCTACAGAGGTTTTACCCCAAACGTATTTCCATGCATCTTTGCAATATTGTTTTGTTCTTTTCCACATAATGTTATTATTTATTGTTAAACTTATTTTTATTTATTTTTTTATAAATATGATATTTCTTTATCTAAATATTTATCTAGTGACTTCATAATTTTATAATAATAAATCATTTTTTTCAAGAAAAAGCCATCCTCTTTCCAACCAAAGACGTATTGTAACATCCTCAATCTTATCCATAACATCAGCCCCATCATGTCTTTTTGAAGCAATAAAAGCAATTATCATGTCCGCGTAGTCTCTTGCTTTATCTTTTTCTCCTAGTTTTATATGTTCCTTTGCTTTATCAAAGCAATGATGTAATACTTGTCTTTTATATTTTACCATTTATTTTTTAAAAGATTTAGGTATTTTTTCTTCTTTAAGATTGTAATATTCATCCAAAATAGAACTCAACACCCTTATTTCAATTTGAGCTTGTTCCAATTCCACATAATTTAAAGGCATACTATTTTTATATTTTTCTTCTAAACTTATTATTTTATTAATTATTATATCTTCCATAGCTTAATCTATTAATTCCTCTATATTAATATTATATTCTTCCATAAGTTTATTAAATTCATTAAATACTAAATCAACTACTTTAGGGTTTGATAAATATATTATTTCTTTATAATTTCCATTATCATCTGTAAAGTTGTTCATCTCCTGTATTAACATCAATATCTTCTTTTTTGAATTTAATTGGAATTCAAATAATACACAAGCCATATCTAAAGCTTTAATACATCTTCTATGATCTTTTATATCTTCAAGTTCATTTAAATCAAATTTTAATGTTGTTTTCATTTTAATTGTTTAATATGTTTACAATTTCCTCTACTTATCCAAGCTCCAGGACAAGTACAAGTATAAGTTATTTTGTTACCTCTTGTAAATCTTTTAGTAATATAAATTTTATTACTTGAACTTGATTTATTTTCAAATTTTTCGATACTTTTCTTAATAATTGGTTTAATCCATTCAATATCAGATAATTCAGTTTTAGGATGAACTTTTACCCAACCGGGCATTAAATATTTTTGATTGCTTAAAATTACTAAAGTTGGGGAGATGATATTTGTAAACTTATATTTAAAACATCTAACTCCAATGTATCCTCCCAACCCTTTAGGGTTTATTCCAAAACTTGTAGTAGGATTGTATATAATCCTGGAACGGATATTACCATGTTTATTTAGATTTGAAAATTCGTGTAAAGGCATTTTAATATATTATTATTTTAAATTATCCTACTTTATAATTACTCACAAAGTTAAAATGAGTATTTTATCTTAGTTTTTCACCTTATTGAATTTTTTATTTAGGAAATTATACATTATTGAAAATATTAATCCCCCAATAAAAGCATCACAAAAGCCAAAAAACAACCCAATTATACTGCCCATGGGAGTGGCGGCAAACCCATAATATACGCTCCCGAAAAGCTCAATAAAGGGTAGGCCAAAATCAAACATCCATCCAAGCATTCCAGTTATAAACATGCCTATACCCCAGGTCATGCCTAAGGATAGAGCTACTGATAAAGTATGTATTTGCTTATTCATAATAGTTACTCATCCAAAGTGTTAATAATTCATTTGCTTCTTTATTACTTACTTCAGAAAAATTTTTAATAATAAAAGAAGCAGCTCCAAACATATTAATTTCACCTGATTCTCTTAAAGCATTTAAATACTTAAATACTTTTTTTTCTAATTTAGTTATTTTTCTTACCATGGATTGAAATTACGGGTTTTTTATATCATCAAACTCAACCTGATTGATTAATTTTTCTAAATTTTTATGAGCTATTGAAAATTTTTTATCTTCCATATCTAAAAGTATATCCATTAACTTCAAATAAAGCACCTCTTTAGTTTCATTATCCATTATGACCATGTTTTTACCAGTTCATCTATATCTTCTCTACTTTGCCATCCAATTGGGTCCATTTCAAACTCACCCTCTTTATTAAATATAGCTACTTCGAATGATGATACACTATCTGGTTTTTTTAATTCACCAGTGAAATCTAATCCACCAGGTATACTGTATAAACCCTCACCTGCTGTTATTGATAATTCTCTTCCATTATCCAGCATTAATAATCCTTGAATTACACTTTTGATTCTCTGTTTCTTCCAAGTGATGTCTTTAAATGTTTTTAATTTACTCATGACCTTTATTTATTTAATCATTAATACAACATAAATGTACGAATCTTTATTCAGGTATCCTAGTCTTTCATGCATTATTTTAATTAATTGCATTTAATTTTTTCAATTATAGCCTTACAATTACTACATTGTTTTAATTTATATAACTTATAACTTATATTTTTCTTTATATTCTTTAATAAATTTTGTTCCTAATCCTATCTCCAAATAATCTGCATTTTCAGGTACTCCTGCTTGTTTATTAGTTATAATATCATCAATGTTCTTATTTTTGAATACTTTCATTTTAACTTTTGTATTCTTTCTTGGAGTTGAATAAACCAATACAATAGGATGATTACTATATTTTGATTTAGGGTCAAGTATAGGTTTATTAGGTTTACCTATTGCTTTAATAAGTACTTTGTAAGGAGCAGTATTATGTTTTTTCCTATCAAAATGCCATGTAGTCTCTTCTCCTTCAACTTTAAATCTAATTGGTACTTCTACATTATCTTTTGGCCTACCTCTATGTTCTGTTTTCATAAGGGTTGTTTTAAGTTAATAATTTTATTTGTTAGTTTTAATTGAATATGTAGCATAATCACATAACGGATTTCTTACCTTTCTGTTCAATTCTAATTCATCAAACTGACCCATTGAACAGTCAAAAGCTATATTCTCAATCTCACTACCTATTTTTAATGAAATCTTTCCATATTCGGAGTTTTCAATTCCATTTTGAATTTGATTCATTATAGTTATGGTTCTTATGATATTTGTTTTCATAATATTTGTTTTAACTAATTACTTATACGTGAATATACGAAGGCTCCCTCAGGGAGCCTAGTTTCTTCGCATAAGTCTTTAAAATATTTTAACACCATATTGTTTCTGAATCAAATAACATTCCGGATTTGTGTTCTCTTAATTTTTGAGAATCCAATGATATCATAAAACAAAATTCTTCCATTTCCCCATCATTAGTTAAATCTATTAATACAGAATCATCCATCATCTTCAATTGTTCTATTGGTTGCCTAGGTCCTAACATATTATAAATTTAATTCATATCCCGAAAATTGTTCCATATAAGTGGTAATTTTAGTACCATTCCCGTCCTTGAATATTTCTCGGTGTTTAAAGAATTTTCTAACATTTCCTGCTCCTCCTAAATGGGCAGCTGCTAAAATTCCTGATTCTGTTATAAATATGTTACGAAATACTTTACCTTGATATTTTTTAATGTAATAATCAAGAGATTTTTTATTATGTTGTAATAATTGTAACATTGCACTTTCTTGAAGTTCAGGAGAATATAAAAAATTATAAGTTGTTGTTTTAATTCCTAAACTTTTTAATGTTGCTTTACCAAATTGATATTTACCTAAATAACCATACTTGTTAACTCTTAAATAGTTATTTCCTGATTCTCGAAACCCTATACTCATTAAAAAATCTAATAATGAGGGTTTGATTTCAATTTCAAAAACTTCTATCTCAGGGCAAATTTCTACAATGCCATAAGGAGTTATACTAGGAAGGGGTTTCATTGGTAGTGTATTAAAAGAAACTATAAATATAAATATAAATAATAATAATAATTTACTTAAATGTTTATTTTTCATTTTCTAAATATTTAATTATTTTAATAATTTTTTCACAATCTTCATAATTTTCTTCACTCTCATAAATGGGTAAATGAAAATACAAAGCATCAATAAAATCTACCTTCTTTAAACTAACACTAATACTATACTTTTGTTCTTCTATTTTTATATTGGCAATGTAATATTCAGAATATATATCTGTATAATTTTCGAATATAACATCTATAACTGCCTTTGAAAGCTCATAATCTTTGCTTTCAATTTTATTTAAAAATTCTTCATAATTTTGGTATGTAAAATGAGTCATCTTAAAAATGTTTTAAGAAATTAGGATTAATAATTTTATTTTTTAATTTTTGAGTATTTTCATCTTTTTTTAAAATTCTATTAGCTAATACCTCTAATCTTTTATTTTTCATTTCTTCAAAATTAGTAATAACTTGTATATGTTTTTTACTTTTTTCCATTATAATCTTGAAATATATTGGTTAACATCATCATCATCACCAAATCCTAATTCTTTTAATCTCTTTAAATGATATTCATCTACTTCAAACTCAACGGTTTCGCTTGTACCGTGGTGTGGGGTTTGTTCTTCAATTTGCATTATATCTTTTTTATTAAATATATTACCTATTTGTAAAAAATAATCATTATAACAAAGTAATTCTATATTTTCTGTTGTATAATTATGTCTATTACCATCCTTAAAATGCATTAATAAAGGTATTTTATAATCAAGAACTCTTCTTTCCTTAAATTTACAAACAGCACATTCCTCTAATAAATATCCTTCTTCTATAAGTTTATATTTTATTTTTGAAGAACTCCATGAAGAAGCATTAACCTTACCCGAAAGTATGTCCTTAAGTTGAATAGAATTATTACCTTTAGTAAATTTTGGAACACCTTTACCACCCCAATTTATATGGATTTCATATAAAGATTTACCAGTTTTATTATCAGTATACATTTTGGCATACCTTTTATAATGTTTATATGAAACATGAAGATACCTTGAAGCTGCTAAATTAGATAAAGTACTAGCTTGGGCAGCAACAATCATTTCTTTACTCAAAGGTTTGACTCTTGGCATCTTATTTATATTTAAATTTAAATCCTTTAGTAGTCTTTAATCTTCCCTTACAACACATAGTTATACTCGAATCATAACATCCTGTTTGTCTTGCTGCTTCTCTTACTCCAATAAATTCCTTTATAAATTCCATATTTTTATTATATTGAATTACCGGTTTTTTGTTAGGATTACTTTTAGAACGTTTCTCCCTAGTTTCGAGTGATACTTCTATTCCTATTCTATGTTTACCAAAATTTTCTTTATTTTTTTTAGGAACTCTTAATTTTTTCCTTTGTTGTTCGTTTAATGTTCTACCTTTTAAAGAGTTTGATATTTTTTCTTTCACTTCAGGGGGAGTTATATATCCCTTTTTATTAGTGTTACCTAACGTGGATTTATTTATTTTATTTTTTATCTTTTTTGTTACAAATTCCATTTCACCCTCACCTTTATTTATATTTTGAATATCAAAACCCCAAGTTGAAAATTGTTCTATCCAATACTTTTCTAACCGTACCCAATCTTTTAATTTATTAGAATTAGATTCATCAATATAAGTATAAGATATTTGATTTCCAAATATTTTTTTATGAATCTTTTTCCTAGAACTAAAAGTTTTACCTATATAAATTTTATTTTTATCTCCAAAACAATTTTCAACTAAATAAATTTTAATCTTTTCCATTATTTACACGTTTTATACCAATTATAAATATGAAAAAAAATATTTTAAAAGTTGGATTTTTATACTATTTATTTATGTTTTCTTTAAGGGATTTTATGTTTTCTGTTTCTTGTATCAAAAAATTATTATATTCACTTTCTTCCATAATAATTATTTCATTCCAAGTGTGATCTCCTTCACCTTTTTGAATGGGCAGAGCACGTTTTTTTCCAACTAAGTTGTGAGTATCTGAGCATTTTACACAAAAATTATAATTGTATTGAGTTTTCCTCAACTCAGGCATAGGATTTGTGCATTTCACACAATTTATCATTTTCATATTTATTTTTAGGGGATTTAATATTACTTGCATAAATATAACTCTTTTGTATTAGACGTAAATATACCGAAAATATTTAAGGTATATACGTCTTTTATGTGAAATTTTTAATTATTTAAAGAAATCCTAATTCTAACTTTGCTTCTTCACTCATAAATTTTTGACTCCAAGGAGGATCGAAAGTGATTTCGACTTTAGCACTCTTAACTTCATCAATTAAACCTACTCTTTCTTCAACTTCCATTGGAAGTGTTTCAGCAACAGGACAATTTGGTGTAGTTAATGTCATAAGGATTTTTACATCAAGGTCTTCGTTTACAAAAACATCATAGATTAATCCTAATTCGTAAATATCTACAGGAATTTCCGGATCCAATACTGTTTTTATTACACGAATAATTTTTTTATCCAGTGCCTTTCTATCTACTATTTTTGTTCCTTTAAGTTCCATACCCTTTATTATCTATTTTCATATTGCCATAATACAGCATTACAATAATTATGTACTGCTCCTTCTGTCATTCCTGTATCATGGTTATGTTGTAAATGAATTTGAAAATTCATAAAATTTTTGGGGAACAATTTCCAATTAATGTTTTTATTGGTTATTTTATAAGGTGGGGGGTGTTTTAAATCCTCACCACAATAATAACACATTCTATTTTGTTCTTTTATATATTGTTCTCTAACTTCTCCACGTTGATAAAATTCTAATTTATCATAATCAACAGGTAAATTGTATTTCTTTATTTTCATTTTATGTTGGGTATAATATACAAACCTCCTCCATCTTTTCCTAATAATTTTTATACCATTTTTTTATACCACAAATTGCACCAAATTTATCAAATTCTGGAATTCCCCCCCCATTTATTTATAAATTTTATGATATTATCTTGTTCAGCTTTGATTTGTCTTTTTGATGAGGTTTTCCTATCTTCAGATTCTTCTAGTCTATGACTTCCTCTAGCCGAGAAATGATATATTAAACTTGACCTGACCAGAATACTTTGAACGAGCTGTCACCTAATAAATTACTTTCATATGTAGCAGTCTCTTCATTATCACCTGGCATCATTAAGAAATATTGCATCGTATTGGATTCCTTTTCGTTACTCGACCATCTATTATTCCCCACTTATCAATAAGCTTGCGTTGTGAGACTCGCTCCACTATTGTGTACTCTCCGACTCTAGATGTTTTACTACCAAAGTGGTAAACAGTTGCTGGGGATACTATATGTTTATATCCACCTAGTTTATAGCGTAAATGTATATCATCATCTTCACAGAATTTAACAAATGTGTCACCATCTATACCTATATAATCTCGCTTATATACTGCAAAGAATAATTGTGATCCTCCTTCAATAACTTGATCATTTAATTGATAAGCATTAAATTTATCTTCATCGAAATCATCTAATCCATACCCACAATCTAATACGACCTTACCTGGATAAGTGTCAGTATATACAGGGGGTTCAATCCTAGTGTATGACAATACCGTCCCTGGAGATATATCTCTACGTATCTTCTCTACAAACCCATCCTGGAGTACCATATCATTATGGAGAAGTACGATTATATCACCTGTAGCTTTAGCTACTGCATTATTGTAATTAGTGCCAAGTGTTACATCAGGATTACATTCTTCTATTACTTCAACTGAATCATCGTCACCATATAGTGTTTGGATGTTACCACAAAGGTAATCTGTATATTCTTGATTAGTACCATTCGTAGGAATAATAAGAGACACTTTTTCTATAACATTTTGTATTCCACATATCTGATGATACTTATCAAAGGCTGGCATACCTCCCCATTTATTAACAAACTTCTGAGTGTTCGCTATTTCAGCTTTCGCTTGTCTAGTTGAACTCTGATTGTTATTTTCCTCTAATCTATGACTACCTCGTGCACCAAAATGATATACTAAGCTCTTTGATGATGTTACAAACTTAAATCCTTCACGAACCATTCTCCAAAACAAGTCATGGTCATCCCAACTCGTAGGAGCAAACTGAGGATCATTACCTCCAATGAAATCCCAATCACGCTTCTTAATCAAGCAACTTACTCCAAGTCCCCTCGTATACTCTATATCATTTTCCTCTTTGAACTTTTTTGCCCACTCTTCAAATATTTCTGATTGAAATGAGTCATGGTAAGCTCCAAATGAATCTTTAGGTACAACTATATTACCAGGCGTTGTTTCAGAAGATGGGAACATCTGTGGCTCTATTCTAAATGAATTCACCCATAAACGCTCGTCAGGGTACTTATCAAATACATTTAGTAAATCTCTATCCCAATTTTCCGTAACATAAAAGTCTGAATGTAAGAACATAATATATTCAGTCGTGACTTTATCTGCACAGAAATTCATACCACCTCCTATACCTTTAGGTGTATCATTCTTATCTGTATATACGTCTAGATTATATTTCTCTTTAACACTTTCTAACCACTCATCAGTTCCATCAGTACAATTCTCTGCATGTATAATGAATGGGGCGTCTTTATAAAATGAGTTTTTTCTAACAGAATCAACTGCTATTTTAAGGTATTCTAAATTGTTGTATGTTGAAATACAGAAAGTAAGGGGGCATTCTTTATAGTTATTAACATACATTTTAGAAGATACTACTTTTATTTTATTTCCTTTGGATTTCATATAACTGATTTGTCAAAATATTTATCAAACATGTCTATAAAGAAATCTACATTAAATTTTACTTTTTTTTTAATTAAAAAGTTGTAATGTTTTTTGAATAAGAAGTGCATATGTTGTTTTTTGTCTCCAAATTCTAAATGTTCTTCTCTTGTTAATACTATTAAATTTTCTAAAATATCTTCACCTCCATGATCTCTACTAACTATATGATGTAAGTCTGCTATATGTAAACCAGATATTTCACTTTCTATATAATCGGTGTCTGTATAACCCATCCCTTTGATATATATTTTAGTATGTTTTTTCATCTTTAAAATTAGGTTTGTCTAACAAATTTAACTGCCCATTTTAAATAATTTAATGTATTATATGTAGAACAACAAAATGTTAACATTGATATCCAATCTCCATTATTTTATTATTTTCCCAATTAGCCCATTTTTCATTATAAATTTCATAAGATTTTTGAACCTTATCCTTAAAATTATCTACGTCACCACCCACCTTATGATCAAAAGGTATAGATCTATGATCTCTATTGACATATATCATATAATTTTTATACCCCACATCAAATACCTTATAACTAAAATCCTGACATTCCCTATCCCCAAAATATGATTCATCAAATATTCCAACCTCATTAAAAATATCAGTTGACATAAACATAACCCCGTCCGTCCACAATAGTTCATCCATCTGATAATGAACATTATTTTTAACCGGTACACAATATTTTTCTCTATGTGAATGGGGCCTAACTCCTAAAACACCACATTTCAAATCTTCTGTATTATATATATCAATAAATTTTTGTATCCAGTCGTCATCTAAAATAAACATATCATCATGTATAAATACAAAATAATCCTCATCTGATATTGTATCTATAACTAGATTCAATGCTTTCGATATTCCATATTGAGAATTCGATACCATTTTTATTACATTCTCATCACCAGTTTCCCAACTATTAAAATTCTCATCATCTGTGTTGGATATTAATACTATTTTATAATCCAAATTACTTTTCTCACATTGATTATATAAATGTTGGACACATTCAAATACCAATTCAGGTCTAGTAAATAACGTCGGTATTGCAAATATAATCTTATTATTTTTCATATTAATCTACTAAGAACATATTTCTATTATTTATAATTTTCATGTATAATCTCCCACGATTGTTTCATTATATCCAATCTTTCTTCTTTATTAAATCCATTGAAATGCCATATATTTCCTATTTCTATAAATAAACCACCATCCAATATACCTTTACGATGTAAACCGGTCATATTATATATCTTAGGTAAATAATTTATCTCATATCCTAATTTTCTCACCATATAATTTAAAGGTGTCTGATCTGATCCTTTTCTCAAAATATTATATTGAAGATCTAATAAATGATCTCTATTATTATGATATAATTCTATCATACTACTAAATAATTTTTTATGTGATTTATTAATTACCAAAAATCCAGCATTTATATAATCCCACCAATCAAATTTTACATCAGGAAACATGTGTTGATAACCATTTTTACTGTTATATGTCCATTCAACAACTTCATTATCTTTAACCGCAGATAATTTATTATCCGTTAATTCAAAAAAATTAGGGGTGTCCCATTTAATCATTGTATCCAAATCAACCATAGCCACTTGATTATATTCTATATTTGAATTTTCCAATATATCAAATAAATAATATCTCTGCCAAGTAGCCGACATTTCACTCGGATCTTCAATAGCATCTTCCAATAAAATTAAATCTATATTATTTTTATCACACCACCATTTCCATGTATTTAAGCAAAATTCTTTATAATCCATATTATCCAAACCATCAGCAGTTTTTGCACCCGGAATTGATGTTATAAATACAATATCACTCATCACTTATATCAAAATTATCTTCTATGTATTTCAATATTTTAGGCATTTGGTTATGCCATTGATTAACATCCCTACTTAAAAATCCACGCTCGCCCTCAAAACAATAATTACTGATTCTATATTGATTTGAAAATCTTTTAACCTTATCAGATAAATTATTACTTTTTATAAAATTTCCAAAATTTCCAGCTATATGATTCCAATCAGATATGGAATTATCCATACTCCAACTTTTAAATGGTGTGTCGATTTCACCCTCTCTAGTCAGAGTAACATTTTTAATATCAAAACTACCACCCATTCTCGAAATTAATGATGTTTTAAATATAGCAAATGAACCTCTCAAATTTGAAATATTTTCCGGTACTATATCACCACCATTAGCTATGGTTAACCAATCATCCCAATCATATTGTAAAACACCAGATGTAAATAAATCATCTCTAAATATGAAATTATCATCATGGGTTGATAATATAGCATCATATTCTTCATAATTATTATCTTCCATCCATTGATTTATAAAATTAAAGTCTCCCATAATATTAGGCTTTTCTGTATATTTCCAACCTAATTCTTCTATTTCTTTAATTGTAATTGGCTTTTCATAAAGGTGATGATCCATAGTATTTAAAATATTATTTTCATCAGTGCAATATTCTAATAACAATTTTTTTTTCTCATCATAAACAACTTCTAAATTCGGATTTCTATGTGATACACAAAAATAATCTATTTCCCAATTATTTGGTATTTGTTGTTTTATCATTTCTCGATAAAAATGATTTGGAAAATGCCAACCACCAGCTATTACAGCTATTTTTCTTTTTTCTTCATTTATTCTCACTCCTGACATTATCTATATTTTTAAAAATTTCATACCAGTGTAAACATAAATTTTCAGGTTTGTATCCTTCTGTAAATTTCTGCCTAAAATTATTATTAATTTTATATTTCTCATAATGTATCGTAATATTTATTTTGAAACTCTTGTTTCTCTATAGTCTTATGATGATATAAAGACCATTCTTCTATTTTAGGTAAATTAGAAAATGTTTTATAACCTTTTATTGTTTCATGTACATGGCCTTCCCAACGTAATTCAGGTATATTTCTTACAATTCTAGATTGTCTATCAGGATAATTAATCCATTTATTTTCATCTACTTTCCATCCCCACTTTTTTATATGTTCTTTTGTAATTCCCTTTACTGTATTAATTCTACTTATATACAACAAATCAATATCAGAATTTTCTAAAACATAAGGAAGATTTTTAATTAAGAATTCATGAGGCATTTCATCTGCATCAAGGAATATCAAGAAATCCCCTACACAGTGTTCAAATAAATTATTTTTAAAATTAGCAAAATTATTCTTTAAACTCCCACAAAAGTGTTTAATTTTACCTTGATTATGAAGATTTTCAAGATAAAAAAATACCTTCTCCTCTTCTCCATCTTGTTGAACTACAATTTCATCTTGTTCTCTTTTATGTTTTAGGAGGAAAGGGATTAATTTTTTTAATTCTTCTAATTCTGTGCAACAGGTTAGAGCATAAGAAATCTTCATAACTTATTTATTTATGTATGTGTGGATGTTGAAATTGAAGCCTTATAATTTTCATTATTTTCATATACATAAATGTACAAAAAAATATTGGGTATTCCAAGTTATGGTAATAAATTCACAAAACTTACTAAGATTTTATTCATAATTTTATTATTTATTATTAAGGTAAAAGATCTATATAACTTAATGCATCCATAAAATCGTGTTCTTTAAAGTGCTTAAGAGTACTCATATCCATTCTTTTTGTATAATATTCACCTTTTTTACCAGGTATAGGATATTTTTCTTTTTCTTCATCTAAAACATCTATAACTTTTGTTGCCCCCCACCTCCAATTATCTCTTGAAGTCCCATCAGCAAATACCATACCTTTTTCAAAATTATTTATTGTTGTGGGTATCCAAATTTTACCATCTTCATCTTCATCCATTAAAGATTTATATAGTTCAGGCAGAATTTCAAATTGTTTTTCAAAAAATTCAGAATCTTTTACCATTAAAGTGTTTGTAAAAAACCCACAACCATAACAAAGGTAAGTTTTTAAATCTAAGGTAACTTCATTTATATAACAACAATCTCCACCACATCTCCCACATTTTTCTAATTTATCTGTTTTCATATTTTTTTAAGTTTAGGTAAAATTGGCAATTTTAATTTTGGTAAAGTTAATACAATTTTCTCTGGGAATTCAGGTATAATCTCTTCTAAAACTTGACCTAATAATTCCTTCATTTTCTCCCAACTAAAATTCTTTCTTGAATGATATCCTTGCCTTTTACTTTTAATTTTATAATCTTTATAATTTTCAAAAACATCTTTTAAATAATGTCCCACATATTCTGGGTTAGGTTTGAACCATTTTGCTTCTTTTATTAACCAATCATTAGTAGCACTCGCATGTATATTCTCCAATTCACCAGTAATCATTGAAGTAAATTTAGGGTTTAAGAAATCCTTATGCCCTGACCAATCTGTAGCAATTATAGGTTTATTGGTTAAACTAAATTCTAATAAAGGTCTACAGTAACCCTCACCTTTAGTTAACATAACCATGGCTTTAATTTTAGAGTGATTATATAATTCATTCATTTCTATGTCTGTAAATTCACCCTCTAAAATATAAATATTGGGTAAATTTTTGGAATTAATTGTTTTTTTAATTTTTTGAATTCTACTTAATATTTCATCTCTACTCGCATAAGAAGATGCCCCAACAGAACATTTTAATATAAGTGCGGGTTTAATTTTTTTATTTTTAAAAATTTCGTAAAAAGCTTTAACTAGTAACCCAACATTTTTTCTATCATGTCCTAACTTAGCATTTCCTATCCAGTGTCCTACAAAGAGATAAAGGAAATCTTCGGGGAGAGATTGTATATCAAAATACATTTTATTTTTTTTTACTTCACGCATATTTTAAATATTTAACTTAATTCTTATTTAACAATTTCAGAAAAAATTAATCAACCCATTTAATTAGTTGATAAGTATCAAGATTTGCTCCTTCAAATATAACTTTAATAGGTTTTTCTAATTTTAGTTCACCCCTAATTTGATTTGAAATTTTATTATGTTGTCGATATTTGGAATTTTCAAATGTTTGTTTACTAAAATTAGAAGATACAAAATTATAATCCATTCTATTCATTCCTTGTAACCATTCATGTTTACAAATAGTTGATTCAATACCAGCAGTACATCCTATATTAAATTTTCCCATGGGTTTAAATTCTGAGGGAATTGTAATTTGCATCCAAATATCAGGTTTTATTTTTTGGTGTTTGTGGAATAATAAATGATTTAAAAGAAATTTCCATTCATCATTTTCCTTACAAAATCCCCATGAAGTTGAACCCCAAGGTTGTGCTATTAACTTTACTTCATACTTATCTAATTCTATAATTGCTTTAATAATATCTCTACTACGAGCACCATACCCACTCATAGTATCGAAAGGAGAGGATATTACAAATAAAGGTTTTTTCATTTTTATTATTTATATTTATTACTTTTTATCTATTTTTTTTATTAAATTATTCTCTGTGTGATTTATTTTGTTGTATTTATCTTGTTTTAAAGGACCAGCACCTCTGTTCATAATACCACCTCTATGAGACATACTATTAAATTTAAAATCAGTATATACTCCTGTTGCTTTGTAACTTAATGTATATATTTTATCATCTACTTTAAAATCAATGTCACCTCCAGTCTGTTCACATTGTTTTATATGTCTACCTTTTCTTTGTTTTTCTGTTAGGTAATTCTTTTTAATAAATGTTGCGTTTTCTTTAGTTATTTTGCTCATTTCTAAGTATTAATTTTAAAGTCCAAATAATGTCTTTACCCTGTTTTTAGTTGACATTTTCTCACTTTCATCTTTAACATGTTTAATAATTAAATTTTCCACCATTTTATTAATCTTTAACCCCTTATCATTACAATACTCTTTTAACATTGAATGAACTTCTTCTTTAATAATTAATGATTTTTTCATTTTATTATAAATATAGGAAAGTATACAAAGATATACCTTCCTTTTATTTTAATAAATAAGAGAATGATTTAAAAATTTTCCCCTATATTCATTAGCATTTATTAATTCATACTTTTCTCGGGGTTTCCAAGTGCTAAATAATTCATCAAAAGATTCAATAATTCTTTCTCCTTGAATTTTTGATGTAAATCCTGCTTCTTTTGACATAGCCCATTCTCTTCCTTTTAATCCTATTCTTTTACGTTCCTTATTACTTAATTTATAAATTTCTTTTAAAATTTCAGTAACATCTTCCCATTTACACCTATCATCAAAAATATAAGGGGTGGGGGGTGACCCTTGAATTGATCTACTAGTAGGATATACAGGGAAAGCCCATTCTCCATGTTGTTTATAAGTTCCTCTATGGTTTGATGGTATTTCTTTTGAAGGAGTATACCATTTACCTTTTTTATCTATAAATCTCATTTGGTCTTGCATTCCCCCTGTAACATTTGCTATAAAAGGAGTTCCACTTAACATAGCTTCAGTAAGAGTTAATCCCCAACCTTCATTTGAAGTTATTAGTATTTGAACATCTGTTAAATTATAGAGATAATTTAATTGTTTTTGAGGTATTTTGGTTAATGAAAATATTACATTTTCACTATATTCTTCTCCAAATAAATATTCTCTTACTTTCTCTAAATCCGTCCCAGCATTCGTTATTAATTCAGTATGAAGAATTAAATAACAATGTTTTGATTTTTCTTTAGGCAATGAATCTAAAAATACCCTAAAAGCCAACATTGTATCTGGAATCTGTTTTCTTCTAATATTACGGGAATTAAAAAATACAATAAATTCAGGGGTTTTATCTTTAAATATAGTTTTTTTAAATTCCATTAATCCTTTATCATTTTTATCTAAAGGTTTATATACCTCCTCTGAAAGCCCATGAGGTATATATTTAAGGAGTATTGGAGTTGTTCTGTTTTTCATTTTTTATCTAAATCAATAAAATCTACCCCTTGCATTTCCAAACATAGTTTGTGTATGTTATGGGTTTGTTTACTTATACCCATTAATAAATCACAAGATTCATAGTAGGCCCCGTTAAAGGCAGGGGAAGGTCCATTATCCCAAACTGAGAGGTAAGTAATAGGTATTTTCTTTCTAATCTCATGTTCCATATTAAATATCCAACCAAAATATCTAGGATCTGTTACTAGCATAATCGCATTAGGTTTCTCTATATTAATTAATTGTCTTAATATTTGGGGGTTTCCATAACCCTCTACAGGATATTGGATAACTGAAGAATCAGTAAGACCTGTTTCTTTATTTACATCTTGACTTAAATCTAATCTTTTATTTTTTTGAGGATGATTTATGGCTCCAGCCAAATTTACCCAGTTAAAATGTTGAGCCGTATGTAAAATTATTTCTTTTGCAACTGTTGCTACTCCTGACTTTACTCTAATTAAATATCGTCACAAATGAGCAATATCTTTTTTCGATATTTTTGCTCAATGTGACGAAACTTTGATTTTTGAATATTAGGCATATTTACTTATTATCTATTTAATTTTAATTTTTTTATTATTCTACTCATCTTTATAATCAATGTTTGTTTGATTCATTATCCTTTTTCGAAATTCTTCATCGGTTAAAAACAAATAAATTGCCCTATCAGATAGCTTCTGAAAAGAGAATTTCATTCTTACACATTCAATTTTAAAAGGGTCCCATAGATTTATATCTATTTTTACACTTGTTAATTTTTTTTCATTTACCATAATTTATATTTTATATCTTTATATACTTATAAATATTATTAAAACATAAAAATCTATGCGATTTTTAATAACTTTAATAACTTAGGATTTTTAGGACAATTAACTTCATCAAATTTCCAAGGACAAAATCTACAACTCCATTCTGATATATTCTTTTTATAATGTTGTTCAATAATTTTACCATTTGGTTCAAAACATCTTTTAATAAAATCATTTACTATTTTTAATGAAAAATTAATACTTGTTTTTCCAGAAGGAGGAACAAATATTTGTATCCTCTTTTGAACAAAGTCACAATTTTCATATAATTTTCTTTTAACTATAAAAAATTCTATTTCTATATTTTCAATTGGAAAATCATATAATTTAGAAAAAAAATACTTATATAAAATTAATTGGCTTCTTACCCCTTTATCATTTTTTTTCTTTTTATTCCAAGTAGTTTTTGATGTCTTTATGTCGATTATCTTAATGGTATTTGTAGGTTCATGGTACATAACAATATCAAGATACCCCACAAATACCACGTTAGAATACGTTTTAATCGGCGTAATTTGTATTGGCATTTCACAACCTATTAAATACCAACCTTTTTTATTAAAATAAACACCTTTCTTTTTTTTAAAATATTTTAATATTTCAACTCCATCATCATATGCTTCTCTTAATTCTTCTGGGGTTGAAAAATGACCTTTATTTTTTTTATATCCTGTTTGGTATTCTCTTAAAAGTATTTCTTTAAAATAATAATCTAATTCAATTTTATCAGCTTCTACACCAGTTGTTTCATACATTGTATTTAAATAATGTTGAACAGTTTTATGTATAGCTGTTCCGAATATTGAATGAATATTGGAAATAAAAGGTTTATTTCTATCTTTGTATCTTAATGCCCACTGTTTATTACAGTTTTGGAACATATTAATTTGAGATATAGAAATTACTTTTTGGTAAGTAAAATCTATAGGAGGTGGTGGGTTATTCCTTATAAATTTAACTATATTTGGTATTTTTTTCTTTTTAGGCAAATTTATAACATTTTACTTAGCTTATTTCTATTCCCAATTTCATCTTTATAGTTAAAACTTTCCGCTACGATAAATATAATAAAGATTTAATGATTTTATACCTTCCACTTTTCTCTTTTAACAAGTAAAGATATTATTCCATAAATAGAAATATCAAGAAAATTATCCTCAATACTTTCATTAATCTCTTCTTTTTTATTACTTATTAAATTTAATAACCTTTGAACTTTATCATTTAACCTTATTACTAACCCAAATAATGAATTATATTTTTCTTTTTCTGTTGATAAATTAGTCCCTAATGTTATGTTATTAGGACCATAATTTAATTGTTTTTCTGCAAATAATTCATATTGTTCTTTTTGAATTTTTAGAAATTGTTTAGATAATTCAGGGTATTTAGCTTCAAAGGTTTGAGTTTTCAACCTTTCCTCTATAGAAGAGGGTTTTTCTTTATCGTGTATAAACTTAGGATTATTACCTTTTTCTATTAAATCCTCATATTTGTCTTGTGAATTCATATATTTTATTGTTTTGTAAAAATTATCTACCAAAAATCTATTATTAATGGAACTTGGATGTTCAAATTCATCAAATTTCATTTCATTAATTGTGTTATTTCTTTTTTTTCTAATCCAAACCCCATTAAATATCCTTTTATTTCATCTTTATGTATAAGCTCTAAATACTCATCAGCTTCTTTTGATGATATTTCCCATAAATCTGTAAAATATTTTATTAAATCTTTATTGCGTTTTTTAGTATTGGATTTAATGTATTTATTCCATTTATTATTTATTGGTATAAATTCTCTATATATTGTATATATTTCCTTTTTGTTTTGAGGTAATATTTTTTGAACATGATTAACAATTTCTATATAGTCAAGATTCATACTTAAAATACGGTGGATTGAATATGAATTAAAATTTTTATCCCAATCTTCCTGTGTAAAAGAATTAGGTTCTGATTTAATGTAATTAATTTGTTTCAACCAATCCCATAAAGAATTGGTTTTATTTTTCAAAATTCCCTTTTCCTTCATATGTAAACATTATATTAATTCATCTTTAAGTTCCCCCCTTAATTCAGGAATTAAAGTATCTTTCAATATTTTAAATGTTTTGGGGTCATAAAATACTGGTACTGGTACATAAGCATCCTCTGAAGTTCCAGCAACAAATTTTGATATTTTTCTTAATACAAACCCTTGTGTAAATAAATTCTTACCGGATGAATTTAATACTTTAATTGTGTTTTTTAAATCTATTTGTTGTTGTGTTTTGGGGTTATCCATTTTTTATTATTTATTATTTATTATATTTTGTAAACAACTTATAAGGTTTATTTCTTTATCAATTCTAAATTGAGATTGATATAAATGTTCGTTTATTAAAATTGCCACTGTTCCTTCTTGACCTGGTAAATATTCTGTTGCTTTATCAAATAAAAATCTATAAAACATTTCAAAATCTATTACATTAGAATCTGCAATAATTTGCCTAATTTTCATTAAGTGAGGTTTTTTTAATTGTAATTCTTTTAAAACCTCAAACATATAATTTTGTGAAATAAATATTGAAGGATCTAATTCCATTTTTCCATCAATAATACTTGATTGAATAGTATTAATCATTTTCCTCATATCAGGATAATATTGATTAACTATTTTATTAAAGTCTGATATTTTATATTTTATTCCTTCATCTTGACATATATTAAACAAACGTCTTCCTACTTCCACTTTACTTGGAGGGATTAACTTTAATGTTTGACATCTCGATTGAATGGGGTCTATAATTTTTTCAATATAATTACAAGTTAATATAAACCTTGTACTACGTGAAAATTCCTCAATTAAATTTCTTAATGACGCTTGTGCCATTATTGTTAAAAAATCTGCTTCATCCAAAATAACTACTTTTAAAGGATGAAAGGATGCCATACTTGCAAAACTCTTTACCTTATCTCTAATAGTTTCAATACCTCTTTCATCTGAAGCATTTATATAAATAGAATCACAATTCAAAGTATTAACTATAATTTTTGCTAAAGTAGTTTTACCGGTACCTGAGGGACCATAAAATAAATAATTTTGAATATCATTTTGGTTTAACTGTTTTTGGATAGATGATTTAAGAGTCTCATTGCCTACAAAATTTTCTAAATCTAAAGGCCTATATAATTCATTTAATATAGTTTGTTCTGTTTGAGAACTATTTTTCTCCAATATTTTCATAAACTTTATTACTTTTCCCCTATATCTCCATAGATTGAATATTTTTTAGGGATTTTCATTTCAATAATTTCACTTTCAAGTTTTGATGTATAACCTTCCATATCAATATCTTCAACCATAACAAAAATTTTACCTTTTGAAGGGCTTACTTTAAAGTCTCCTTTATATTTGTATATTTTATAAAATGCTTCTAAAACATCAGTTAATGAAGAGTATACCTCTTTATGTTCTGATACTTTGGTTCCTTCGATAACTTCAATCTTCCATTTATCACCAGGAGGTATTCTTACTGCTATTTGTTTTTCTTTATAAGTTGCCATTATATCATTCCCATCATAGAGTTTATACCTTCTGATGATTCTTTATTTACAATTGAACATTCAGTTAATAATATTATTCCTGCAACAGATGAAGCATTTTCAATAGCTGTTCTACAAACTTTTGTAGGGTCTATAATTCCTTCATCTAACATATTTACATATTTTTTAGTTTTAAGGTTATAACCTTCCCATACATCATTTTTTTCAAATACTGTTGAACATATAATTTGTGCTTCTGTTTTACTATATCCAGCATTTTTTAATATTTGAATAAAAGGTTGAGCACAAGCTTTAAATACAATTTCCCCACCTATTGTTGAAATATCTATATTTTTACGAGCTTGTAATAATGCTACACCACCTCCAGGAATTATTCCTTCTTGTATTGCTGATCTTGTTGCATTAACAGCATCATCAATTCTATCTTTTTTCTCTCCTATTTCAGTTTCAGTTCTTCCACCTACATGAATTATTACCACACCTCCAGCAAAATGTGCTAATCTTTCTTGTAATTTTTCAGTTTCAAAAGGAGTTTTTGAACTATCAACTTGAACTTTTAAATCTGATATTCTCTTTTCTATATCTTTAACATTCCCCTTACCATCAACAATTGTAGTTTGATCTTTACTTACATTAATACTCCTAGCTTCTCCAAACCAATCCCTATCAAATTCTTCAAAAGTCATTCCTTTTTCTTTACTAAAAACTTTACCACCAGTTAATATTGCTATATCCTCAAGTATTAATTTTCTTCTTTCTCCAAAATCTGGGGATTTTACAGCACATACTTTTAATGTTCCCCTTATTTTATTCACAATACAAGTAGCTAATGCTTCTCCTGTAATATCCTCTGCTATTATTAATAATGAAGTCTCTTGTTGTGATACTTCTTCAAATAAAGGTACTAAATCTTTAACATTATTAAGTTTACCATCTACTATTAAAATTTTAGGGTTTTTCAAAATAGAAATCATTTTTTCTTCATTGGTTACAAAATGGTGAGATTGATATCCTCTATCAAACTGTATTCCTTCTACTGTTTCTAAACTATCTTCGTTACCTGATGTTTCTTCAACATGAATAATTCCTTCACTTCCTACTTTATCAATAGCAGTAAATATTAATTTACCCGCTTTTGTGTCATTATTTGAAGCGATTATAGCAATTTGTTCTACTTGAGATTCTTCTGAAATATCTTGGGAAATTATTGACAATTGTTCAACTACATTTTCCACTGCTTTATTAATATCTCTCTTAATTTGAACAGCATTTTCATTTTTATCTAAACTTGCTAACCCCCTTTTAACCATTTCACTTGCTAATAAAGTTGCAGTAGTTGTACCATCTCCAGCAATGTCTGAAGTTTTGATTGCTGCTTGTTTTATAAGTTGTGCTCCTAAGTTTACTGTCGGATTTTTAAATTCTATTTCTTTTGCTACTGTTACACCATCTTTAGTACTTTTAATAATTCCCCCTGTTGAAATGATAACATTTCTACCATTAGGTCCCAAAGTTGCAACTACGGATTTTGAAAGTTTTCTAACACCTTTCATAATAAGTTTTCTAGAATTACTTCCAAATTTTATTTCTTTACTCATAATTTTTTATAATTTTGCTAATATTTCGTTTTCTTTTCCTATATAATATTCTACATCATCATGTTTAAATCTTGTAAAACCCATTGTAGGTAATATCACTTTCATCCCAACTTTAAGAGTAGTTTTAATAAAAGTTCCCATTATAGTATAATGGCCAGGACCTACAGATACTATTATCCCAGTTTCATTAAGTTTTTTATCAATATCAGGAACAATAATATTTCCTTGTGGTTCAGTAAATTTTGTAGGCTTTACTATAACTGCATTAAATAATGCTTTAACTTTATATTTTACTCCCATTTATATATTCTTTTATTTCTGTTTCTATTCTTAATAATCTATTAATTAATTCTTCTAATGATTTTGTATCTCCTTCAGTGAAAATTTTTTCATTTATAATTTTAAGTAAGGCTTGTTTTAAATTAGGATAATAGCCCTGTGCTTTACAATATTCAGTTCCTCCTCTTTTGGAACGAAAATGGTCACCGTTAGGTATTATTCTTTCATTTACTGTAAAACAATAATCATCTTTAATTATAAAATAAGGTTCTAATAAAGGATCAGTAATGGTTTTAATTGAATTATTTCTTGGCATATAACTTGTTTGTGTGTGTGACATTAATATACGAATAATATTGGGATAAGACAAATCATTTTATACAATTTTATTATATTTTGTACATTTTTTTCCAAAATAAAAAAACTACTGCCTTTCAGGGTCAAGGGTTCTTACTAAGCAATAGTTTTATAATATGTTTTTTATTAGTAGCCCTTGACCCTACTATCTTATTATGCATATTAAAAAATTTTAAGTTATTCACATCTCACCAAATAATATTCTGATTCCATATTCTCATTACTAAAATTTAATTTCATAATACCTAAACTAGATATTTGAATTAAGGCCTTATCTGCATCTTTATTTGCTGATAGAATTTCTTTAAATAAATCAGAATTGAATGGTAACTCTAAATTTTTATCTAATATTTCTCCTTCTATTTGGTAAGTAACTTTATTAGAATAATTGTCATTAGCTCCAAAAGTAAATATACATAAATTATCTTGTGCCTTAACAATAAAATTATCTTGGTCTAATAATGCATTTTTACCCTTAATTAGGTTATTAATATCACTTTCTTCTAAATTTAGGATTATATCATAACCTTCTTTAGGGTCTTTATAATAAGAAGTTGTACCCAAAACCAATACATCTGCTAATGAATATATTAAATCAAAATTGGCATCAGATATCTTTAATTTACTATAAATATTATGTTTTTTTATAGGGTCAAATAATAAGTCCCCCATAGTAATATTAATTAATTTTGATAATTTTTCAGTATCATAAATGCCAAGATCTGCATCTTCAAATGGAAAGTTATATAAATGAATTTTGCATACTTTCCCTTTACCCCCTGCATAGACTGTTAAAGTATTATCTTTAATTCTCCATTTTGTCTTTTCATTTAATCCCCCTAAATAATATTTAGATATAAAAGATAATATTACATTTTTATTTACCATAACTTATTTTATATTTCATAGATTTCAAAAACATCTATATGAGGGTTTAAGTTAAATTCCCACCCTATATCTTCCATGAATCCTTCTAATTTATTTAATAATATACTCTCAAATACTTTTTTTCTATTAGCATATTTTTCAATAAAATCATTAATTTTATCAGGAATTTTATTAGATATATAGGCTATTGATTCTACTTTGTAAGGATTATCATTTAAATAAATCCATTTAATCTTATCTGATGATGTAATATACGAATTTTGTTTATCTAATCCCCAAAATTTTAATAAATCATTGTATCTTATTGCTGCTTTAACGGAAGCTGATGCTTTTTTCTCAATATTAGTAAATATTTCTCCTGCTCTAGGTTTTCTGCCAGTATATTTTTTGAGTGTTTTAACTGATGTTGGGTTACCTAATTGTGTTAAAGGAATTTCACCCTTTATTATAGATTTTTTAAATACTTTAATTTGACTTATAATCACTTCTTTTTCAACTCCTTTTAATACTTGTTTTAATATTTTTTCAAAAAATTTACCAAATACTGGGGGAAAATTAGATTTTTTAAATTCTAATCCTTTAATGTCAACAAAATCTTTTTTAATAATACCATCTTGTTTAGTAATCCATTGAGCATATCTTCTAGTTTTTCTAAAATAAGCCGAACGGATAACACATTCAGTTTTCATTTCTAATTTATGTGAATCAAGATTAAAACATTCTTTTGCTAATCTATCATAATCTTTAGTTATAATATCTTGGTATTGTAAAGCAACATTTTCTAATACTTCATCTTTTTTTTTCTCACTAAAATTATCAAAATCTTTATATAAAAACTTTAATAAGGGTTCAGCATGAATATAGACTGAGTCGGTATCACTAACAATAGGCAACGAAATTTTCGTCGCCTACTTTACATATAAATTCAGGAGTATCTTCCAGGTGTTTCATAAATTATTTTATTACTTTTATTTCTATTTCCAATATATCCAACTTCGTCTGTATTCTTTTTATCTTCTAATTTAGATTTATCCCAACCTCTTAATTCATAGTATTTTTCTTTAGGTTCACCAGTCCACCCATTTATTCCTTTCTTTGGCAAATAAAACAGGTGAATATAAATAGCAGGAAATCCGGATATTACCATTAATATCATGGCTATAGTTCGGTTAAACAAAGCTGAAGCTCCAACTATAATAACTAAAATCAATATAAATTTACCAATTTTTCTAATTTTAGGTGTGTGCTCTTCAAAGTGTCCAAATAGTATGTTTCCTATTGAATAAATGATACTTACAATAGCAATTTCAAACCAAAACGATTCAATTGACCACATTTTTTTTATAATTTTTTCTTACTTAATTCTTCATTATCATAATATTTTATGAATAATTCATATCCATCTTCCTCACATTTATTACAAGAATAACCTTTACTTACTGTATTTAATGCTTGGTCATAAACGTATAAATTTTCTAATTCTTCATTTTCTTCAGGAGTAAATTCAGTAGGATCTTTTTCTAAATTTTTAAACCAATCTTTTCTTCCCCATTTATCGATTAATATTTCCATTTTTTCTTGGGGGAAAATCATTGGTAAAAAGAGCCATTCATTATCTGTATTTTGTTCACAAAATTGACATTTATTCATTTTTTATATATTTTTAATTTCACAATTCATATTATTCATCTTATTTCTCTCTTTTTTCTTATATTGAGGTACATATTTTTCTTTATTTAATTATACAATCTCTACACTCCCAACTTGGACCAACTGTATTTAAAAGTTGGTCATAAAAGTAAGCATTATCAACTTTTTTAGCTCCAAATTTTTCTTCTAATTTAGTTTGGATTTCTTCACTCCAATTATTATTATTATTTTTCATTAAAACATCTTGATAATCTAAAATTTTATTTAATTCTTTATCTTTCATTCCAATATATTCACAGGCATCTATTCTTTCTTCAATCATTGCTCTAAAAATTTTAACTAATTTTTGCCCTTCAAAATTACCAACTAAAGGGTCTCCTTCTTTGCCAAAAGGTTTTAAATCATTAATATGAACTTGACATCTTTCACATTTTCTATCTGTTGGGGGTGGGTTAATATAAATTTTTTTAGTCATAACTTATTTATTTTAAGGTTTTATAAAATTTTGTAAATTTCCAAATTTGAGTCCATACCCCACATTTTTCATTAAATCTTTTTTATTTAAATCCCCCATTATATATTTAATTTTACTTTACCTTCACAGGGTAGAGATTTCATAAATTCTTCCTTAAATTTGGGGTCTTTCATAATTTTATTTATGTGATTATTTGCACATAATGCACTTTGTTGAATTATAGACCACCCTGTCAATGTAATGGCTTCACTTAATATAGCTTTATTTTTTCCATATCTAAATGAAGGCAAAGAACTTGCCCCATACAAACTATTTAGTAAAATTTTAAATGAGTTTTGAATCATAAAATAATGATCTCCTTTTTCCTCATCTCCTGCTTTATAAGCTTCTTTCATTAGTCTTTTATATTCAACTCTTTCGTTAAACCATTCTTCTAAAACTATAGCCATTACTGATTTCTTATCGGTTCTAAACATAACTCCATTTGCAGATATTGATAATTTTTTACCTATAATAAATTTTATTAGACTAGAAACTTTCATTTTTACTCTTTTGTTTTGGTCGCTATTTTCAATAACTAATTCCTCATCAGGGTCTCTCTCTTTTAAATCATTAAGCCCCAATCTATTATTACGGTCATTATCATCAATAATCCTAGCTACTAATGTTTCTCTTCCTATATTAAGAGAAATAATAATAAAAGGATATTGAGATGTTAAATCTTCATCAAACATATATTTATAAAGACCTGCTTTTGGGCAAAACAAATAACCTCCTGCATATCCTTTTTTTGATATTTGATTTCTTTCTCTTGCAGGAGGAATTATTCCTTGAGATAATAAATAAGCTGAAATAGCTCCATCATGTGTTTTACTACTTGCATAAACTTCACTATAATTATGTTTTCCTTTATGAGATATATTAATTGTTAAGTCTATATATTGTAATTTTTCATCCAATTTTTTTAATATTTCAACATCAATAAAATTATAATTAATAAATTTATGTATATCTTCTTTAAATAAATCATCAAGATTTCCATCATATTCAATTTTACCTAATCCTGCATATTTTTTACCAATAGCATCTAAGGTATAGCTTGGTTCATCTCTCCAATAATATTTTTTATGTAATCTATAATAATCTAAAGATTCAACCCCTGCGATTTGAACATAAGTGTCCTTATTGAACCACCAATCATTATTTTTTTTACATTTAACTATCCCAATTGGGGATAACATATTTGCCCAATCTTCTCCTAATACATTACAAATTCTATAATATAGGTAAGGTATATCAAAAAAACAACCATTATAAGTAACTAAAATGTCAGGATCAATCTCTCTAAATCTTTCAATAAATTTTGATAATAATTCTTCTTCATCTTTACAAGGTATAATCTCTTTATTTTTAAATTTGGTATATTTTAAATTTAATTGCGTATCCAAAACCAAAATCCCCCATTTATCAAGTTGTTTATCCCACCATGCAATTGAAGTAATTTTTTTAGGGGCATTAGATATTTCAACTTCTGTAATCTCCTCTAGCATTTCACACTCAATATCAAAAAATAATATTCTATGTGTAGTAGAAGGGGTACTATCTATCCCATATCTTTCAATTAGAAATTTCTGATATGGAGCCATATCATGAAAATGTAATAAAGGATTTTGTTTATCCCATTTCCATATCTTTTTTAAATTTTCATCTTTAAACCCTTTAAATTCAGATTCTGAAGGAGAACATTCAATATAAGCTTGATTATACCAAGTTATTTTTTTATAACTTTTATCAGTCCAAAGATGAATATTGAATTTATTCTTACCTATTTGTTCGGCAAAACATTTAATATACAAAACCTTTTATTTTATTCATATTATTGTATCTTTTTTACTTCTATTTTTATTTAATGTTAAAGGTTGAGAATTTATATAATGAAAAAAAACTATGTTGCATAGGTTAAATAAAAGATAGAGGTTTATGGCAGTTTTGCAGTTCATTATTAGAAAAAAATTGAATTAAATCAGGTTTTACATATTCAATACTTTTCATACTTTTCCTATCAGAACTTCTATATACTATCCATTTATCATTTACTTTTTCATAATGACATTTATGTCCTTTTTCTCTACTTCTAACTTCTACTGTTTTTTTAGCTATTTCTTCAGTATTACAAGATTTTGATAAATTTGAAAATTGAATTTCTTTATATATATTATTAAATTTATCTTTTAACCCATAAGCTAATATTCCTGCACATAAAACATACATAATGTCCCCAAAAGCATCACTTATTTTAATTATATCATTATTTTCATATGCTTCTTTATATTCATCTATTTCCTCTAAAAGAAAATCATAAATAAATTTTTTCTCAAATTCAGGGATATCAAGGGTTGGAGTAGTGTTGTTTAACTTTCCAAAGACATCATTAAATTCTTCAACTTCTTCAACAAAAGGAACAATTTTTAAACATTTATCATGCGTTTTCTCAAAAGCTCGTTTTAAATCTCTTTTCAATTGAATTGTCGGTGTAATATAATGAGAAATAATTTCTCCTACCTCATCATATAATTCTCTTAATTTTCTTAACATTATCCTTCAAATTTATGTAAATATATTTTATTTATCTTTTAAATATTACTTCTCACTCAAATAATCAGCTACAGGTTCAGCATCTTGTCTCTCCCAAGGAAAGTAAATAAATTCATCTCCTTTATGTTCTTTTGCCCAAATTGAAGGAGTATAATTTGAGGTATGTGGTTTAAAATACAAAGTAGCAGTATAGACACCTACTCCTTCCCTTAAGGTTTTCCCACTATCACAAATATCATCAATAACTAAAGTATTAGATGAAATAATATCAACATAAGGTAATCCTAGTTTATGGGAAACCATTACTGCTGGAATTAATCCTCCTCTTTTTATTCCCGTTACAGAAGTAATATAAGGAATATCTATTTTAATTTTTTCACATAAATTATTGACTAAGTCATTAATATCATCCCAACTAACTATTATTTTATTTTTAACTTTTAAAGACATTATACTTTATGTATTCCATTATTAATTTTTATATTTCTAAAATAAACCCCCCAGGGGTTTTTTAGGTATTTCTACAACAATTAATTCCATTTTGATATTATATGCATTGAGCTCTATGGAAGAGACACAATTTATATAAAATTCTAACTTTTTTTAGCAATAGCATGCATAAATTCTTCTCTTACTAAATTACTAGGTTCCATAAACTTCCCTGAAAAACTATTAGTTGTCATAACAGATTCAGGGTGTTTTACTCCTCTTAATCCACAACAAGTATGTTTAGCAGATATAGAAACAGCTATTGAATTACATTTTAAATTTTTCTTTAAATAATTATGTATTTGTTGAGTTAAGGATTCTTGCATTTGGGGTCTTTTTGAAAACCATTCTACAACTCTATTAAGTTTTGATAAACCTATTACATATTCTCCTGGAATATAAGCAATTGAAGCTTGACCTATGAAAGGCATGCTATGATGTGCACAAAGGCTTGAGAGTCTTATTCCGGTTTGAATAACAACCCCAGCATAATTTTCATCATTAGGAAAAATAGTCATTTTAGGACTTTCAGAAACTGACCCAATAATTAAATCTTTTAACCATGCTTTAGCAACTCTATTGGGGGTTTCTATGGTTTGTCTATCAGCCATATAATCGAAACCAAGAGCATTTAAAAATTTTCCATAATGTTTTGAAGCCTTTTTAATCATTTTATCTATTTCTTTTTCAGAACGAGGGATATTTCCATTTGCTTTTTTTATTAAATTTTTATTATTCATATATTTATTTATATTTTATTTTATTAAATTGTTTTTAAGTTTAATATACATAGGTGGGACAAATTCAAAATCATACCCCACAAGTCTTATCCCACGCAGAAACGTGTAATCTTGTTAATCCTATGTAACCATATTTTTTGCCCATTTCTAAGCTAAATCTTGTTCTTTCATGAAAATCTTTTTGTGAATCTAATGCAGGCATTAATATAACACGGCGATAGGGAATGTTAAAAGGTTTTATAAAATCTTCTTCAATTTCTTTCATATCCTCTTCAGTACTAATAACAAATTTAAACCAATAATTATCATGTTCCATAATTCGTTTCAAAGCTTTAGGTACAATTCTACGTTCTTTAGACATACCTGAGTTTGTTAACTTAACAGAACAATTGATTTGGTTTATATTATTAAAAAGTTCATCCTCTATATAACCTGTCCCATTAGTTTCTATTTCATTATATAAATTTAGGTGATAAGGTTCCCCTATATTTTCTTGTTTAGCTATATTTAAATACCATTTTAGGAAACTATTAATACCTTTTTGACTTATTGGTAATGTAGGTTCTCCTCCAGTCCAAATAATATTAATTCTTCCTTTATTAATCCATTCTTTAATTCCTTGTTCTTCCCAAGATTTAATTATGTCTTCAAAACTTAATTTAACACTTTTAATCCAAACTGGAATAGTATCACAAGTCCATGTGGCTTTACCTTCTTTATGTAAATCTCCTACAAAATTTCCAGGTTCATGAACTTCTATACCTTTTTTCATGTTTCGTATCATTTTATCTGATACTCCACAAGATAAATTACAATTCATTAATCTAATAAAATATGCAGGGTAACCTGTTGTATGTCCTTCACACTGAACTGAGTAAAAATGTTCACTAACATTTAATGTTTCATTCATAATTTCTTAATATTTCTCTAATTTTAAGAGTTTGTTCTTCAATATAATCAGGTTCCATAGTAGTACTACAACATATTTCAATTTCCGCATCTATTTCATCAAGTAATTTTAATATATTCTCTCTATCTTTTTTATACATTAAATCTCCTTAATTGATAAATGTAAAAATATTTTATAAATAATGAAAATAATAACCCAAATACAAAACAACTTAAAGTTAGTTTCCACCACCAAGTAACAAACCATATTAAAATTGCAGAAGTAATAGCCCCTAAAACCCATAACATTTCTAAAATTAATACCATTATATAAAAATATGGATATTTTTTATCTATATGATTTTCAAATAATATAACTTCCTGTTTTTTAGTTAGTTTCATAACTTTATTCTATATAAATTCCTGAATTTCTTTTATTTTCATTGCATTCTACTTTCACTACTTTTATTCTTCCTCCTTCAGTTTTACTAAAAACATCATTAAATTTATCAAATACTAATTTAGCAGTTGCTTCTGCTCCTACTTTATCTAAAACTATTAATTTTAATAAACCTAATTCTTCCATCATCTCAAAAGATTCTAATTGAGGATCATCTTTTTCAATTATAGTGGTATGGTCAAACATAGTATTTAACCATTCTTTTAAACCATTTCTACTAAATAGGCCAAAATCAACAATCCAGTTCATTTCATCTAATTGATTTTTTTCAATTTCTTCAATAGATTCGAACCATACTTTAAATTCAAAGGCATAACCATGAAGTAATTGACAATGAGAATGCTTTGCTTTCCATTGTCTTATGGCAACAGAATAGTTATCAAATATTTTTGTGGATTGGTATTTACCCATTAATTATTTTTTTTTACTAAATCTCCATCCCAAGAAGGAGCAAATTGGTTTAATACTTTTATTATCCATTATAAAAACTTAAAATGGTTGGTTTTGATTGTATTCCTGATAATCTACCTATTACCTTATTGTCCTCTAATAAAATGAGAGTAGGTATGCTTCTAATTTGATATGCATTTAATAAAGGACCATTTGTATCAGCATCTATTTTTTGGTAATTAATATGACCTTTTAAGGACTCCATTATTGGGGAAAGAGTTTTACAGGGAACACACCATGAAGAACTGAAATATAATATTTTTTTCATTTTTAAGTTTATGTATTATGGTTGATATAATATAATAAAATTTTTATAATATTCCAACCAATTGTTGAAATCTTTTAAATAAGTTTGGGGGTTTTAACTTCATTAATTCATATAACATTTTTACACGTTTTGGGGTAATAGATACTCTTTTACATTTAACCCACCTTTCATTTCCTACATTTCTAAAATATAATTGATTTTTATAATACCCCCATTCATTAAGCCCACCATGATGGGGGTCTATTATAGTTTTTTTATTTGATATTGTAGAATTTAAAGGCATTTATTTTTTTTTTCACTTGGGTAATAATTTTTAACAAAATTACTTTGCCAATATTCTTCAGTATCTACATCCATTATAGTTAGTTTTCCAAACCATCCTGCTCCTGAATCTATATTCCATAAATTACCATATTTTTCAGGTAAAGCACTTGTAGTAGCAGTATGTCCTATAAATACTTTGTTAAACATTTTAGTTCCTTTAAAAGGGTTTTGAGATTTAGCCCCAGATTTAGCGCCTTCTAATAGACTTCTGTCCCATTGACATTCTTTAGATATTGTACCTTCATTTATCTTGTATAAAGCACTTACAGGAAATTCATCTTCTCTATAAGCCCACCCCCCATGAATAAAGATATTATTATCTTCATCAATGTAAAAATTAACAAGATCTTTAAAGAAATCTCTATGTTCTTGATTTAAAGTATACCCGGTTTTAATATAAGAATTAATAGTAGCTTGACCTCCTTGTTGAGTCCAATTAAAAGGGGTTATTCCTGTATGTAAATAGTCATAACACCAAACATCATGATTACCTAAAATTGTAACCAATCTATCTCCCATTGTTTTTTTAAGTTCAATAAGACATTGGATTAGTTCAGCACTTTCAGACCAACCATCTACATAATCTCCTATTAAAACTAATTTATCTTTATGAATATCAATTGGAGAAAGAGTCATTAATTCTTCAAAGGCTTTTAATCCTCCATGAATATCCCCCATTACATATTTTTTCATTATTCTACAATTATTTTAAATGATTTCTCTACAATTTCTCTAGGACCTATATCGGTATTAAAGGTGGTTTTTATAAATATCTGCAAAGTATCACCAACCATCTCATTATCTAAATATATTTGTTGTCTAGGTTCATAATTATATTTACTATATGTGCCTAATAGTATTTCTGCGTATGGACATTCCCAACAAAAGTGTTTTTGAATTTGATATCCAGCAATATTTAAAGGAGACATGATCTGTACTATATCTGATAGAGTATATTCAATCTCTCCTATTGGAATTGGGGTATTATATTCACCATCCGTAAACCAACTTAATACTGAGTATGTAGGTACAATAAATCTTAAATTTTCCAATGCTATCCAATAATCAGAATCATACTGTGTCTCAATTAATGGTACTCCATTAATTACAGCATTAACTTCGTCTAATTCACCTCTAATAGTAAAATATCTAAGACCATAATAAAAAATATGCCAATACCCATTAATATCTTTATAAGCATCGGGTTGTACTAGTTCATCTATATAAAATTGAGTATTGCAACTACCATCTACACAAGCGGGCCCCATTTTCTCTTCTTGACTACAAGCCCAGAAGAGGCTTATTAAAATTATGCAACTTATCTTTCTCATTATGATGAGAATTCTAAAGTTAAAAATAGTTTTTTCATATTTCATTTTCATTAATTTATATATATAACTTCTCCTTGTTTATTTTCTAGTAATTGAACTTCATATTCAATATCTAACCTTTTTAATATTTCATTCATATTTTCTTGTAAGTAAATTTGAAATAATTGAGTAAAGATTTCAAAGGGTAAAAATGTATTTTGTTTTGTAGTATTGAATTTTTCTTGGTAATATTTATAAAACCAATTTAAATCAAAGTGGTTTAATTTTCTCATTTGCAAATATTTTTCTCTCATGGCCTTTATTGACTTTAATTATTATAATTAAATATAACGAAGGCTCCCTCAGAGATCCTAGCATTTTTGTGGTTGTTTTAAAACTTCTCTCCAAGTATTTTTAAATAATTCCATATTAAATTTATTTTATCTTTTCTTTGAGAATTTTTATTTCTTTTTCTATTCTAATTTTATCTTTTTTAGATAACTCTACCTTTTCATCAAGGGTTTTCTTTTTTGTTTTCACTCCACTTTTAAGTTGGGATTTTAATTGATTTAAAGCTCTTCCTTTTCTGCTTCTTTGTGGTACAGTCATAAAATTAATTTTAATTATTAGAGGGAGAATAATCTGTGAATTTGGGAATCTCTACTTCCCAAGTTTTTTTATCAAAATTTATATTATTATTTTTAATGATTTTATATTTCATATAATTTATTTTAAGGTTTCCACCATCCTTGTGCTTTATTTTTCATTGTATCAAATAATTCATTCCATTCATTTTGTTCTAATTCTTCAGATCTTTTAAAAACTTTATCAGAGTGTTTTTTTTCTTTTTTAGTTCTACCATCTACCCATTCATAAAGTTTTTCACCCTTATCATCTTTCTCCTTTAATTCTTTAAAATCCATACCCCCAAATACAATTTCACCTAATTCTTTTTCGGCAAAGGATAAATAAGGAGATTTATACAGATTTTCTATTATTTGAATTACACGTTTTATATCATTTTCCTTTGGCATTCTACCTTTATCAACTTCATAATTTGGAAAGGTTAAATAAACTTCTAACCCACGTTTTAATAATAATAAATTATAAGTATAATCCCATCCTCTATATTTCCATATTACCCAAAAAAACCTTCTTAAATTTTTTATTCCGTATTTAAAATTATACCAAATATCAGATAAGGTAAACCCTGCTCCCATTTCAGATAATCCGAAGGTTAATTTATTTATTATTTTTTGTGTATCGTAATTCATTACATTAATTCTTTAAATATTATTAATACTTCTGCTAATGCAAATAAAGCAAAACATACTTGTAATTCTCCAAATAGCCCAAACCCACATGCTAAGATCCTAATTCCTGGTTTAACTAAACTAACATATAGATGTTTATTTTGGTTAGGTAAAAAATCTTTTCCTTCACTTAATTGAACTCTATATTTTTTGGGTAATTTTGGTATTTTATTTTTCATATTCTTGTATTGTTATATTATTATTTACCGTGTTGTGCAAGCATTTGTTTTACGTGTGCTTCTGCTACTTCGTAAGCAACCACTCCAGTTTCATCCTCATAAACCACAGGATCTTTTCTCCCCAAAGCAATAAATGCCTCGATGCGTTCAACCGAAGAAGCTGATTTGTAATCACTATTACCTGAAGGGTAAGGTTTATATGAGGTATTTGTTCTTTTATAAATCTCATCGAAATTAAGACCCAATTCTTCACATAATACTTCTCCATCTTGTAAAATTGTAAATTTATTACCCTCAATATAAGGGGTAAAATAACCAACTCGTTCAGCATTCCAATTTCCTGCTCTAAAAGCGGCTTCATCTGCATCTCTAAATTCTTGTCTGCAATCAGGATAAACTTCGAAATCCCCAGCGTGCACTCCTAAAGCAATATTACAAGTTTCTTCTGTTCTATTTGCTATTGATAATGCTACTGCCTGTGCAATTGAACTGAAGATTTTATTTCTATTAGGTACAACAGTCTCTCGCATGTTTTTATCTTCATAATGTCCTTCAGGAACTTCATCTCCACCTTCTATTAAATTTGAATTTAATAAAGAAGATAAACCCTTTAATTGGATGATTTGATGTCTAATAGGAAAATATCCTGGTTTCTTACCATCTTCTTGATGTTTGTTTATATATAACAATAAATTTAAATAATCAACTAATTCAGTTGCTCTTTCTAACTCTACCTTATGTTTTTGACCATAATCAAAACTTAATGCTGTTACTTTATAGCCTTTTTCTAATAAATGTAATAGTAAAGTACTTGAGTCTAGCCCTCCCGAGAGTGAAAGTACGCAATATTTGTTATTATTTTTCATATTTATTTGCTTTTTTTAATTTATGTCAAAACTTATACATTGAACTTCATACTCTTTTGATAGTAATTTTAATAGTAAATTACTCGAATCTAACTCCCCTAAATGGGAAAGAATCGCATATTTTTGTTTAACCATTTCCTAATATTATTATTTTTTTATTTTTGGTTTTCTCTATGCTTCTATATAAATTTTCAGTTCTCATTTGTGCTTCAAATCTAGTATTCATCATATCAGTAATAAATTCTTCTACTTTATTCATGTCATCTCTTGTGATATTATCTTTAAATAGTTTTCCATCATAGAATCCATCTACTATTGCTTTTGCTTCTTGTTTAAATGCTTTAAATTTTTTACTCATTTCTTTTTTTTTTAATTTATATCAAACCATGTACTCTCTTGTGTTTCAAAATCAATCCACACCCATTCTTTTTTTGCTTTATTTTCATCTCCCCCATTATATTTATTAATCCATAACCACCTTTCCCATAACTCATCTGTACCTTTTTCCCCTCTCCATTCAAAACTTAACCATTCAATTGTAAACCATGGAACTCTTTCACATATAGGGGCACCAAATTTATCTTTCCACATAGGGATAGATAAAGAGTAAGATTTATCAAAATGTGGTAAACAAAAAAACCTATAATTGTCTTTTCTAAAATAATACTCCCATTTGGGGTTTGATTTAAAACTTTTCATTTTTCTTTTAATGCAATATTTTCTTTATGTAAATAATAAATGTTAAACTCCTTTATATCTGCATAAGGCTGTTTGGAACCTTTAATAGTTGGATGATTTAATAAAATTTCAAATCCTTCCAAATGCCCCATCTCATCTTCTAAAAAATCTATAAAGTCTTTAGTTTTCTCTAATATTTTCTTATCCATTTTTAATTAATTTAAATTTTGCTTCAGGGTAATCACCTTTTTTTGCCATCCATTCAAGAATTATTAAATCATCTTTAGTAATAAAACCCCTATTACTTATCAACTTTTGGGCCCATTTTATTACTTCTTTTTCGTGGCTTGTCCCACATAAACTTTCGTGTGCCATAATTTATATTTATTTTTTTAAATTGTTTTCCTTTTTTTATATTATCCCCCATTTTTAAGGGTTATAGATTGGATAAAGCATTTATTATGTGGGTATGATTTTTTTTTCAAGATAATAATTTTTTAAAAAACTTAACATTATAATATAATAATTCTTTACCCTTTAATTCTTTATCTATAAAATCTTCAATTTTATTTGTAGGTTTTATGTATATATTATTTAAATTTAATTTAATTCCTTTATATGAATTAATAATAGGTAAACTAGTATCTAATGAATTTATAAAACCAAAAAATTTGTTATTATAAAATTTAAATTCATCTAAACTAGATGCCCCTAATAAATGTATATAATCTCCCTCTTGAATAATTCCTTCCTTTTTTAATTTTGAAATCAAATTAACTCTTCCTATAGCCCTATTTATTAAAATATCAGGATGATGAAATTCGGTTTGATATACAATGGAAGAATGGTTAAAAGAAAAATGTTTATAACCTAAATCTTTACATAAAATATATAAATTTTTAATTTCATTATAAGTTTTACCTTGTAAAACTACCATTAATTTAACATCCTTAGGTAAAGAAGATTTAATAACTTTAATCCAATATTTAGCATTTTTATATCCTTCTATTGGGTCATCCCATTTATCAGGAACTATAAAAATGTCAGGTTTTATTAAATTTATTTTTTCTATTAATTCTTTTTGTGTATATTTTTCCTCCTCAAATAAACCATTATCCAAAATAATAAAAGAATTTTCTTTTTTTCTATAATTTAGAAAAAATTCCTCATATTTTGGGTAATTATCCATTAAAGTAGGTAAACAAAATTGATAATCATTAAATTCTCTACTTTTTTCTAATAAACATAAAGGCACTTCATGGCTTAATTCCATTATTAAAATTCTTTAAAATTTTTTAATGTTTTTGAATAATAATTATTACACATAATATAATAAAATTTTTCTATATTTCCACTAAATTCTAACATTTCTTTTTCTACTTGTTCAATATTTATATTAAAATTTTTACTAAACCCTTGAATTAATTTACTTAATTTATCTTTTTCATCTTTTTCAAAATCAATCATTAATTTATTTCTCCTAGTTCTTAAAATTCCTATCTTTTCATTGATTTTAAAAATATTAGGGTAATATTCTTCATAAATTTTATTTATTTCATGTTCTATTAATTGAGCTTGGTAAATATAATGGGAATAATCAAAATCTCCATTCTTAATTTTGTCTATTAAAGGTTGTTTTTTACCTAAAGGTTTATTTGGGTCTTTCCACCCTCTCCACCACCAAAATCTATTATAACTTAAAGGTTTTAATTTTGAAAGTTTTCTTTTAAGTTGTTTTATTGACAAGGGTGGATTATAAATCATTATAAATTTTTATATTTTTATTTCTTTAATTTCATAACCCATTTTTCTAATAATTTCAGATTTTTTAGGACTACACATCAATACTCCTCTATCACCCTCTATTTTTCCGAATATTTCTCCATAGAAAGGAAGAGAATGGCGAATTTTATATAATTCTTCTTTTTTTACTTCATACAATTTATAATCTAAATTTTTAAGATCATTTTTCATAAAGTTTCTAAAAATTTATTAATTAATTCTTCAATTCTTTTACCATTTTTTAGTTCTTCTTGTTTAATCCCAATTTTATTTTGGGTAAACCCCCATATTTTAGTCCATTCAACAAGATATCCTTCTCCTTGTTCATCTTTTCCAATATTAACATATCTTTTATCTATTATATCAACAAAAGAACCTAAAGTAGCATCCCAACCAAAATTAATTTTTATATTTTTATTTAATATTTCTGTATATCTACTCATAGACTTTTATTTTTTGTTATTGGTACTTTAGGGTATTTATAAAAATTCCAAAGAGTTTATTCTTTTAATTAATATTTTAAATTTTGTATTTCTTTTTAATCCCCCCCATAACCTTTATTTAATTATTATACCGTGAATATACGAAGGCTTCCTGTGGAAACCTAGTTTTTTAGCATAAATTTTTAATTTACTTTTCTTAATTCCACCACTTGTTTTTCATCCTCAAAAATAGTAGTAGGTTTTAATTTTAGATTTACTGAATCATAAAAAACTTCAATATTAGGTGACCATTTACCATATTTAGCTACTACTGAATTGAATTCTTCTAAATCATGTCTTCTTAAAACCCAACTACCAAAATTAGGGTCTTTAATATTTTCTTTCCATTCTATATGTTCTAATTCATGAAAAACTAAGGCCTCACGTTTAAAATTATTAATTTCTTCCCAAAAATCAAGATTTATAAACATAATATAATCTAAATCTGTAATTAATTTTACTTCTTTTGAGACTTTTTGTATTTTACCTGCATATCTTGTTTTTTTATCTGCAAATATATAAGATATATTAGCCTGTTTAGTTAATGTGTTTAATAAAGGTTTAGCAATTTTTTCAACTTCAGGTGCTATTAAATAAGGGTTTTCCTTAACTCTAATAATAAAAGGATTTTTTAATTCTTCGGAGGGATTCATAACTTTTTAGTTTTAAAGATTAATATTGGGATAATATACGAAGGCTCCTTTAGGGAGCCTAGTTTTTTGCATCAATTTTTAATATCTTTTGGTAAGTTCGTCTTCTAATTTTTTTAACCTTTGTAGTTCTTTAAGCTTACGAGCTGACCAAGTACCTTGTTTCATTTTATTTTCTAAATTAATTATTTCTTGGTGGGGGTCTGCATCTTTTATTAAAATTTTATTTGGTGATGGGAGACTTTCATCTAAATCTTCTTCATTTATATTCTTTAAATATGTAGATTTTATTTCTATCGGTGATTTTACAGGTAAATAAACCTCATCAATTTTACCCGACTTCTTTTTTATTTTATTTATGTTTAATTCTTTTTTTTTGAAATTTTGATTAAAAGCAAAATTAGTTGCAACTACTAATGCTATTGCTAAAGGGTCAAATACAAATATAATAACAATTAATAACCAATTTATTATCTCATTCATGGGTTTATCTAATAATTCAGATAAATATTTTAAAGGCCCCAATTCTCCTGCTATTTCTGTATTATTTTGTTTTTCTAATATCTTTAATTGGTATTTTTGAAGACTATCAGAAGCTATACTTCTTTTGGATTGTGCTTTATTTCTGTTTTCTTCTTCAACATTTATTCTATCTCTTGCTAATCTTAATTCAATTGTTGATATTGTATTTCTTAAACCTGTAGATGATGTAGTATCTTTAACTTGTATTGATGATGCTTTTGCATTAGATAATGTAGAGATGTTGTTAGATATCCTTTCTAATTCATTTTCATATCTTATAACATCATCAGCATAAAATTTTTCTTTTTGTTCTAAGAATTTTATTTCATTTTCATTAATGGAGAGTTTAATATATGTGTCTTGATATCCCTTACTAAGCATTCCATAGATTCCTACTGATGTGATGAGAGATAATACAATTACTGAAATTGTTAAATATAATCTAAAACCTTTATTTATTTTATTCCAATATTGATATAATAAACTTGTGGTTACAAGTTTTGAAAGTTCTAAAAAACTAGACATTATTATTATAGCAGTAGCTACTCCAGCAAATAATTTACTTAATCCTATTATACTGTAATATGCAGCACAACCTGCTAAACCTAAAGCACAAAAAGCTATTAAATAAGGTAAAAATTTATTTATCATAATTAACTAACATTTTCTCACCTACTTTAAAATCTAAATTATTCTTGTATTTCTCGTTTAAATTTTACCCAATCAAAAGCTGATCCTGGGTCTATTTTACCCCTACCTTTACCTCTTATATCATCTCCTGATACATCAGAATGTCTTACTATATTTTTAGATTTTATGTTATATTTTACCTTCCACCATTTACATACTCTTATAAGAGAATCAAATTGTTCTTGACTATAAGTTCCTCCTTTATTAATAACTTTTTTAAAAGAAGAATAAGTATGTATTCCTTCAACTAAAAGCTCAACACCTAAAAAATGACCATTTAAATATCTCCATTCTCCCCATTCAGATTTTCCTGCATGAGAGGCTTTATTTGGAGAACTTACCATACTATCATAAATACCATCAGGTTTTATAAAACCATGGACTGATAAATTTAGGGATTTTAAAAAGTCCTTAGCATATTTTGGACCTCCATCTAAATCCAAATATTCTGCCATAGAATGTATTATTATACCTTTAGGAATTATATTCATAATTTTTTAATACCACTCACTATATTTATCTCTATTTCTTTGTATATCTTCTCGGTCTTTAAAAACCTTTCCAATTTCTCCTATTCCAAAACTTCCAATTGTTATCCAAAAGAAAGAATCATAAATAAATTCACTTACTTCTAATTTATGACCTAAAAATCCTAAAACTATTTCTGTTATAGCTATTATTACCATTAAAATAAAAGAAATGAATCCTACAATGTTTTTTTCATTATAATCATTATCATCCTTAAATATACTCCAAAAATCCACCCAATGTTTCTTTACATGTTCTACCATAGATAACCTTTTTAAATATTTTTATTTAGATTTTGCCCAATAAGTTTTTATACTTTTTACAACCCAATCCCAATTTCTAGTTCCTAATACCCCAAAACCAATCCCTGCTAATAAAGGATTTCCTTGTGCTACAAAATAAAATCCTGCAATTCCAAATCCTATTCCTGTAATTCCGTTAGCTTTAACAAAATTTAATATAACATTCCAAATTCCTTTAATAAACTCTAATACTTTTTTCATTTTTATATTTTTTTTACATTTGTTATAAATATTAAGAGAAACATTAAATGTGAGTAATTTCACAACCCTCCCCATTAACCCCACTACAAGCTGCACTCCCTAAAGTATCTATATTTATGTAATTAGGTTCTTTTAATATCTCTACAAAATCTACCGATTTAAATTTTCTTCTTGTTTCTTCCCATTTATGTAATAAATGTACATCTTTTAAACAATAAATAGATTGTTGTAAATCTCTTTTAAAATAATTTCTTGCAAACCTTTTAGCAGAATCAATCCAATACTTTTTAAGTAATACTTGGGAACGTGTTCCTTGAATAGATAAATTTTTATTTAAAACTACATCACAAGCTTCCCATAAATTATTGTTAAAATAATGTAAACCATCAACTATTAAACCAGAAGCGAAAATTGCTCCCATTCCATATTTTTCTAATAACTCTTCAAAACTTAATACTGAAGTATTAGGAGATTGGTTCCAATCTTTATCTCCATGAATTGATAAAAAACTTACAGCAGCAAAACTATTTTGATATTTAAATACATAATCAGCAATTTCTTGATAATCATCAATTATTACAGTATTTGAAACATTATGTGATGTAGTTGGAATAATACATCTTTCTTCTACTTTTCCATAATCTACCCAATTTTCTTTTACAAGTTTTATTAACTTTAGATGTTTAACTCCTTGCAGGTTTTTTTTATAAAGAGTATTTTTAGGATTAGTTATAGGAATAAAAACAGCATAATCTGTTTTAGTTTCAGAATATACTCCTTCTTCAATTAAAAAAGGCATTTTTTCTTTCAAAAAATTAGCAGTTTCAGTATATTTATTTAATTGCATTACTCTAAAATACTTAGGTGAATGTTCTCCCCCTGTAGCAGAAGAACATCCTAGTATTACAGCAGAATTGCCTGAGGGTTTTACTGTTGTTGAACGTGATGAAGGATTTATACCTATTAAACTTGCAATTATTTCATTAATTTCAATTACAAATTTAGCTCCTTCTTGTAATAATTCTTCATTAAAAAGCCAGGGTTGGCTCGCCCACCCTGTTATTGATACACCTAATAAAGATTCATATTTTGAAATTGCAATTGTTTCTTTCAATACATCTTTTATATTTTTAAAAGAAACATAACCTGCTTGTAGTGTCCCGGTTATAGTAGCAGCTTTAATAACATCAAAAAATTGTTGTTTATTTTTGATTTTGGAACCATCTATTTCTACAAGATTACAACATTGAATTGCTGTTTTAAATATACTTTCAGGTTCTTTTAATAGGCTTATATCTGATTTTTGTACTCTTTTTACTATTTCTTTATCTTTCCAATTAAAAAATAATGGAGTGAATCCTATTTCAAAACAAGGATTAAAAATCTCAAATATATTATTCATAAAAACAAACCCAATATCGGAAAGTCCTTCATTTAATTCTATGTAATGTTGGAATTTTTCTTTACTAAATTTATTTCTTAATAACCCCACAGAATTATTAGAACGTTCTCTTTGTTGGTTTTCTTCTCTCCAATTACCGGTTTTTGCGTAAATTAAATCTTTATCTTCAGGTGAAACAATTATATTACAAGCTGCTCTTCTAATCCCCCCACTTAATACAGCATTTGCTATATGCATAAAAATATCATAGGCTAATATGCTTTTAAATTTTTTAGGTTTTGGGGTTACATAAGAATTTAATAATAATTCTATTTTTTCAAAGGATTTTTTAATTCCTTCAGACCCTGGGGCTTTATATTTTCTGCCTACTTTTTCACCTTTTTTTCTTATTTTTGAATAATCAAATTTTATTTCATATCCTTGATACTCTTCAAACCCCTTAATAGGGTCAGTACTTAAATAAGAAGTTATTAAAACGTGACCTGCTTCTCCCCAACCCTCAATTGAATCAGAAACAACAAAAGTTTTGGTTCCTTTATTTCTTTTTTGAATTTTAGGTAAACAATTTATAAAAGGAATCATCATATTAACTCCTACACCACAACCACACAACATTAAATAAAACGAATTACCTAAAAATGAAGGTTTATCCGCATACATAACAAGACAATTAAACATCTTAAAATTATGTTTAAACATATCATTTCCTCTAAATTGTAAAGACCTTTGGGAAGCCAAATATTTTTTGTCTTTATAAAATTCTTCAGCATAGTTCATATAACCCCTAAGTTCAGGGGATTTTCTTAAATATTCAAAATATTTAGTTCTATGAGTATTAAATACTTCTTGAGTGGCTTCTTCCCAAGTTTCATATCTTTGTTTTTTTTCATTATAGCCCAAAAAATCCGAATATAATTTTAAGTCGGATAAAAATTTTCTCCCTTTGTCCATTTGGTTTAATCTATTTTAAAAAATTCATCATATTCTTGTTTCAAAAACTTTTTTTCTGAAGTCTCTATATCTTTATTTATTATTTTTTTTGTATTCTCTAATTCATCTTCACCCATTGCCTCATTATTAATTTCAATATACCCCCTTGATAAATCAACTTTTGGTGCAAAATATGTTTGACCATCAGGGCCATATCTGTTTCCCATTATATGAAATCTTGCAGTTCCTGCTAATTTATCTTTTCTTGACCTTGCTTGGGATATTACTATATCCCCAATCATTATTTTGTCATAAGAACCCGCAATATGGATACTCTCTAATATAACTTCTTTTGCTCCTAAACGATTGGCTTGGGAAGGTGAAATTAATGGTATGTTTAATTCCTTTGCTAATCCTTTGGCTTGAAGATAAATATCATCTAAATCATCTTTTTTTTCTCTTCTATTAGAAGGAGGTTTAAGTAAATCTAAATAATCTATAAAAATAGCATCAGGTTTAAAATCTAAAGTTGATAAATGTGCTTCTATTGTTGCAAAAGATGCTCTTTTTGGTGGGTATTCTTTTACAATTAATTCACCTTTTAAACTTGCCATAGTTTTATTAACATTTTCTCTATGTTCCTCATAATTAGGGTCTTTTATATCCAAAAAATTAACAGGAATTCCTGTAAGGTAAGCATCTAATCTTTTTCCTACATATCCTTCACCTAATTCTAACCCATAAAATACTATTTTATATCCTAACTGAACTAATAATCCTGCCATTGCTACTATTAACCAAGATTTTCCTCCTTTAGGGTTACCAAATATTAAAACTAAATCACCACCACCAAAACCTCCTCCAGTAATTTTATTAAATACCTCCCAAGGAAAAGGTAATACTTTTCTTGAATCTTCTCTATATCTGGATTCAACATCCTTCTTTAAATCTAACCCAATATTTTTATCTTGGCCTGCTTTTAAAGCATTATTTATAAGAGTTCTTACACCATCATAATCTCCATTTTTTAATAAATCAACAGATGTTAATAAAGCATTTTTTAATTGTTGATTTATACAAAAATTTTCAAATTCCTCTTGAACATATTCTAAATCATCATCAGAAGCAACATAAGCTCTTTTTAATTGTTCTTGTATAGAAATTGAAAGTATTTCATTTTGAATTTTTTTTAATTCAACTTTAAGTACTGCTAAAGTAGGATTTGTATGATAATCATCAAAATATTTTAATATTGTTTTAACAACCCATTTATGAGCACTATTTTGGAAATATTCTTCAGATATTATATCATGATTATTTCTTAAAAATTTAGAATCAGTTAAAAGAGAAGATATTACTTTAACTTGGAATTCTGACCCATAATTTTCTAATTTAGGAAGTGTCAATTTTTATAATTATTTAAGTGTGTAAAATTTTCTTTAATCCAGTAATCTAAATTTCTAATTAAATTTCCTAATTGGTCTTGTTTATATAAAGATTTAAAAGTTTTTTCATCTAACTTAGGAAATTCTTTATCTATTATACTATTAATATACGAAATTTCTTCATCAGATACCAAAGGTTTTGTTAAATCCATTATGATATAATTCTTTTTTAATCTCTCCCAATCTTGTATTATACGAGCATATATAATATGTTCTTTAAATTTGGATTTTGATATTTTAAACAAATCATCCATTACTAATTTTGAACCTTTTAATTCAGGAAATAGTTTAAATAATTTTTTAACACCTAATCCTTTAATTCCAGGGATTTTATCAGAATTATCTCCGAGGAGCGTCTTATAAATAATAAAATTTTCTGGTATGATATCATATTTTAATTTTAATTTTTGAGAATTGTAGAATTCCTTTTCTATTGGGCTATATATTGTGATATTCTCATTAATTAATTGGAGAAAGTCTTTATCCACTGAAACAATTGTTGAATGAGCATTATATTTTTTATTTAATTCTGTCCCTAACACTGAAATAATGTCATCAGCTTCGACTTTATCTATTGATATGACTTTAATGGGTAATAATTTAAGATATTGAATTAGACGTATTATTTGGTTAATTTTTGCCTCATGTTCTTCATCAATATTATTAAAAGCATCCCAATTAGTAATTCTTGTGTGTTCTCTTCCAGATTTATATTCGGGGAGCAAATTCTTTCGTTTATTTGAAGAATCTACCCCATCAAATACAACATAAACACAAGTGGGTTGATTAATTCTTATAAGAGCTCCTAAAGAGCGCAAAAACCCACCTAATCCACCAATATGAAGACCATTAGGATTTACCATATTTAGTATGGCGAAATTACGGAAGAAAAGATTTAAACCATCTATTAATAATACTTTATCATGCCTTTTTAAAGGAGTCTTACCCCCATCCTCTTGAAGTTCTTCCAAGAGATTATTTAAATTAATTTTATTCATAAAAATTGAAATTTAATCTAATAATGTTAATGGTAGAGAAGTTTCAAACCATTCACTATCATCTTCTTCTAAGGTATAAGGCCCTTTTCCTAATATATCTTCCCATTCAGAAGAATATTTTTTCTTATATTTATCTATTGCTTTTGCATCATTTTTAATAAAACCATGAGCTGTGCTTATTATGATTCCCGAAGTTGCAATGCCATTTATGTGGTTTTTAGAAATTGCAACTTTAGTACGTAAAGCATAATCTATTTTCTTTTTATTCCTAACGGCTTGAATTCGTGAAGTGCCTGAATTTGAAATATTTCCATAAGTTATAACTATTACAGAATCCCAATAAAAGGTATCTCCTCCCTTATTAGTCATTTTTGGTTGACCCATAGGACCTATTGCTGGCATTACTCCAGTTTTATTTACAACAAAAAAAGTATTAGTGTATTTTGATGTTTCTTTACGAGACATCATAATTTTTTGATTAACAAAATTTCCAAATTGTGTTGTAATTGCCCCGGCATTCCACATAGGGTTATTATTTTTCTTCTCTATGCTTTGGTCACAAGGAATAGAACCTACTGAATCCCAAATGAAAAGTAAATCATATGGTAATTTTTCCTTAGATTGATCATCTAATATATCTAACATAAAAGAAGAAACATCTTCAATACTATTTATAGTACTTCTATCTCGGTAAATGAAAAATCCTTTATAGTCTATTACTTCTCCCTCTTCATCTAAAACCTCCTCCATTTTAAATCCCATTTTTTTCCAATAATCCCAACTATGTTTCATTTCAGTTATGATTATTACAGGGAGTATTCCCATTTTTTGAGCAGAAACTGCTAACTCAATAGCAGTAGTTGTTTTACCTGTATCACTTCTTCCTCGTGTTATTGAAATAAATCCTTTAGGGGCACCCGGAATAGAGAGAACATCCTGAAGGGCTTTACCGAACGGAATCCATTCCAATTCTTTAAACTTTATATTTCCCTCTAAACCCTTTGAAGTTTTGTATTTATCTAAATCAAATTTTGATTGAATTTCTTTTGAAACAGCATCAGTCAGTGATTTTTTTACTTTGATCATAATAATTTAAATTAAAATGGTAAATCATCATGATCATCTTTAATTAATTCTTCTTCAAACATTTCATCAAACTCATCACTTTTATTAGGTTTTGTTTCTAATTGGAATGTTGATTTTTCTTCAACTTTAACTTCATCTTTATCTTCAACATCTTCTTCAGGAGTTAACCATTTTACTAAAACCTCTTTCATTCTATCATAACTCATTTTATATTTCCCTTTAACTTCTAAAATATTTGGTTGATTTTCTAACCATTCTTTTACTTGTTTAGGATCTTTACTCAATACTGAATTTTTTCTTTTAGGTGTAAGTGAAATACTAAATCCTTTACCTGAATCTGCTTTTTTGGATACTACTTTAAAATCCAAACCATCGTTAATATCTTCAAAACTTCCATATTCTTCATCATCAGCAAGAGTTAATAATTCCATATAAAGGGTTTTACTTAATTCCAGTTGTCTAACACCTTTTTCTTCTTCTCCCCTTACAATAACAGGAGCAAATACTCTTAATTTTGGTTCTAATTTTTTACCTAATTTCCATTTTTCAGTATCACCACTACCAATTAGTTTTTGTGAAAATTCTGAAATAGGGCACTTTTCACCCCAATTTATTAATGAAGATAATGGGAATTGACTTATTCCATATATTACATAAAAATCTTGGAAAGGGTTATCTTTATCTAAAACTGAAGGTACAAATCTTATTTGAAATTCACCTTCTTCTTTTGGTTTCCAATAAATTGTTGAATAATCTATTTTTTCTCCTGTACCACTATTACTTTCATATTTTAAAGATGCGATACGTTTTTTTACTGCATTTAAATCCATATTAAATTTTTAATTGTTTATGTGATGTAAATATATGATATTTTATTAGGGATTCCAAAGGATTTTTGACTTTATTTATTAACTTTCTTTCCATATGTAACCATAGGCAGTTTTTTGTTTTTCCTTTAAACAGCACCTAATTCCACAACTATTTCTACTTTTTTCTAAAAAAAAATAATCTTCAGTTATTGAATTAAATTTTTTGATAAAATTTTTAATTAAATTACATTGGTGAATAACTTTTTGAAGATTTGGTTTAGGCACTCTCATATTTAATCTTCCTTGTTATGGTAAATATTATAACTTTATTATTTTATGGATTTTGGTTTTAAGAAATTGTAATTTTCCTCTTTGGGTTAAAATAATACAGTTTTTATAATCGTACCAATTAATTCTATAACTTGTATCTAAAACTCCACCATTTAAGGTTTTTATTAATTCATTTAATCCATTCAAACTATATAAAGTATTAGTTTCTTTTTTTCTATGTACTAAAATAGTATTTGCAAGAATAGTATTTATATTTCCTTGTTCAACATTATAAGTTACAATAACTTCATTGTTTATAGGTGATATTTCTAAAACAAAAATTTTATTATAAAGTATATTATAACGAGAAGTTAAACTTTCTATAAGTATGTCTAAATCTTCTAAAGGAGTAAATGTTGCAAAAAGTCGGTTATTTAACATGTCATAACTAGAATAAGGTTCAAAATCATAATTCATATTATACATATTATCATCTACTTGTAAAATTTTATTATCTAAAATCATAACTTTTTATTATTTTTTTAACAAGATAAAAATACTCCATTATTATTAACTAAAGATATAAAAGAACCCTTTTTCATTTGTTTTAATCCTTCCTTTCTAATTAATTTTAAATTAGAAGAGGAGATTTTTAATTTTTTACTATCCTTCAAATAAGTTAAAAAATATAATTTTTTTAATTTAAATCGAGGTTTAATTTTTCCTAATGTCATTTTGTTTTATTTTAAATTATCATAATTTTTTCCTTTTTTTATAGTAAAAGGTAAATTATACAATGCTAAAGCATTAGAAACTTGAGTATTTATAAGGCTTTCTTCTTCAATTTTTATATCATATATAAAAGAGTCATAGTTATATAAAATTATTTTACTTTCCATTCCTCGGGTATTTTTTATAATATAATATAAAATATTAGTAAACATGGCAATTTCAGTAGATTGAATTAAATAATTAAACAATTTATTTTTTGTTAATTGAGGGTGAGTAGTTTGAGAAAAAATATATTTACTTATAAAATTTGATACCCCTTTTTTACTATTATATTCAACCCAACTTTTTTCTATAAATTTTGAAATTTCTTTAAAAAATGGATAATTTTTATACTTGGGATATATAAAACCATATAGTTGTTTAAACATTAAAGTTTTTGCAGTCTCTCTATCTTCTCCACAATATTTAGAAAAATCCTCATATATGTCTTTATGTGGTAAAATATAATTTGAAAGATAAGCAGCTATATGAGGATGCATAGATATTATATCATACTCAATAAATTTATCATTCCTTGGTATAAAAGCTTCCCTACATTTGTTATTTTTATTAAGTGCGGCATAATTTACTCCTTTAAAGGAATTTGATGGTCTTGTTGTTAATGTATTAAGGTTATATTTAGTAAATACATATTCTCCATTTATAGGGTGAAAATATTTTTCAAATTTTTCTTTATCTACTTTAATTCCATTTCTTTCAATTGAATTAAAAACCAAAGACACTTTATTATTAAAAAATTCCACATAATCATCTAATTCTAATGTTATCTTTTCTATATCTCTTAAAATATTCTCACAATATTCATAATGTTTAACTATTGGAATAATTATATTAATTTCAGAGTTATTTCTTAATCTATTATAAAAAATATTATGAGTTTGAGTAAGTACAGGTTTAAAAGAAGTTGGTGGAAAAACTAATGATTTTAGATTATTTAATGGAAAATAATGTAAAATTTCCTTTTTATCTCTAACATATAATGTTTCAAATCCTTTTAAAGTTATGTCTATTAACGTTTTATCTAATGAAAAAGTTTCACTATGGTGTAGGCATAACATATAACCTTTACTCGCATCAAACGGTTTAATATACACCAAAGATACATAATTATTACATGGGTGTTCATTAAAATTATAAGGAATTACTTCTATGAATGCTTCTTTATAACCACTATTTTTTAAAATATTTAATTGGTCTTCAGTTTCTATTAACCAATAATTCATAACCTTTTATTTAACATCAATATAATTAAGATATTTTTAATATCCTAATTTTCTTTATAAAATTGTGTAAATCTATTTTTTAATTACTTAAATATTTTGATATTTCGGTTGCCATCTTAATACTGCCTTCATAACTTATTTTATGATTCCCCTTACTAAGAGCATCTAACAATTGTATTGCTATCTTTTCTAGTTCCATGTTTCTAAAAGAAATATTAGAGAATTCATATATCTCTTCCCCCTTTAGGTAAACACTATACATTTGACATTCTCCATCTGGACATCTTGCATCATCTTTAGGTTTAATTTCAAAGGAAAAATCACTTTTAGAGGATTCTTTGAATATTCTACCTTCACTTATGTATTTCTTTAAATTGAAGTTTTTCATAATTAATGTTGTTTAGTATAAATATATAAAAAATAAATCAGATATCCTAATTTTCTTTATAAAATTGTGTAAATCTATTTTTAAAATATTGAGTAAAACCTGAAACTGATTTTATATTTTCATATCTAATTGATGCTTTTTGATTTACTTTATACACTAAATCTTTATCTCCTGTTAAGTCCCAAGAGATTTGGATTGGGGTGTAAAGTTCATATTGAACTGTTTCGTCTTGATTTTCATATTTTAAATGTTCTTCTTCAGAAATTTCTATAAATTTTATTTCATTATTTTTTCTAAGGAAAAATCTATAAAATTCTCCTATTTCATAATCTTCAGGAGTAGGAGAGGGAAAAAAATACTTTGGAAATGTTTTCACGTTATTAATATTTATTTGGGTTGATGATAAATACCCAATATCTCTTATAACCCAATTTGCTTGATTATCTTCTAATACTTGTATGCTTACATTTTGAGGAAGTTGAATATCAAGTATTAATTCTATATTAGGTTTTGAATTAGGATTTTTACCTGAAAAATATAATCCCTTAGAGGTTCTAAAATAATATCCTTTATAATTTAATCTAGAATCTAAATATGCTAATTCATTACCCTTAGTATGAAGATTGGGCGTTATTTGTGATTTTGGGAAATACATTTATTTAATATTTTGTATATACTCTATATTTACATTACTCTCTACTGCTTCATAAATTCCTTTTTTGTAGAAATAGTTTTTACCCTCATATCTCCAAAAGAAAGCATTATTTTTACTTTCAGGCATTCTTTCAATTACCCCTAAAGCATGGATTGAGGTTGGTTTACCTGATAAAAAATCTGTTCTAGAACCAACAAACCTAGCAGCTTCTTTTTTATACTCATCATTTTTTAAAGCTTTATCACAAGATATTATGTGCTGGCGGGCTTTTAAAACTATTGCCCCTTTAAAATTAGAATATGCATGTATTGCAGTATCAATATCTATTATATTTTTCCAGTCCTTAATATTATGTTCAGTAACGGCATAGTTCCCCGATGTTAGATTTTTAAAAATACTTCCCTCGAAATACCCTGAGGTTTTTCTATTATAAATAGATTGAGCAGTATCTGCCATACCTTGTCCATGGTGAGGATAATTTTCTGCTGCACATACTGCAACTAATGCCCACCATTCTGATTCTGGTGGTGGGAAAAATCTTAGGTCTATATTCTTGTGGGGTATTGTCTGTTTTTTAGGTATTTCCAATTTTGGAATTGAGATTGTTTCTAATTCTGTAGTCCATTCATTGTTTTCTAATTTATGGTTTACTTTAATAATAATAAATTCCATTACTTTAGGGTAATTTTGGGGTAAAAATTTAGTATTAACTTCTATTGAGTTATAAATTTTTATTCCTGAAATTCCCCTTAAAGTAATATTTAAAGATATAGGAATAAAACCTGTTGTTGTAGATGTAGGTAAAATTGAATGTGATGTTTTTTTAATATCTATTATACTATTTTTTAAATTATTAAATCCTCTATTTATAAAATCTTCATCAAATTCCAAATACCTAGGCTTGTAATGCCGCTTTTCATTAAAAGCATCATCTATATATTTTATATAAGACTTTTCTCTAATCTCTTTTTGTTTCTCTTTTTCCCTTTTTAAAGTTATGACTTTTTTTCCCTTTTCCACAAAGCCATAGTTTGCATATGTTGCAAAAATCGTAGACTCAATGAAACCCAATGAGTCTTTTGGTTTATTTTTATTATGGGTTTTCAATTCTTTTCCTACCCCAGGATTTGATATATACTGGTTAAATCTATCGGTTAATCCTCGATTCCAATGGGAAAAAGCAGTAGCTTCTTCTCCTACTATTTGACCGTTTGCCGTTGCCCCTACTGTTAACATAGTAGATAATTCTGGAGTTATTTTAGTATTAACAGAAAATTCTTTAACAAAATTAGATTGATTGGTTTCGGTATTAAAACCAAATATTTCTAAAGGTTCTGAAGGGGAAGAATCAGGGGCAAAGAATAGTTTTTTATTTGGTATATTATTTTGGTCAATTATTTTAAGAGTATTTGTATTTTCATATAATATTGCTTCTAGATTACTAATCCCTCCAAAAGCACCATTTATGCCTTCTAAAATACTTTCAATAAATTCGTAAAATTTTAAATCATGTTTTTCGGTTATTGATCTTTTTAATATTTTATTTATAAAATCAAAATTTAAATATATGTTCATTATTCTACCATGGGGAGAAGGTGTTGAAGAATAAAAAGAATCCATTTTATCCCCAAAAAAGTTTTTTGTATCTAAAGGAACATCAAAATAATTAGTTTTTACAATACAAATTCTTGGGTCTATAGAAAATTGATTAATATTAATACTCATTATATTTCTTTCAACCCCTGTATCTATTTTAAATATAGGGAAAGGTTTAATTCCCTCATTTTCAATATTTAATAAGATTTTTTCTTCTAAAAACTCTAAAAAAGTTCCCAATTTAATATAATGGCCCAGAATTATACCTTCCCCTTTTTCGTGAATATCTTGACTTCTTGTTTTAATAACAACTTTTGTAGTTTCCTTAGATAATATTATTAATGGGTAACTTTTACCACCATTATCCTCGGGAAAATTAGATTTTTTAAATTCTAATCCTTTAATATCAACAAAATCTTTTTTAATAATACCCAGATGGAACGTAAACCATTGAGTATAAAAATTTTCAGGGTTTGATTCTAAATATAATAGCCAATTTGAAATATCATTATTATTTTCCTCGTCATTTTCTGTTTCGGGAGAAATAGGGTCACTTAAAATATTTATTTTTAAAGATTCAATAACATCTCCAATGCTTACTAAATTTAAAGTTATATCATAAGAACCATCAGTATTAAAATTCCAATCAAAATTTATAACTCTACCAATAAAACCCCCATAATTTCCTTTATATGTACTCCTTAAATTTTCTAATTTTTCTAAAACACTATAAAAATTTTGACCTGTTGTTGAAAACCACTCATTTTCAATAAAAGTGTTTCCCATATCTTCATATATAATTTTCCCATCAAATTGAGATTGGGCTGGGTATTTTGATTCCCCCCATTCTAAAATCATAGTAAAACCTAACCTTATATATAAAAGTTCTATTAACTCAAATTGAAATCTATTATGAGCTCTAATTCTAACGGTTGCTTTTCTAATAGAACCTCTATTTAAATGTTCTACATTTAAAGAAGTAATACCGGGCATAGGGTTAATTCCAAATTCCTTCCCTCCTAAACCATAAGCTGCCCCTTCATTCCATATTTCGTTTGATTTAGTTATTCCTTTTCTTATTATATTATTATTATCTAAAAAGGAATTATCAATAGGGGTTTTGGTTATAGATTTTGGTAAAGGGAAGAATTTAGTATTTCCTCCACTTCCATCCAATCCTCCAAAAGATGGATCAACGGGGGGATAGGTAAGTGTTTGAGTAGTTGGTGTCCCCGCTTTAGAAAGGAAATTTTCTAGTATTAAACCTCCAAATAATATGGATTTTTCGGCTAATAAAGTTCCTACAAATTGGTCAGTTGCTAATCCTATTTTTCTTAATTTATCTTCCCCTGAATAATAAATATCATTATCTATTTTATTTGTAACATTATGTAATTGAATTGCAGAATATGAATGGAGTTGATTAGAATTTAAATCATTAATTGAACCTGTAGGAGATGAAATAGGGTTAATAGAAACGGATGATGCCATTTTTATCCATGCACTATTCCCATTAATATATTGTAAATCTTCTGATGTTAGTAAAGTAGAACCTTCACCTCTCCCATATATTTCTTGCCTTAGAGAAATTTGTTCCTTTACATAATCATCAAAAGGTTCTCCTATAATATTTCCGTCTTTCATAACTATGGGTTTATTTTTTCAAAATCACTTAGGATTTTTGCAACATTAGTAGGTATTCTAATTTGTATTCCTATGGGAGGAGTATAGGAATTTTGTTCTAAATTTGGGTTAGATATTGAAATTATCCACCATAAAGAAGAATCATTAAAATATTGTTCTGCTAAAATATCGAATCTATCTCCTTGTGTTGTATAAAGATATATATCATCAGGAGATAGA